GTGGCGTTGAACATCGATGAGAACGGTGGGGGTACCTTCTCTATTGCTGATTGCCACAAGACCATCATCTACTGGTGCGATGTGTGGCTGGATCCTCTCGGTAAACCGATGAAGAGTGATGATGCTCGTACCAACACCATCAAGAGCCTCGAAGGTTTGTCCAAAGGTTTGGGGCGTGCTATCAAGGCCATTCAGGAACTGCGTAAGTTCTTTGAACGTGAGCTGGAAAGTACTTCGGACTAAAAGAATTCAAGCCTACATTATTAGACTGTAAACACTATTGTTATACGTCCACTCAGGAGATTTATTACATGCAGCGATTCATGAAAATTACCGATACCCAAGACATGGTAGAAGACGTTATGATGGACGTCGCCAAGGCTGTGGTATCCACCATGGGTCCTAATGGCAGGCTGGCACTCATCTCCGTCGGTACCAACAAGAAAGTAACCAAAGATGGTGTAACGGTTGCTCGCTCTATCAAGTTCGAAGACCCCTTCAAAGAACTGATCAACAAAGTCATCACTGAACCAGCGGTCAAGACTGACGTTGAATGTGGTGACGGTACTACCACTACCATCCTGCTGACGGCTGAGCTGTATAGCCTGTTCAGCCAGTTCCCGGGTTACCGTGAGCAGAAGTTCATCGAGCGTCTGGGTGGTCTTCTGATCGACGAGCTGCAGCGTATGGCTCGTGTTGTAACGGTCGGTAGCCCAGAACTGTACCAGATGGCCCTCACGTCCTCTAACGGCGACGTAGAGCTGTCCAAGGTCATCACTGACATCTATGCTCAAGCGAATGGCAAGTTCCCTGAGATCGAACTCAAGGAAGGTGTGACTCGTGCTGACAAGGTTGTACACAGTGACGGCCTGCCGGTCAAGATGGAATTCTCCAATCCATCGTTCAGCGCAACTGGTAACGGTGCCGATACTGACTTCGAACGTTATGTTCCGTTGGTAATCGACGACAACCTGCGTTCCATGCAGCCAGATCAGGCGGTGGAGTTCTTCCGTAAGCTGTTCGACAAGTACAACTTCGGCAAGGACATTGAAGGTGTGGTCATTCCTGTACTGCTGATTGCTCGTTCGATCGACAACAGTCTGAACAGTCTGATCATGCAGATCAACAACGTTTCGCCGAAGGTGAAGTTCATCGGCGTGCAGACCAACTTCGGCGGTTCGGTTGGTACGTTGCTGATGCAGGACATCGCCATCATGTTGGGTGTTCCGTTCTTCAAGACGCTGGCAGATACACTGCACCAAGATGTTAAGGCGTGCACTGTTCCTCTGACTGTAGGCTCTCGTCGTTCGGTGATCCGTCCGAATGATCCGGTAACCAAGACACGTATCACTGATCGTGCCAAGGAAATCGAAACCGAGCTGGGTACTTATGAAGCGGGCGATCGTTTCAGTATGCGTGCGAAGTTCAACGAACAACGTATGCGTAGTCTGCTTGGCGAACTGGTCACTGTGTTTGTTGGCGGTGAAACTCAGTCGGAAGTGAAAGAACGTCTGGACCGTTTCGAAGACGTGGGCAAGGCAGTTAAGTCGGCGTTGATTAACGGCATCCTGCCAGGCGTCGGTTCTGCAATGATTACTGCCGGTCAGTTCGTCTTCGGCGCACTGGATGAGCAGGAGCTGTTGGACTACCCTCCATTTCAGAAGATCGTTGACGTTATGGAGAAGATCACTTTCGCTCAATTCTTCTTGTTGATGAAGGGGATTGTTTCGGAAGACCAGATGCTCAACATCAAAGCAAATGTCATCGACATGGACTGCCCAGAGCCGATCCGTGTGCTGAACTTGGCAACTGGTGAATGGGGTACTCCGGCGGCGCTGGGTATCTACGATACTGCTTATGCGTCGATCACTGCGCTGAAGGGTGGTCTGCAAACGGCCAAGATCTTGGCTAACTTGGATAGTGTTCTGCTTGGCGATAAATCGTCCGCAGTACAAATCCAGGACTAACCACGAAACTGTAGTGAATGGGGGTCTTCGGATCCCCTTTCTTTTTTGCAATACAAGAGGTTGTTATGACAAAGGAAATGGTTGAACTGCTTAAACCGTTTAGCTGTCTGTTCATTCTTATTTTGATTGCCGCTGGTGTTGGGTCGGGTAAAGATAGTTATTATCTGGCGGTGGCGTTCTACTGCTGGTACATACTTCGTAGCGGTAATGGTGTGGGTCCTGCCATTATGCGGACATTGTTGATCGTTGGTGTTGTAGCGTTACTCGAATGGGTCTTTGGTATCTAGTCTTTAGGGCGGATTCTATGCAGGGTTTATTCCAACCTTGTGAATTCCTCGGAGAACTCCAATGGCTGGTAAAACGCACATTGCGCTTTTCGTTGAACGTTTCGTCAAGTTCAACTTGAACCGCTACGCCGGAGATCCGGAAATGTTGCCCCTATTTCAGGGACTGACTGAGTCGGATCTTCAAATCAGTGATATTGCGACACAGCCCAACGGCCGTCGTAGTGCCACGATTGTTTCTGCATCGCGTAACTTTCGCGGTAATCCGCTTCAAACTTGGACGCCTGCGCCTGCGGCGACCACGCTGGGCCTATACTTGCTCAGAAACAGTACTCCTCTGGTTGACATCAACGCATTAGAAATCCAGACCATGCCAGGTTTGTATTCCTACCTCGACGCTGGTGTGCCAAAGGTAGGTGTTGTTATTGCTTCCTCTGTTGCTGCTGGCGCTGAGAAAGCTGCGATTGAAAGCGTAGTCCGTGCTAATTTGGCCTACGATATCCCAACCATCGTTACTGTCGGTAACGACACCTTTACCCAGCTTATCGGCGACACTTTCTACGGTAATCTGGAATGGGTGAAAGGCATCGTACCAATCAAGGTGATTCCACCTACTGACTATGGTGTCCTGACCAACCCCACGTAACCGCTGTACTAAATCCACCACTGGGGTCAAACCTAGTGGTGGATTTATATGGCCGGTACACGAATATTTAATGTAACTATGATGACTATTGTTTACACCAGAAAAAAGGTCATCATTAATAAGGAACTACCATGACCGTACAAATAAAAGCAGATTTCACTACCGCGGTTGAGGTAGAGGACGAGTTCGCGTCGACTATGCGTGCTCTGGATCCAAAGTTCGCAGCATTGTTCTTAGATAAGAAAGTCGCCAAAAATACGCTGCGTGAACTGGTGTACTGCGTTGACCATCTGTACGAACTGATGGAGATCAAAGGCTGTCCGGTAAGTACGACTCTGATGAGCCCCGACACCGAGACATTCAAGATCGAAGCCTTCTTCCTGTTTAATGAATTGTTCCGCATGACGAACAACCATTCCTGGAAGATGTCTGTGGTCAACAACGAAGTAAAGGCATCTCTGCGCGATTTCTTTGCACAGGGTTACCTGACTACCATTGGGTTCTTAATGGACACACTGGGGGTGGATGAGTTCGAGTTCACAATCGACAGACGGCTGTGCTCGTTGGTACTTAACGAGATTGTCCCCGATTCGAAACTCAACGTCTTGGAGTTCTACGACTTCGAGGAAAAGATAGGGCTCAAGATTCCGTTTGCAAGGAGCCGTGCCGGTCACTCTTTAAAGGTGAAATGATCATGATAGATCCAAGAGACCTGCTAGACGAAGAAGGTGAATTTAAAACAGGCATCATTGACAAGATTTATCAGCAACAACGTAGGCGTCGCATCCGGGTATTTAGTTTGATCGCTGTTTTGTGCGTTATTGCCTTAGTAGTAGGCGCGGTGATCGGCTTTAAGGTTGGTGTTTAAGATAAGGACATCTTCAGACCTACATTACCTAGGGGTAGCAAAGACGCTCGTTTAATTGTGGTATTTTCCACGTTAGGTAAAAAGGGATCGAATATGTTAGAAGCACTGAGAAGGACGGAGGATCACGATGGACTGATAACTAATAATACCGAGAGCAAAAGACTTAAGTATTTCAAGTACGTAATGAACGACGAGTTTGTGAATGCTTTCATGGCTTCCATGGGTGACATCCACAAACTGCAAGAGTTCGTCTACGCTATCGATGTCTTGGTAGAAATTAGCAGAAGTCGTGACTTCCCTTCAGGCCGTTTGCTGAACAACGTCGACATCACTCAGAAGGCAGCATTCACACTCGGACAGCTGGCCCGGTGGACACGCGACAAATCGTTGTTCGGTTGCCAAGTAACACCCGACACAGCCGAACTCGTCGACGAATTTTTCAGTTATAACTATCCCGAGTTATTCGGTGAGTTTTTCAATAAGACCAAGTTCCCGTTTGCAGCATTTACATTAGACGGAGTTTGGTACCAGTTGATGATCGTCAGAGAGTTCTCCGCCCTGCGCGAGTACGCAGCAGTGAAACTCATAAGCAGTCAGTCAGATATCGCCGTCTACATTCCGTTCCTTAAATCCCGGCTAGGGCTTTGAGTGAGACTATTACCCTTACTAGCACCGTGCTAGTAAGGGTAATATATTTCTTTTTTACACCGCTGTAACTTTGTAACGCACTACCAACAAGGAGTTTTACCCAATGACAATCCAAGAACAGGCGCCACAGGTTATCACCGAAGAGGAAATGCTTAAGCTTGCTCCGAATGCCAGTAAAGAGACAGTTAATCTTGCCTCAAACGGAGATGCTTACGTCTGGCATGAAGGCAAGGAGGGTTACCAAAACCTTGGGCACGTTTCTACCTTGAGACCAACTATTAGCGACGGGGCTCATACCAACGAGATTCCGGTCTCTGACGTTTTGCCTGAAGCATCGTACCATTCAACACCTGCTCATATTCCTTCTGCGGAAGAGCAGCGTGAGGCAAAGATCGTTAACAAAGCACATCCTTCACTGGATGATGTGTCTACATTGCTGGAAGGGGCCTTGCAGAAGCTTGAGGGCGAAGAAAGTGATGCTGCTTTCAAAGCACTCGATGCCTTGAAGAAGGTAAGGGTTGATCTGCGTCGTAAGCGTCGTAATACCTGGCTGCGTTGGTTGCTCTTCTGGGCGATCGTGGGTGGTGTGGTTTACGGTCTGTATAAGTGGATACCTACTCAGGTGGTGTCCGGTCGTTACACTGTACCAAAGGTATGTTCTGCTCCTTTCGGTCCAGGGTTGATTCAGGGTATGCGCTACTACAACTACACCTACAAGTCGTTGTTCGGCGTTCACTTTACTCTGGAAAGCACTGTACGGGAAGAGACCGACGTCACCAAGAACGGGCAGGAGTTCACTATCTTTGGCTTGTCTCCTCGTAATGAGGCTGCAACCGAGGAAGAGATGGCGCTGGCTGACAAGGTATTGAAAGCTGCCGAGGTAGAAGTGGAAGGCGTTCCTAAACCACCTAAAGGTAAATGGTGGCGTATAAACGTTTGGTCGAGTGACAAAGGTACTCAGTGGATGAAACCAGCCGAGCTGTATTTGTTCGCGTCTGAGAAGTACACCACGTTGGTTGCGTACAAAGACTTCTGCAAATGAAGGGCATCCAACTTTACGATGGTAAAAATGTCCGTATGCTGGCGTATACGGGACGGGTTAATTACAAAGAGGCTTATGAGATGAACAATCGTTATCCTAACGTCGGTACGATCGGTCATGTTGATCACAGTCGTCACACGTATTCGATTCTGCCGGAACTGGTGGACTGGAACAACGGGCTGGTTCGTGTGGGTGGTCGTATCATTCATGATCTCCGTGTTAAGGAAGAAGTTCAGCCTGAACACATGATCATCAACCCACGCACAGTTTCTGTGATGAACGAGCTCTATATGCAGTCGGCTCACACCGATATCGGCAAGAGCGTGTTCTTCCAAGACCAGCGGTTACTGGAAGATCGTCGTTCGGTGATCCCTACCAAACAACAGATCGCCATCGATATCATCTACAGCCGGCGCTTGAAACAGATGCAGGCAATGCGCAGCGCTGTCGTGGTCAAGTACAACGAAGAACAAATTCAGGAGCTGCTCAATGGAAAAGTCCCAACAATTGAGTGACGCAATATGGCTGCTTATTGAGCCTGCCATGAACGAAGCGTTCGACCAAGGCAAAAACGACGACTTCACACTTAATCCCCACACTCTTGTTAAACTGAAGCTTGATATTGAGCGGTTGGTCAGTGACGACGCCCTCGATACCTTTACAGCAAATCTGGAGCGGGGGATGTCGTTTATCACAGAAGAACACGGTCAGACTGTGTATAACCACATCTCTGCCGGCGGCATGGTTGCAGCCCAGAAACGATACACTATCGGTAAGGAAGAAAAGGATGGACAAGGTTCCAAAGACGGTACGTAGTCGACTGCTTACAACGGGTCAGCTATTCCACATCAGCTTCAACGGGGCTCTAGCTGGCCTGTGGACACCGGGTACTCAAGCAGGCTTCGATGTACCGGGTGAACACGAGGACAGCTCCTGGGCTTATCCAGAGCCTCCTATGGCCGCTATTGCGGTAGCGCCTAAGGTGGAAGATTGTTTCCGTGGTGTCTTCCCCAATGTGGCGAAGTTCTTTGAGGTCGAGAAGTATCCTCATATGAACTTCTACGTTTATCGTCCTGTGTTCGAGGGTGATGAGCGAGTGGTTACCCCACAAGTCCTTACTAAGGATCGGTGGGTTTGGGACGCTCATGTTACTCATGAGCATCGCATCATTGATCCCGTGGAGATGGAACTGGTAGGTGAGGTGGAGATTATGAACTGTAACTCCTCACCTACCATGCAAACTCATCCCTACGGATACATTGGTTATCCAAAGGAGTCTGTTGGTCCTACGACCATCAAGTACCGTTGGCTTTAGGAGGTACCATGAGTACAACTGCAGAGATTCTCACAAAGGTAAGCGACAAGTTGGAAGCAGCGTTTAACAAAGGCGCTGATGGCGGTACTTACGCTTCATTCGAGGAACTGCGTTCCGCGTTCCTTGCTGAACTCGTCAATGACCTGCCCCAAGACAAAGCACCTACCTTTGTTGACCGTGCACTTATGCGCATTGAGCACATGACTGTTCGGTTCTCCACCGCCCCTAAGCGGAGGGTAACAAATGAAGGACAATAACAACCCGGATCAGGTCGTTATCGCTCGTGAGTTGTACGATGAGCTAACCCGGTACGCCGATAGTTTTGCCTACATGCAGAAGGAAGGTGCGTTAACGGTAGTTGAGGGGAACGCTACACTGAAACGTGTGTCGCGTATCAAGTGGCATGCGCGTAAGTTCAACAAGCAACTCCGAGTTGAGCGCAAGGTAAACCTGGCCTTGGAATTGGATCGGGTTCGTCAGAGCAAGAAGGCGTTGTTTGCCTTACTGACAGTGTGTACCGGGAAGCAAGTGTGGCTGCAAGTGCATCCGATCCCAACTGGCGAGACCGTTTACATTCCGGTCACGTTACTGGGTCGAGGGGTGCGGTATAAAGAGTTCGCACTTATAAAGATGAAAGGTGGTGAAAAGGTTGAGAAACCAATTCACATGTTACTCCCCGAATTACCGGAAGGGTTTCATTACCACACGTTGGGTCGCTATCACGGCTTGGCCATTAAACAACCACTGTTTAGCGGTGCCGTTGGCGAACTAAAATAATCTGTCTAACAAGACTAAGCAGGTAACAGCATGATCTCCAAAGGCATTTGCTTTGATATGGATAGCTTCCCAATGCACACCGCAGGGGAAAGGCAGTTCCGGGTATCAGCTCAAACGGGTGAACTCTTTAAGGGCAGGATTCCATTTGCCCGCTTTGGTCATCCGGCACCGTTGATTCGTCATGGGCTTAACCACCCTATCGAGTTCTACTGTGTAACTCTATCGGAACCTGGGATTCTGATAGCACTAAGTGATGACCGGCAAACACGGTATTATTGGATCACTCCAAGCGGTCGTCGTTATCCCTACGTTGTAGATTCGCCCTCGCACAGCTTTGAACAGGCGTGGGATAGTTTGTTTGTGAATCTCCTGCTAGATGATCGGCAATATGCGATTGGGTTGTACAATCGTATTAGTCACATTTTCATCGAGTACATCAAGGAGAAAGAGAAACCCGTACAAGTGGCCGTTGACGGCCACTGGAACCGTGAACGTGTTATGGCCGTACTGGAGTGGGATGAAAGCATGGGGGATCGTGCTGTACAAGTCACCCTGTCTGATCGTGCTCCAGTTCAAGTTCCCTTGGCAGATCACCCTTTGGCTGCCTTGCTTCGCAAATAAACCATTAGTTACTTGAGGATACTGTTATGAACAATCAATACGCCAACTTCCCTGTTTCCGCTGCTCGCCAAGAAATGTTTGCAGCTCAGTTCGAACAGAGCAAAAAGGCATTGGCCGCAGCTAGTAATTACTTCGGCGGGCTTACCGGTCGCAAGATGATGATGTCTGGCTGGGAATACGAGCTGCCTAGCGGTCTGCAGTTGCGCGTTAACCGTCTCCGTGGTCATACCTCCTTTATTGTATCTGAGGGCGGTGGCGGTACCATGTACCTCGTTAACGGCGAGTTCCACTCGTACGAAGAGGCGGTGTTGGGTCTGTTCAAGAAGCTGATGATTGACGACCGTGAACACGCTGTTAATTACTACGGTCTAGTAAAAGATTTCTTCATCTCCTATTTTAAGAAGGTGGAGAATAATTCCCTGTCCATGACCCTCACCGGAAAATGGAAGGGGCAGTTTGTACATCTGGATCTCGAAACCGTAACGGGCATGGGCGGGTCTCTTATCTCCATGCAAGTCGGCGGCAAGGAATTGATGGTGTCTCTCCACACTCACCCGTTGGTAGACCACCTGGGCTAATTAGCCTGTAATTGGATGATTGACATAAGGAAGCTGTTGATGAAAAATGCTAAAGCAACAAAAGCGATGACGCCAGCACCGGTTAACAATGTCCTGTCTCTGGTTCTGGACACTGGTGTTGATTCGTCAAAACTGTTGGCCGTTGGTTTTACCGAGGAGTTCATCAATAGCTACGATGAACGTGTTATTCAGTTCCATAAGGCTACTCTCGATCCGTCGACTATCGCCGGCAAGAACGAGATCCCTTTGACCATCACCGGGCGTTTCATCGGCATGGGCCAACTGAAGAACGCCACGGGTGAGTTGGCGGTGACTGTGGTGTATGCGACCAATCGCACCTACTACTTGGTCAAGAAGCAGCGTGCGGTATTCACTTTCGTGGTGGACGCTACTTCGCTGGGCATGAAGGACGCTATGCGGGAGATGTTGCGTTCCAACTTGCTGAAAGGTCCTCGTATCTTCGGCATGTCGGCGAACATCGTTGAAGGGTTCTGGGTGAAGGCCTTCCAGGCTGTCTGTGATCGCGCTGAGATCATGGAAATCGAATTGAAGTCCAAGGATGGCTTGCCTGTCCCGTCGCGTCTCTACTTCGATCCTAAGCGCCCTGATAACAGTACACTGTCTGTTGGTGGCTGGTGCTATCCGTTCAATCTGGTCGACTTCCCGAAGAAGGCCATTGCGGACGGCACCAAGCTGTGGATCAAGGATCAGGCCAAGAAGGTAGAACCCCAAGAAGCGCCACGGGGTAACCGCATCGTGCCGAAGCCTACCAACAAACGCATTGCTGAAGCAGCATAAAGGAGTGTCCCCATGCCGGTAGTTAATCAATCCCTCGAAGATCGTCTCAACGAACTCGCCAAGCGTTGTTCTCTGGACCACACCTCCATCATTCTGGAATTCGATCCAGTCGGTGAGAAGTGGATCGGTAGTGTGGACGAAGAGCAAGACTTTGAAGGTGACCTGAACGAAGTCGTGGAAGCACTCGAAGCAGAGCTGGACATTTAGTAAAGCGGCTATAACCCTCCTACCCTTTGCGGGGTAGGAGGGTTATATGTTTCTTTCTTTTTTTGCTTTACGGTGTAAAACGCCACACTTCAGCAGAAACTGTTCCGCCAATAATCCAGCCCCCACCAACGTAGATTTTACCATCCACGTTATTAGCCGCCATGAATGGGGTATCACGACCAATAGGGGCATTCGCCATTTGCGTCCATTCAGCCGCCACAGGATCGTAGCACCACATTTGTTTATTTGGCGTGTTGCCGGTCAGGCGACCGCCATGAACGTAGAGTTTACCGTCCAATGCAACAGTGCGATGCCCACCTACTGCACCAAAAGGAAGATCAGGTAATTGTAACCAACTACCCGCAGCGATGTCGTAGACATAGAAGTCCGCGAAGTAAACACTGGTATACCCGCCCAACACATAAAGTTTACCGTCCAGCGCCGTCAGGGTAGACCTACTACGCCCAGCCCCTCCAAAACCGGTCAGTGTACTCCATGTGTTTGTAGCAATGTCGTAGCATTTCAAGTCCGCTTGCTGAGCAGTAGTAAAACCAGTACTCACGTACAACTTATTGTCCCAGCCTGCAAACCCAGGGTATTGACGTAGGGTCGTAGCGAGCTTCTGGGTCCATGTATCTGCTCCCTGGTCATAGACCCACAAGTCACCAAGGTTAGCACTAGCACCCTTACCGGCGTGCACCCAAATCTTTCCGTCCAGCACACACATGCCATGAAGAGTACGTCTAACAGGCCCAACCTTAGAAACAGTCCAAGAGTTAGCTACGGGGTCGTAATACTTAAAGTCGGCAGCTCCGTTGGTTGTATCATTAGGATCACCGCCGAACGTGTAGATCAACCCATTTACTTCAACGCCTTGCATGTTTTGTCGAGCAACAGACATGTTAGCCAGCTGCGCCCACACACCTTCAGGCCCTTTGCCAGCAAGGCCTCCTACTAAAGCCTCGAACATAACCCTTTCTCCATTGTCGAAAACCTCCCTTCGGGGAGGCTGTTATTATCGACCCATCCTTGTTACGGTTTGTACGTCCAGAAGTCAGACAACACACCAACGCCAGGATAATAACCACCGCCTATGTAAATGCGACCGTCGCCTGGAGCTACCATGAACGGAGTAGTCTTGCCATTAGTGGTTAGCATATCCGCCAGTTGAGTCCACGTGTTACCAACAGGATCGTAGACCCACAGCTTCTTGACAACCGTCCCACCGACGTTACCGCCGAAGAAGTAGATCTTCCCATCCACTACCGTGGACCTGTGTTGAGCGATGTTACCCATTGGGTGGTCAGCCATCTTTGTCCAGACATCAGTAGCAATGTCGTAAGACCAGAATTCGGTACCACCCACGTTACCGCCCGACATATACAGCTTGCCGTTTACAGCGTTGAGGGTCATGTGTCGACGCCCACCTACAAAACTCGCTTTAACACTCCATGTGTTGGTAGCGATGTCGTAGCAACGCAGGTCGTTCGCGTAGGTGTTGGTATAACCACCAACAACGTACAACTTGCCACCGTAAGACGTCATAACACCGTCGTACCGGTCGATACCACTAGCCTTTTGCGCCCACGTGTTAGCCACCGGGTCATAAGCCCACAGATCACTAAAGACACCACTTGAGCTGTAGCCGGCGTGCACGTAGACTTTACCATCAGTCCCTTCACACATACAGTGCCAGGTTCGAACAGCAGGCCCTACTGCTTTAGCGGTCCATGTTGCCAGTACAGGATCATAAACACTGAAGGCGCCCGTGGGGTTACTGCCGTCGTTCGCATCACCACCGAAGGTATAAATCTTCCCGCTAACCGAGGCCGAACCAATGTTCATCCTTGCAGCAGGAAGGTTGCCCACCCTTGACCAAGCGTTTGACAGATCGGTCAACTCTTCGATCTGCGGGCGCCACCCTGCGTACTGCTGAGTACCACCGTTAGCGACGTACCAACCCGCCAGTATCTGTCGGTTACCGACGTTGTCAGCATCGTTGTAGCCGCGCAGTAAGTGGCTACCCCCACCGGTAATGACTTCTTTACACCAGGTCAGTGTACCAAGCCCTCCGGAAGCTGCGGCTTTGTTTGTTGCGAAGCCCAAGTCGGCGTCCGTAAACGCAGCCCAACGAGGATACGCCAGAACTTCAGGTTGTCCGCTAGCTGCTCCGCCGTAAACCGGGTAAATCAGGTCGTTAAAAGACCCAGCCGTTGCAATAGACCCGTAGCTAGGAGTAGGATCAACATCAGCACCCGTCGGAAGAGTCAACGCGTAGCGTTTACCACCAAACAGGTAAGGGATATTCCCTTTAACGACACCAACCGCGTCCATTTGTTCCCAAGTCATTGCGTGTCTCAGGGGTTTCTTCGCGAGGTACGTGGTCTTGCCTTTATAGCGGTACTTCAGCCAATTGGACGAGGCGTTGGTTACGGTGCCGACCGCCGCCAAGTTCACCACAGCGGCAAGCGCGCTCGGAGTGATGAAATCCGCGTCGGCAATTTCACCGTAGTACAGGTCTTCAGGAGGAGCCACACCGATGAATTCCAACAAAGGTCGGAAACCATAGACGTCCAGACTAGCTGTACCGTTACCCTCGTTGACGTTAGCATCGTTGATCACGGTGCGCCGGTCGATAGGGTTAACCCCCGTCCCACCAGAGTAGTCCCAACCGCGAGCAGCCAAAGCAGTAGTGATGGTGTTGTGCTGATCTTTGGTGACTGTGATCCAGCCCTTCTGTCCATTGAGGCTATCGTTGAGCGCGAGTCCGAGATCAGCCGCCGTGTAATACGACCACACAGCCGCTGTAGGACGGTTAGCCGCTGCAAAGATCGGGTACAAGTACTGGTTCCACTCTCCGCCGCCGCCAATACCGATGATGGAGTTGAACGGATCAGCAGCCATACCGGACATCAAACGAACCTTGTAGATGTCCCCGCGGATGCTGACTTGTTTACCAGCCAACAGTGCGGCTGCTTTATAAGCAGCAACTGTAGTTCCGTAACGAAGCGGCTTCCTTGCGATGTAGAACGTTTTGCCAGCATCGATGTATTTCAGCCAGCCTGCCTTGTTGTTGATCGAAGTACCCGAAGTCAACGCAAGTAAAGAAGACAGAGCAGTACCGTCGATCAGATCGTCAGAACTGACGAATCCTTGGAACGGGTTGCCTGGCTCTACGGCAGGTGGTACGAATGGTATTTCTACCTGACTCCTTGTCGAGATTAATTGTTCAATCATGGTCTTCCCCGTAGAGAAATGGGTAGAGAAGCCTCCCCGAAGGGAGGTCAATCATTTAACTTATACCTTTTCCAGCAATGGGCGCCAGTTGAAGAACGGGTGTTCTTGGTTGGCGGAGACATACCAAATATCATTGATACCTGGATAACCCGCGCCCGAGTGGGCTCCTGTTTCGTTAGCAGACGCTTCCTGCAAAATACTAATGTTGATCCCGTCGTTACCCACACCTGCCCAAGCTGCTGTTTGAGAGTCGTACGTCCCATCAGTCAGACCAACGATGTACTTCTTCCATTCCCGCGCCGCTAAACCACCGCCAGCGATACCTGGGTCTTGTTCACATCCTGTCATGAGGCGAACCTTGAACGTTTGGCCACCAATGACAATGGTTCGGTTACCCGTGATCAAGTTTCTAGCACTCAATTGTTCCCAACTGATGGTGTGTCGAATACCCATGCGTGGGATATAAACTTCTTTACCCTCTTCGGCGAAGTGCAGCCACTCCACTGTGCCGTTGCTCGGTGTGCCTTCGGTAACCCCCAGCTCTGTAGCCAGTGCTGCAAACGTGATAAAGTTATCTTGGTTCACCAGTCCTTTGTAAGCCGATACCGGTAGACTAGACTTCTTAATCAGCAGGGGGCGCCAGCCGTGGTACACCTGAGGAGTGAGGTTGTCTTGGTACCATACAGACGCAAAATTAGGATAACCACGCGTCAGCCAGCCCCCTCCATATGCTTCCGCACACATGGTTTGAGAACCAGGCTGGGAGTAGTCTGGTTCATTGTTACCCATCATGAGTGGTGTGTAGTAACCCCATGTTGGGACCACCGGGTCCGCTGGGTAGGAGTTCCGTTTTGGTGGATCAATCAATGGCAGCATGTAACGCTGGTAAGCGAACTTAGTGGCGGCTTCATTGCCGTTAATAAATCTGACGATGTAAACTTCGCCACCAATTGTAACTTCTTTGCTGTTACCTGCTTGTGCCGCGTCAATCGACTGATACGTCAGACCATACCGCAGGGTCTTTTTCGAGATGTAAAGCTCAGTGCCGTCGGCCTCAATGAAATGCAACCAACCTGCTGCGTCGTTGTGCTGCATGCCGTCTGTCAGACCGATGGCTTGTGCTAGGGCTCCACCCGTAATAAAGTTAGCAGATTTGACGATGCCCTTGTAAATCGTTCCTCCTGGAAATACCAAATCAGAGTCGTCATCAGCCCCAGTCGGCTTTGTAATAGTTATAAGAGATTCGAACACGATGTGCTCTCCCCAAAGGAATGTTGTTATTCAGCGAGAACGAGTCCTTTGGGTTTAGTGGGATTAGCCACAGCCCGGTAACCTTCAACGCCGCAATTAATCAGGAAGCGTTTCCAAGCCGCTACCTCGAGCACTTCCATTGCTTCGCGCAAGATCCCGTCAATTTCCTTACGGGTTACAGCTACCTCAGTTTCAACGCCATCGATGAGTTCGATGATCTTGTAAGTTCTGCACAGGAAATCATGCAGAGTTGTTGCTTGACTGTATTCGTCCAACGGAGGAAGCAACCACCACAAGAAACGTGGAATGGTAGCACCGTCAGTTAGGAAACCAGTCGGTACGTCAATGTAACGATTAGAACCTTTGAAGCCGATGTAGTAGCGATACCCAGCAGCCACCCTCCAATAGGCTTTGCCATAGAGCCGACTCGCAGCCTGATCATAGCCCAAAGACTCAACCGCACTGAACCTCGTAAAGTCGCTCATAGTTTAAACTCCATGTGTTTAAATCCTCCCTCCTAAGAGGGAGGGTCGTTGATTACAGAGTGAAGAATACCCCCGGAGGAGTTGGCAACTCTTCCATGGTGGTGGCGAGATCGATGGCTTTCTTGTAAGCCCAGATCACCTTGTAGCCAGCGATTACTTGAACCAAGGCTCGATCTGCCAGCGCAACCATTTCAGCTGCGGTGAGAACGACCTCGACGTTTTCCAGTACGCGGAACTCGAAGGTCATATCACCGCTGGCAGCGATTACTTCTTTAGCAATACAGCGCAGGTCGGAGATGTTGCCACGGTCGCCGGTACGCACTTGTACGTGGTAAACGTTTTCGCCGAACTGGTACGGGAAGCCAGTAGCGAACGCAGCGACGCGCAGATCTTCAGCGCTCGACTGGAGCTCTTCCTTACGACGTGCAAGCTTGTTAGCGACCTCGATTTCGGTGAAGCTACGGACGGCCCAGGTTTGGTACCATTCGCCCTCACGGAGCTCTGGGGCGCCTTCAGTGACGACATCACCTTCTGGCTGAGCAACGCTGTGTACAACCTCGATACCGAAGTCGATCAGACAGTCAGAATCGACCGTCGCTGGGAATACAGTGTTGGGGGCGAAGCGAGCCATATCCGCCAAGAAGATCGGATAGGTCATGGTGTCGGATTCGATCAAACGGGTAGTGCGGTCAACAATGGACATAGTCATTTCCTTAAAGGAAGGGTTGTGTTAAAGAACGAGTTCCAGGATCAGGCGTTGCGAAAGCGAGTTTGTACGCGGTGCAGAACCTCCGGGCGCGAAGATCTGACCGGGCTGACTACCGTATTGACATGCGGCGTTAACACCGGTGAATTCAGCAAACACAGTGTTAACACCACCAGACTGAATGAAGTACGTGGAATCCACATAACTCGCAACATCGTTGCAAGGGAACGGACTACCTTGGTTAAACATGCTGACGAAGCAGTGGAACCATTCGCTGTCGTAGTCCTTTGCAACACCGGTGTTGTAGACGTAATCAGCAGACGTTTGGCAGCGGGGCGCCCTGATAATGAAATCATGCTCCCCTTTGCTGAGGATTTTGAGTTGGTCTACCCCCGTCAAACCGTGACCAGTTGCAGGACCGTTACCGGCAACTCCATACATACACCCAGCGCTGTACAACTGGTTCCAGCTGATACCCAGGATATGGCGAAGAGGGGCAAACAGGATTTTACCCTTCAGGATAAACTTACCCCATTCACCTTGAGTGGCGTTAACGTTCCCGACACCGATCAACGCGTAGATCTCTTGGGTAAGCGCGACATCGGCGGCCTGCATCATCCCGAAGAACCCACGCTCCCACGTACCTGATTGCAAGGTAGACGGGCCGGGGCCGGTGTAAGGCATATTGATCGCCACCTGTTGGGGGGTGTAAACGACCTCAGTACCTTTCTTCACCGCAATCACGTAGTAGTAGTACTTGTTCTGAATAGCCGTGGTGTCTTCGTATTGAAGCGAGCCGTCGGTGACCGTGCCGATCTTGTTGGTAGGGATTTCACCATTAGCCAACTTGGTGTCTGAACGGAAAACCTGAACTTCATCGAACGTAGTGTTCGGATTAGCCCACTTGATTGTGATACTCATACAACCACCTCAATACCCTTGTCAGGGATCATTTCCAGTACAGGTAGCCAAGAACAGGTAGTGTTCCACGGTTGAAGAACAAGCTTCTCCATGTCAGCCCCACTGGTTGGGGCCGTCGATGCCAGCGCACGGGCAAAACCAGTAGTCCCTTGCCTGGTGGAAGACGCAATTTCCCGACCGGAGTTCATTGAGCTGTAGCCTATTGCGTGAGGGAGCTTAGGACACCGTGCACTAGGCGCAACATAGTTACTGATCATCGGGTGAATAAAGTCAGACACCTCACTGAAGCGGCGCAAACTATCCGCTGGTGAAGCTACGATAGTGTCGGTCGGATTGGCACGGTCATCAGCGCCCGTGGGAAGACGAACAATGAATTGATCGAAGCCCTTGGTAATGATCTTCCGCTGGTTGACCGGGGTGGTCGTAGTGGTGGGCATCCAAGGACCGTTATCATCCGTACCGAAATGCACGCCCGACTTGTAGAACACATCGTAAAGAACAGCGATGTGGATAGGGGCGTTGGGGACGTAACAAATCTTCCCTCTCCGGATCCACTTGTTCCAAGTCGGGAGTGGGTTAGAAGTGTACGGCGACGGGGCGATCGTTAACAACGCCATGAGGTCAGCCGGGAAAATGAAGTCCGTCGAGGTAATAGTCCCGAAGAACCCTAACTGGGTATCACCCCAAACCAGATCACGCGGCCCCGGGCCGTTGTTGTAATCGGCAACTACCTTAATCGGGTTAGAGTAAGCACTCTGTCCGCCGTTGACGGTTTCAAGGGTGTAGTAGTACGTGTTACGACGAACAACAGTTTCATCGGTCCACGTGGTGATTGCACCGTCGAGGGTTGCCAGTGCTGTCCCGAGCTGGTCGTTAGGCTTTTGTGTATCATTTCGATAAATCTTGGTGGTCACCGGAATCTGGTTACGGTTCAACCACTTGAGTTTAACGTACATTAGTTATACCTCATGTGTACACGATGTCGGTTACCACTAGCTGGTTTAGTAGACCAGTTTCTAGCTGTACTTCGGTCCGTTTAATTTTCAGTACCTGACTTGGGTACGTAACGTCAGTAACGACTGCTGGTTCATGAATGACGACCGTTGTAGTAGTCCCACGGTACTTGGCCAGTCCTACACTCTGGATGACGTCAGCGATTGATGCGGGTTGTAGCGGATCAAGCTGAGCTGCCAAATCGATATACGGCAACAGCGGTAGTTCGTTCCCAGGAATCAACTCAAGTACGGGAAGCCAATAGTTAAGCTCCGTCTTAGGTGAGGAATACGTATACGTGTTATCGACGTGTTGTGCGTATGACGGGCCGGCGACGTAGGTACGTTGTGTAGGAACCTTTCGGCCACCCCAAGCAAAGGAGCTAGCGGAGAAGATACCCCACTTAGGCCCGCTGTAAGCAGCAGGAGCACCTTGTACCAGCGCGTAGATCAACTGCACGAATTCAGAGCCACTAATGTTAGCCCCAGCACCGGTTAACAATTGCTGCGAGCCTGAACTGGTAGGGTCTGGGTTTGAATCGGCGGCAAACAAACGAACTTTTAGAACATCGGTTCCGACGTTCATGATTTTAAACTGATTCGTCGGAGTAGCGGTTGGGTAGTTACCATTACTGTCCACACCGTAAACTAGACCGGCGTTGTACAACTGGTTCCAGTTGAGGTTGTAAGCAAGGGTGTTGGTTGGAAAATAAAGGACCTTGCCTTTGTAGAACATCTTTACCCAGGTGTACGGTGCACCCTCGTCATTCCCGTTAAAGAAGTTAAACAAACTTCTTAGTTTTCCTAAGGTGACAAGTTCAGCTGGGGTAAGCGTTCCGAAGTAACCTAATTGTTCGTTGCCGTAAAGAAGGTTCTTCGAGCCAGGTCCGGAGTTAGGAAAATTCGTCTGACCTCTTGAACCTAACCCTACGAGTGCTTCAAACATGATGCAACTCCTCTAAAAATAAACACACGAGAACCTCCCCCGTTAAAGGGAGGCTTCGTGCGCTAATGGGTTAAGGCACTACAGCACCAGCAGCACCTACCCACTCAACACCATCCCAGGTGAAGGTAAGGTAAGTACGGCTACCGGTCAGAGCAGGAGGAGACCCCGTGTTCCAGACCAGAGGAGTAGCCCCAGTAGGAGCGAAGGTAATGACACCTGCAGCACCGTTGACTTTCACTACCACAACCAATGCACGAGCACCGTTTGGACTAGCAGTCTTCGGACCGTCCGCCAGCGTGATGGTTTTGGCAGTTGCACCGGAGTTATCGATCCGGCAGAACAGGTTAACGTTCGGGTCGATGCCACCAGTCGCAGACAGAGCCAGAATCGGCACGTCGTAACGGTCGAAGGAGACCCAGCCAGTGCCTTTGTAGACGTATTGCTTACCGTCGTTCGCTGGCGCTGCGATACCTTGAGCTGGCAGAACCACCCAGGTCTTGTCGCCCTTACGGACATACAAGTTGGTGTCCGTTGGGACATCGGCGAAGCCAGGTACGAACGCAGTGATCTGCGCCTGGATTTTGCCGAAGGCCGTGAGGACCGTGTCAGCAGCAGTGATAGCACCACCAGTACCGAAGGAGACACCAGCCAGCGTAACTGCACGCACACGAGCAGGGGTGTGGTAGAGGTTAGTCGTACCTTCAGCTACGGCGTCTGTAGTTCCAGGCGAAGCTACCAGTCCAATGTAAACAGAACCAGTCCAGCGGAACTGCGCGTTGGTTGCGAGGGAAATATAGATCTTCCCTGTTTCACCTGTTGCAGGGAATGCCGCTTGGTTAGCGAACTCTAGAACGTCGTCGACGTAGCTAGGCAACTGACCTGCTGGGATCTTGCCAGCAACCAGAGTCGGAACACTAACACCCAACTCAGCAACCGGAACACCACCCAAGCTGGTAATCGTAGGAACGTTATACTGCAGCCAAGTGTGGTCACCTTTACGCAGGTAGGTGTTGCTGTCCGTAGGAACGTCAGCGAACCCTGGGAATGGCAGTTCAACCCACTCACCTTCGTTGTCGGTGTTACCATCCTTGAGAGAACGGACGTACATCTTGCCCGGCTCCATGTCTGGCACTTCGTCAACCGGCAGCACGATCCACTCGTTGCCCAGACGTACAGCCTTACCGAAGGACAGCAGCGGCGAGTTAACATCACCCGCAACCAGTTGACCCCAGTACTGCCAACCGCCTACAGCGGACTTGTAGTAAACCTTGAAGGTTTCCGACACAGCCCAGTCACCGATGTTACCAGTGAAGCCTGCACCCGGTTCATCAACACCAGCAGGCAGGGTAATCCAGACGGAGCCTTTATCACCCTTGTCGCCTTTCTTGCCGATACCGATAGGGCCTTGAACGCCCTGAACACCCTGAGGACCACGAACCAGACCGATGTCGATCCACTTGCCGCCTTCAGCAGTAGTCCAGATAGCCAGGTTGTTACCAACCAGATAGCCATCGCCCAGTGTACCGGTCGGATGAGCAACGGCCAGATCACCGATGGTGTTGTACGCACCCAAGATCTGGATGGAAGTACCTGGATCACCCTTCTCGCCGTTTTCACCTGCAGGACCCTCTGGACCGGTGATGTCGAATGGACCTTCCCACTCGCCTTCAGTCAGAACGTAGAGTTCCTTGCTGCTGACGATGAACCAGCCGTCACCATTCTGGGCACCCTGTTGGATGCTAGGCAGGTATTGAGGGCCGGCCACGTAACCGCGCAGGTTGATACCAGTACCTTGGTCACCTTTAGGGCCAGGAGCGCCCACAGGACCACAGTCAACCCACACACCGCCCAAGGAGATGAACAGAATGTTGTTCAGGTCGACGTAAGCCTTACCTGGGTTGGTCACTGGATCTGGAACTTCTTCGTTACCAGGGGTCAGGATCTTGATGATCGTGATCGAGGAACCGTTAGCACCAGGAGAACCGTTCTCACCGTCAGCACCTTTGAAAGAACCCAGTGCTACCCAGTTACCGCCGATCTGAGCGTACAGGGTGTTGGTGTCACGTACAGCCCATACATCTTGTTCCGCTGGAGAAGCCGGCAGTGCGGTGTAAGTAGCAACCGAACCCTTAACGATGATGTTGGTACCGTTGGTGCCATTGGTGCCTTTCAGTGAAGCCAAGAACTCAGCCGACGAACCGGTGAAGCCCTGAGACAGCCACAGTTGGTAAGTAGACTGTCCACGGAATGGGCCAACGTCTACCCAGTTACCGCCGGTGAGAACATGCAGGTGACCGTCGTCATCGGTAACGTAACCATCCTGCTCTACCGGGTTAACGATGTTACCCAGTTGAGGAGCGTTGGCGACAGTGCCTTTAACGTTCAGGTTCTGACCGCGTGGACCTTCTGGACCCGGAACAACAGAGTGCAACGAAGTCAACCACTGTTGCAGTGTGCCGCCGTAACCGTCAGTGACAGCGAGATCGTAAGCAGACAGACCACCTACAGAACCCAAGTCAACGTATTCGCCCGGATCAGTTACCCAGACGTACAGGTGGCTACCAACGTACCAAGCCTCGGTTGGAGTACCCGGAGTTGGCAGAGCGGCTTCGTTAACCTTGGAGCCCTTAACTTCGAACGGAGCACGAGCAGGACCTTCAGGACCCTCAGGACCAGGAGTTACAGAAACCAGGCTGGCGAGGAATGCGTCTTCGTCACCAACACCACCTCGGTCTTTCCAGATCTGGTAAGCGGACTTACCAATCAGAGTCGCCAGCCATTGAGGCTTGGTACCCACGAAACCTGTTTCAACAGCCGTGTCATAGGCACTTTGACCTTCAGGGCCTTCCAGACCGATGGAGTTCCAAACTGGATCCAGGTCAGGATCGCTACCGTCACCACCCGGGATCAGCAACCACAGGTCGCTCTTCCAGATATAGGCATCACCGATGGTCGAAGACTGCCACGCAGGAAGCGCAGAGCCATCAGGCCATGTACCCAGCAGGGTAACACCGCGTTGACCCAGCAGAGAACCAGAGCTTGGCCAGTCAGTGCCGTTCCAGATACGCAGAGCACCTTGAACGAAGTACGCAGTACCGATAGCCAAGCCCGCAGTTGGGATGGCGTCCAGCGCTGCTTCGTTGTCCAGTGTACCCACGAGGGTAATAGCTCCAGCATCACCTTTAACACCCTTCAGGCTGGCGATGAACTGTGCTTCGGTGCCGCTATTACCCAGATCTTTCCAGGACTGGTATGCGGATTTGCCGATCAGACTGGTCAGGTATTCAGACTGAGTGCCAGGGAAGCCAGCAGCTTTCGCGAGGTCATACGCGGACAGCCCGTCATCACCTTTGAGACCGATGGTTACCCAACCTTCAACAGGGATGAGCATCCAGATGTCTTTCTTCCAGTAGTACGCATCGCCAATCTCGTTGGCATCTACGGCAGGAAGAGGAACAGCGTCAGGCCATTGACCCAGAACAGTGATACCACGTTTGCCCAACAGCGAGTTGGAATGGATCCACTCGTCGCCGTTCCACACGGACATACCGGCAGCAACGAAGTACGCATCACCAACCGACAGACCGGCTGTAGGGATCGCGTCGAGGTCTTCGAAGTTGTTCAGCGTACCCAACAGCAGGATGGAGCCGGATTCGCCATTAGTGCCCTTCAGGGACTCTAGGAACTCGGCTTCGGTGCCAGCAGGGTGACCGTTGTCTTTCCACGTTTGATACGCGGACTTACCAACGAGGGTCAGGAGCCATTCGGCTTCGGTGCCGCTGTTGCCTTGACCGAGCCAGATTTGGTAAGCAGTCTTGCCAACCAAGCTAGCAGCGAACTCTGCTTCAGTGCCAGTGTTGCCTTGGTCTTTCCAAGACTGGTAAGCACTCTTACCTACGAGGCTAACAAGCCACTGTGGTTTGGTGCCAGAGAAGCCACCTGCAACAGCGATGTCGTAAGCACTGTCACCGGTGTCGCCTTTCAGACCGATAGTGACCCAGTCATCCGGTTCAGGGATAAGGAGCCAGATGTCGCTCTTCCAGATGTAGGCGTCGCCCACTTCGTTGTTGTCGCGGGTAGGCAGTGCCAAACCATCTGGCCAGCGACCCAGCAGGGTGATACCGCGCGGTCCGAGCAGGGAACCGGAGTCTACCCATTCGATCATGTTCCAGACGCAGAGAGACGACTCAACAAAGTAAGCATCACCTTTCTTGAGGTCTTCGGTTGGAATGGCGTCCAGATCCGCGTGAGTGTTCAGCGTACCGATGACGTTGAGGCCACCAACGATCAGCGCAGCGAGCTGGGCTTTCAGGTAGTCAGTACGCGCAGCCAGCGCGACGGCCTGTTTGTTAGAAGGAGCGGCCTCGTCGCCGCCCTTTACGTCTTCTCCCTCCGCCAAAAGCGGTACGGCGGGAAAAGTGTCGGGTTTTTCCGTGATGTCAGTCATAACTCAACCTTTAATAAGTGATAGTACCGTCGTGTTTGTAAGTACCGTCGTATTTCTTGGCGCCTGTTGGATTAGCTTCGACGATGGTAAGCGTCCCTACCACGGTATGTGAATCGATGGTCGCCGTAGTGACATCGAAGTCAACAGTGATTTCCGTATCGAGCAAAGCGTACTGACAACTGTTCTTGATGATCGACTTAACCATCACAGGAGACAGATCCCCATTGCTAACAAGAATTGCTCCTGTCGTGCTACCGCCCTCTCCTGACAAGAGGTAAAAGCCCTGCATGCCTTTTGTCTTTAGAACCTCGAGGGTGAGAGGTCCCGGCTCGATCGGGTTTGCAATACCGTCATCGCTATACGTAGCGGGGGTATATTTCTGGTCTACACCAGTGAAAAGATTTGGGGAATCGACGTCCACCAAATAACTGATAATGCCTGCATTCACCGCTTTCCGAAAGTTGGTGAACGCTACAGTGCCGAGTGTCAGGGTTGAGAGTGCATTTACGAAGTCGTGTTCATCCTTATATCGTTCCTGGTTATAAGCGATGAACCTGTCCAAAAACAGTTGATCATTTGGAAAGGCCATATTAAATTCCACGGTAATGTCAGGGGTGGTAGATCATAAAATTGGGAAATAGAATAATGGTGTTAAATTACTTTATAACCGTTTTCACAACTATATTACTAGGGTAGATAACAGAAATTCGATTCTCTCCTCAAAAAGGAATATCTGCATGTTGACTCCATCGCAAGAACTATTGGCTATTCTTCCTTACTACCCAATCGAGATTGACAATCGGGTTTACTTCCCGACTCATGTTGGTCACCCAGCGGGTACCTTCCGAGTGGGTAAACTCGGCGACGCTGTATGGTACGTGGACATCCGTTCGCGTAAACCTTACTACCGTTCGTTGGCCGAACTGCAACATCGGGCGTTCCCTGTTGATCGTGAGAAGCTTCAGGAGGAACTGGACTTCCTAGCGCGCGACGAGTACAAGGCGGTTCCTATTCACTTCCATGGTGAGTTGCATCCTGTGGTGTTGGTAACACGGGCTAGTCGTGGTGTGGTTGATGGGTTAACCAATCCTGAGATCACCACCATCGGGGTGACTACCAAGGGTGTTCCTCTGGACGCTGCTGCGGGGTCTGTCAAGGTAGCTGCTGCATTGGTACAGAACAAGTGGTTCAAGGGATTCCTCCGACTACCACTCATTTTGGAAGAAACTATTTATAAATAAGGGGGCGTCATGGGCGAAGTAGTTCAATACGCTGAGATGGTTAAACGTCGTGCCAATAAACAAGGTGGGCGTGACTTTACTCCGGCAGCGGCGGTACGAAAAGAGAAACGACGCAATGAGATTACTGCACGGTTGAGAGAGATCAACAATGAAGTCGTGCAACAAGAAGAAATCATTTACGTCGGGGGTACCGTTCTCCTGCGTGAAGGTGCTGCAATTAAACGGCTAGCTCTCCTGATGGAAGCAGCCAAGTTACGCGATGAGTACATGGAGTAAACATGGAAAACGATGAAGAAGTAAAACCACCACTGCGATTCAGTGCTTCTTGCAGTACGGGTTCAGCGCTAGCCGCTCTTTTGTTTCTGGTGTGCTGGGTTGTTGGTTGGGTATTGGCCAAGGGGTTCTGGAGCACCCTCATTTCGGTGTGTCTTCCTCCGTGGGGTTGGTACCTCATCGTAGAGAAAATCATGTTGGCATACGGACTGGTCTAACATTTTAGGGGAGGGGAGGCCTCCTCTAATGCCAACTTGTATAGGGAACATGTAATGCAATCAACGATCGTTGAACAGGGCGTAGTCCCTACATCGAACAAAACTGTCATCCTTGGTAAAGTGCTTTTCAACGCAGCGCACGGGGAAGAAGAAGTTTATTCGGTTTACCACGAAGACGAAGGCCCAGCAAGTGGTGTGTTCTATATCACCAGGACCTGTGCCCGTATCGACTTCAACCTGGAAGTTGCAGGTGACGAAGATTACGAGCGATTGTCTCGTGAAGCTGGCGGTTTGTGCGGTAAGACGTACAACGAAATGAAAGCGTTTCTTGAGCGGTAAGTAACACGAATTAATTATAACCACTAGGCCATCCTATCCCTACTCGGGATGGGATGGTTTATTTAAGATACATTTGTTTTTGGGCCTATATTACTAGTAGGATAAAGGTAATCAATACCTTTCAATTGGTCTTCGAGGATACTGTTATGGAAAGTAATAAACTGCAACCTCAGGTTCTGATCCGCAAGGGTGAGGAAGGTTTCGAACTCAACTATGGCAAACAAGTCATGGGTGAGTTGGATGGCATTAAGTTCTGTGCCGAGCAATGGTACATGGAGATGTTCCAGCTCCCTTACACTGTGGTGGAAGAAGTTCCGGCGTTCTTGCTGGACTTCCATGTGGACGTAGAGATGGGTAACGACCGGAAGATCTTCCATGCATTTGCAAAGGAAGACTTGCGTCCTCTGGCCATCGCGTTCTCCAAGCTTAATGGCGGTCGTTGGGCTGGGGTGAGCCACAAGGTCCGTTGGCTGGAGACCTATCGTAACGGTCATGTAGAGAACGCTCATCAGACTATCGATGAGTTCTACCTCGACATGACTCCAGAGCAGATCGAACATTCCAAGTTCTGATCTGCTTCTCCACTCCACCACCCTCTCTTTGTACAAGGATACTGTTATGAGCAATGAAGTTAACGTTACCGGTCGTCGTCGTATTGTCGCTACCATGATGCGTGGTAAGAGTAAAGAAGTGATCATGGCGCGTCGCTATGCTTACTTCGATACCGCTATGCCCAGGATGTTGCAACTGGCGATGACCTATTGTAACGAGGGCGATTTCATTGAGATCACCAGCGATGAATTTGGTTTTCAGCTGGGTGTTCTGCACGTCCGTAAGGGCGGTCGCTTCGAGGTGGACATGAGTCCATTGGTTAAATCCAGTCCATCCCTGCTCAAGCTCATGAGCGAAAAGGAGTAACACCATGGGTCAAGTTCTTCAGTTGTTCAACAACGACAAAGGTGCCAAGTACGTTCGGTCTCCTAAGGCAATCGCCTTGGCAGATAGGCTGAACCTGGGTCGCGCTATCGAGACTCAACAGAACCTCGTGGATGTTTATTCCGACCTCGTGCATTCTTCGGTCGATCCTCGTGATTCTTTTGTTGCTCGTCAGTTTGCCAAAGAAGTACAGCTTGATCTCGATAAGCTGGTTGCTGAATACGCCGGCAAGTACGGCGTCCTGATACTGTAAGGGGGTAAAGATGTTCATCAGAATACTTAGTCCAAAGGAATACGAGGACAGTCTTCAGCGGATGGTCAGTACCTTAACGGAACTGGAGAGTGAAATTATTCTTCTGCGGCGTAAGGCACGGACCATACACATCCTGGACATCTACAGTTACAAGACGTACGCTCAGTTGAATGAAGCAGCCGATCGTCTTAGCGATTCTGCTAGAAAGCTGAATGAAGAAATCAGTCGCACGCAGAAACGTGGTTACATGTTAGCGTTCACTAAACCGGCGTGGGCAGACAAGTTTCAAGAGCTGGTTAGAAAACTTCCCGATACATTAAGAAACCGTTAGCAGGAGATTCACCATGGACCGTACTACCATTCGTCAACAGATCAAGAAGCTGAACGAAGAAGCACAAACTTACAAAGGCTGCAAGCACCAAATCCTCTCCGCCGGTTATAACCTGCGAGTGGGCGTGTTCCGTAGTGCGGTGAATGTACGGGTGATGGACCAAATGAAAGCTGTTGGTCGTGCCCTCCGCGAAGAAGTCAAGAAGCTTCGGCAGGAAGAGACTGCCATTATCGGTAGCAACTCGGTAATGCTCTAAACTAAAGATTCCTTATAACCCTCCTACCCCATCAAGGGGTAGGAGGGTTATAGTTGTGGTTTCTTTTTTTGTCTCAGGAGAAACTATTATGTGTAACGACCCAGTCGTCTATGATGTACAAGCTGTCTTCGCTGTCAATGCTGATGCAAGCTGTTTCCATGGGTTTGAGTTGTTCAAAGGAAACAATCTTGAGTTTGACGTCTTCGTACAGACTCAAGTCAATGATAGAACCCAAGCTGTCACCCAGTAGCCCGTCTACGAGCCCCACGATGTCCCTGTGCTTGAATTCAACCCGGTACAGTGCTTCATACGGGTCTAGCGTAGCGACGCCCCCAAGGCTCCACATGAGCTCCTTGAAGTTAGCAGCTCCTGTCTGGTTTTCCATCAGGACACTGACACCTCTCTCCGATATATGAACACCGGATAGTTCGATCATACGTTCTGCAAGTGCGTAGCGGTCTCCATATGAGAGTTCCATCACTGGGTTGTCTATAACTATACCAGATGAAACAAGAGAAGCCGCCAGCTGATGGAGGTCACGGTCGAGGCCCACCGTAGCAATGCTAGTCCCCCCTACCTCCCCCACTACCGGCAAGTAATAACCGAACTGATCGAAGTGCCCGACAATATCTTGGGTGGTCGTAACGTACCCCTGTGCACTCGGCTCAGCTTCGTGTACTTGCCAAAGATGTAGTGGGTGAGAATCAGCTGTGCGGCCATCCTCTAAGGTAAACCGAAAGCATTCAGTAACACCCTGAGGGAAACAGTTAGTGATGTTCGCTACGTTCCCCTTAGGCCCGATCACTTGGTCGCCTATCTTAAGGTCGCCAAGTCTTGTCCAGCCCCCTGGTGTCTTTACCAGGGTATGAAGTGGCATAGCTTTGCCACTAGCGAAGATGTTTACCATAAACCTTGTCCTTAAAAGGGAAACCAATAATGTTCAAATTGTGGACAGTGGCAGAAGCAGAAGCACGCGGTAAAACCTTGTCGGATGACGCGTTCAACGAAATCAATGCACTGCGGAATTTCTTCTACCGCATGTACCCGGAGTTTGGCTTTGGTCACATGCCAGACATCTATACCTACCAAGGGTTGGCTGACACTGTCGAAGTCAAGTTCATTCGTTTTGAATGGGCTGGCAAGTCTTACACCTTCGTTATCCAGGACTCTCTGTACGATTACTTCATTACCAGTTGGGAAGATGAGAGCCCGCATAAAGAGTGGTGTGACCGTCCTAACCAGTGCGTCGAGATGGTTCGTAAGCACTGGAAGCGCACTGTCACCAAGATGCCTATAGAGTTGCCTATGGACATCCTCACCAGCGTCCAGAATCAGGTCTACGGCTGGGAGCACTTGACCGATGGTGACTTCACTCAGGTTTACTCTGTCTGCGCCCGTATGGCCGCTGAGATGCGTGAGAAGTGTGCGTACGTTACACACCTCGCCGACAAGCTGGGTCACATCATCAAGCAGAAAGACCACGACCTGTACCTGAGCTTCAAGGGTGTCGACTTCTTCCAGAAAATGAACATCGGCCTAGACCGTGTTTATCCGAAGCTGCCTGAAAGTGGTGAAGTGTCTCTGGGTGATTCGGTCATCGATCTTGACGACTGGTACATGTACAACAAGATCGTCCAGGTCAACGTCAAACGTATCGGCCATGCGTCGAACCAGATCAACCGCATGATCAAGCGTTACCGTGGAATGATCTCCACCGACGTAGTCATCCAAGACATCTTCGATGCTGAACTGAAGATCCAGCTGATGGCGGCCAGTCACTTCCTCAAGCGCATCTACGGTTACAGCGCTGAGCACGGTATGGAAATCATGGAAGGCGTCGCCAACGACGTTATCGCTCGTCTGACCAAGCACGGCGGCAACATCGGTCTCGACTTGAACGAGTGGGTGGTTTACCAGTACCACGACGACAACTCGATGCCAACGGCTATCAACGACGTTGCCGAGCTGGACTTCAAGAACGGCCTGTACAACCGCTACACCCAGTCCTTCGTAGAAGCGCTGTATGCGTATCTGCTGGACACTCCGAACCCGTACATCAAACCTTATACTTGGCGTCAAGTAGTAGAAGGTGATGACGGTATCGCGATTGGTTCTATCCGTCAGGTGTAACGAACAACCCAGTACCCCTAGCAGCCCTTAACAGGCTGCTAGGGGCGCTATGGCTGCAATTGCGTATCAATGGAAGGCTACACCATTAAGGTGCTGTAGCGGCAGCCAAGGCTGCTTCCAACTCAAGGTTGTATGCTTGAGCTGCGGCCAGCTGAGCAGTCAGGGCATTTACCTTGGCTACATCATTACTGGCGTCAGTGATCTTACCCTTGCGGGTATTCTCGTAGGCGTCTGCTTGCGCTTGGCTGGTGTAACCAACAGTCGGGATCGTACCCAATGTAACGCGGGCGGTAATACCAACAGTTGTCAGCAGGTAGTTGGCCATGTGGTCCATTGCCTGTTGCAGGGTTTGTTGCATGCTCGGAGGAACGGCGCCCACGTCAGCCACAATGCACATACGTTCATACGACACACCATCGACCAGAGGAAACGAGGTCAGGTAAGTAGTAGGGACGTAAACAGGAATCCCGTTACGGTCCATCAAGGAAACGATGATCGCGTCTGCTGCTTTGGCACGAGCCAGCACAGTAGGGTAATCCTCGGCGACAACACCCACCGGTGCGAACACCAGCGTGTACAGGTCGAGCTTAGCCTGTTCCATCTCGAAGATGGTACGGGTCGCTTCAACGGTGTAGTACTTGCTCTGATCAACAATGGTGTTAAACGGAGCAGATGCTTCAAATCGTCCCGCAGCATGAATCGCGGGGATGATGTTTTTGTCAGCCATGGTTATTCACTCACAACGCCGTCTTGCAGCATTTGGTAGCGGGTCATTACCAGGATCTTTACCTTCCCGATACGACGAGCCACATAGACCTGACCGAAACGCATAACCCGGGTAACACCAGTTGGAGGCAAGCTGGTAGGGGTAACTACCTCAGCTGCAGCCAACAGGTTTTCCATCTGACGAATGAACTCCATGGTGGCGCTATTCATCAGGTCGAAGTCTGGGTCAGTCGACTCGATCAACGAGTAATCAGGGAACAAAGCAGTGATCTTTTCCATCCCCGGGCGGTTGTTCAGCTTGGCCACGAAGGCACAGCTAAGCGACTTATAGAGGACAGGAACGATCTGCATGGATTTTATGACGTGAGCCGGCGTCATGTTCGGGGTCAAGTACTTGTCGACCAAGACCTGCATCGTTTCACGATCAGCAATTGGGGAAAAGTTCTTCGCGCCATTGGTCTTGTTGGTAAGGCCATACCGATCGAACGACGGAATCACGTAGAACTCAAGCGGGTTGAAAAGGTCAGGGATCTTCTCTTCCCAACGAGGACGACCGAACTGAGAGTTGTCCAGGATCTCTTTCTGGATCTGCTCGAAGAGCTGGTCTTCCGCGTCAGAGCTGTTGCCCCACGCTACGAAGCGCCAATACCCCATATTGTAATTAGGGGTGTTGATCAGGTCCAAGATCTGGAAGCCAAGAACCTTACGCTCTGTATAAGGCCAGGCCGCTTGGTTGGTCAGAGCATGGGTCCGATCTTCAATTACATCGGGCGTTTCGAGATCAAAGCGGGCTTCGATCTGCTTGTAGTTCGCGTTCATCAGGAAGTCCATCTCGCCGATTGGGAGAGGGTGGCAAACTGTGAACTTTACAACAGGGTACTGATCCTGGAAATAGGCGTCAGCGAACCACAGGTAGAACTCGTGTTTAGCGGCGCCAACAGTGTGAGTACCGTGGATGAAACTTGGGAACCAGATGGTGTTGTCGGTTACCATCTCGCCGATATCGGTAATTTCGATATTGTTCGAAAAGGTCGCTTGCAACAGCGCTAGGGTGCCAGGACGGCTGCTAGTAATGTTACCCTGCTTTGCTTGGGCATACAGCCAGTCGCCGATATTGATTTGAACAAGAGCCAAGTTGGCCGGCATCTTGATATCGACGTTGTTGTTTTGGCTCAAGAAGTTGAAGAGCTCTGTAACACTGGCAGCGTTGTCATTGGCGAAAACCCCCGGGTCTCTTGCATAGGTCCGGGATTTGTTGGAAAGTTCACCAATAGGTGACAAACTTTCTAGTGCGTTATTGTAGAGTGGTGATATACTGCCAAACGATAAATAAACTACAGTGCTCATAACTCTCACCTCTTCGTGTAAGGATAGTCCCATGTTAGCGGTCTTTAAAGAGCTAACCAACAGATTCATAGAATTTGTCCTAGCGTTAACAAAGGGTGCGACACTTGAAGAGCAGTTAACGTCAGCGCTAAAAACTTCTATTTTCCTGGTCTCTGTTCTACTGGTTGTGGTCACCAGCCTTGCGGTTGCTAACCTTAATCTGCGGATGGAAGTGTCAGACATGGAGGTGGGTATTTCTAAAGTGAATCTCTTGTTCGATGGGGATAGTGGAGGGCCCATCAAGGGATTCATTCGTATTAACGAGGTGCTCTCCGAGCAAAACTCGACGATAAAGCAAGAAAATATCCTGTTGCTCAAGAACACGGCTCATCTGGATGAAGAGAACCATTGGCTCAGGCTACACTTGGTACAGGTCCTCGATGAGAATCAGTTGTTACGGGTGAACAATAAGGCACTGACAGATATGGCTCTCAGTCTCGGTAAAACGCCTAAAGCTAAAAGTTCACCGCAGCACTAATTAATGTGTATCAACACCTCTTAAGGACTGCCTGCGATGGACGAAATCACTCCGACAATAAACATGGTTGTTTATTTGATTGCAAATGCTTTGGAAGCAGCAGAGGGAAAACATAAACGATTTCATTACTTGGGCGGTCATGGCTACACCTATGACATCGCTCAAGAGGGTAAGAAGAAGCTGGCCAAGGATGTAGCGACTTCTACAGGGTATTACACCGGCAACAAGCAGAAGCCTAACACAGTGGTGGTCGTTAATGACATCATCAGTTTGACGGTTTGCGGTTCTGCTAGTGTCATCGAAAGTATGCTGTCTGGGTTCAAGGCTGTACTCGAACCGTTTGTTGTTAATCAGTCAGTGTACAAGAACCTGTGCGTCATTACTCCTCATCGTGAATTGGAAGTACTCAGCCGCCTCAAACCAGCTCAGCTGGATAAGGAAGGGGTTAAGCTGGGCACTCACGTGTTGTCTGCTTCTGAAATTGACCTGGCCAAGGAATGTCTAGCCTTGGTGACTGCTATTGCTACAGATGGGAAGGATCGCAAGGTTATCTTCGATCTAGCGGGTGCGGCAGAAGGTGGTTTGGGCAATCGTCTCGCGCACAAGCAATTGGAGTTGGCGGAAGTCGGTACTGTTATCGGTCACCTGAAAGGCATTAGCCTCTCGATCATGACTCGTAAAGAGTATGAAAATCCTGAATCGGATTTCAACAAGATCGTCAGTGCAACACGCTGGTACTTTCAGACCGGTAATGCTGTTGACTTCTACAAGCTACTCAATGGTTTCCGCGTGTATGGCTTCGGTAAAGTGGAGCCGGACAAGAACTACTACGGAAAGATCACACCGGACGTGACCTACTCCAAACTCTATACCCTGAAACCGATTCAGTTGCTGGACAAGTTGTTTGAGTTCACTTCCAAGAAGATCGCTAACCCTGATGGGTATCTGTCTGCTGGGACATTGAACAACCTGACCGGCAAAGATGTAGCGCGCATGATCGACACCATTCCGGCTGTTCCGCAAAATACGGATCTGGTCTCTCCGGTTACTAAAGGTAACGGCAAGCCAGTCCTGATCGAGCTGATCAAACCGGTAATGATGTCGTACCGTGTACGCGAGTTCTTGGATGTCATGGACTTCCAGTTGGAATCGTTCTTGAAGAAGGATGAGAACAACCAGTTCGGGCACACCAAGTTCTACAACATCACCGATCAAGTGTACGTCAAGGAAGAAAACGGCAAGGGCGTAGTGAAGCTTAAACTGCATCCTGAATTTACACAGTTGAAGACATCATTCAAGGTACTGGTCGACCACCCTAAAGCGGTTAAGCCTGTGCCTATCATGTTGTCGGTTGGGTATGACATTCCAGAACGCAATGCTTTCAATTCGGTAGAAGATCCAGATGTAGAGGTGTGGGTTGCTGTGGATACTCGTAACGCTACGGGGCTCCGTTACAACACGTTGGTGAAGACAAATGAATTCATCTACATCCATACCAGTGCAGCGGCTAATCTGCGTGTGCTGAACAAGGCAGAGCTGGGGCAATAACCCTGTATCAGCTATAACTCCCCTACCCCGTAAAAAGGGTAGGGGAGTTATAGTGCTTTATGGCTGTTTTACTTGAGTTCGGCGATGGTCTTCGCTTGCTCGTTGAATACAGCGGTCAGATCGTTCAGAAGCACCAGCAGCGCGCCTGCAAGGTTGGTCAGAGACACGAACTTGTTGACGATGGCCTCTACGTCGGCAATGCCCTGCTCGCTTACCAGCAGCTCGTTAGCCTTGATCTTCTTGACCATCAGCGTACCGAGTTCGTGAACGTTGGTCAGCTCTTTAGCCAACAGTTCGATGTCACGCCCACCGAGAGTGCTCACGCCGTGGTTGAAGGTGATCATGCAGGCGAAGAACTCGTCGAAGTTGAAGTACACTTGGCCGAGGTTGAACTTCAGACGGCGACTGTTGTCAGGGAGGTTCTTGACGAAGTTTTCAGCCTTGTTAAGGGCAGTGTCGAAGTCCTTGATAGTCCAGCCGAAGGACTTGTCAACGCGACCATTCTTGATGATTTGTTTCAACCAATCATATAGTCTCGCCGCCTCGGTCTTCAGACTGCACACGATGTACACACCGTCTACAACGGCCTTGGTGTGTGCCATCATATTACCCATACCGGCTTGGAAACCTTCGGGGGTAATCATCTCAACGCCGGTGTTCTTGACGTACAAGATCTTGTTAGCTTCGATGTTGCGCTTGGCAGCCGAGTAGTCAACCTGATGGATCGATTTGCTCAGCGCAGCCATGCGACGATCGATGGAGGTGGAGAACTCTTTGAAGAACAGGTCGAAGTTCTCGCCCAAGCTCATTGCTTCCATACCTTGTACGGAAAGCAACGTATCTGGGTTCTTAACCAGTGCGATATAATTTTCCATTACTGACCTCTATATCAATATAGTTTAGGGGAGGGCAGTTTGCCCAAAGTGACCGGGGCAGAGTGGCCCTTGGATTGAAATTCATAAAATACCAGGAAGTTAAGAAATATGGCATCTCCGCACAGTTTTGTTAAAGCAATGAAGTCGTCCGATACTGTTATCCCGACTCTTCAGTTCTCGCCAATGATGGACATGATCAACGGTGAGTTCTTAGTGGGTCCGGATCAGGTCACCTACATGAATGGTGGACTGTGCCGCAACAACGCTGTAACCGGTGGTAACAACACGCAGAAGACCGGCCAAACTGTATTGATGATGGCCAACGCGTTGTATCGTTATCACACGCTCATCGTGGCCTTCAAGGATATCGAGGCTACCTTTAACGTAGGTCGTCTGGCTGACATCGTGGACGAGCTGTTCGGTATTCCGGGCTACTTCTACACCGAGATTCTGGACAAGCGTTTCTTCTACTTCAGCCGTAATGACATCGAGAACCCTTGTGACGGTAACTTCGTTCACCAGTGGTTCAAAGACCGCCATGCTGATGTAAAGCAGGCGATCAAAGAAAAGCAGAACATCTACATCAATACTCCTTACCCGGGTAACGATGGTAACGCGGTCAAGATCATTTCGCCGATCATGACTGTAGTCGACTCGATCTCTGAAATGCACTTCGCCAAGACCTCGGCCCACTTCCAAGAAGGTGAAGTCGACGAAGGCGGCGCGCAGAAGACTCGAGATCTGGTAATCGGTAACCAGCGTCGTATCGTCTATGAAGACTGTGACGTACTGGGTGGCGAATTCGGCGCTTATCAAGTGTGGACTGCTCAGGTAACTGACATCGTCAACATGACTGGTCAGCCGCTGGAAAAGGAATCCGTCTTCATTCGTCAAGGGAAGAAACTGAAAGGGCCTAAGTCCCTCCTGCGTATCCCGCAAATCGGTTATGAAATCATCCGGGGTAGTGCACTTAAATCTGGCCAGGAATGGATGTACCCCAATCCGTTCGGCAGCGACGTGGTAATTGGTAAAGATGCAAAAGAAAACCCTGATCTGCTTTTCTACACAACTAACATTTATCGTAACAAGAGTGGCTCTAGTGGTAGCAGCCTGTTCTTTATTGGTTCCCAGTCTCTAGGGATTCAAGAAGGGCTGTCGATGTACCACGCTATCAAGACGTCCGACATGTTCGGTCTTGAAGGCAGTGCTATCAGCCACGCTTGTGTGCTGTACCCTGAGTGCAAGGTTGGTCGTACCACCGTCTGGAAGAAGTCTATTGAAGACAAGAAGTTCTACCGGGCGCTGGGCATCTGCTACCAAATGTGGTTCATGCAAACGTTCTGGTTGACTCTGGAGCACAAGTACCGCATGACCCCGCAGGAAATGTACAACAAGATCAAAGAGCAAGGTTACGACTGGAATGACATCCTCGAGAACACCGTGGACTACTGGTTTACCAACCCGCTGATCACCAAGCACACCGTCTCCACGCTTGAACTGTTGAAGATCGCTCTGGGCGAGCGCAAGCCTTACTGGCTTGATAAGAAAAAGTAATTTGCATATGTATAGGGGATCCAAGCCATCGGGTCCCCATTCACTTTTAGGGGAATGGAAGCAAATGGAAAGCTCTAACATCGTGCTGGTAGTATCTGACAGCAACTTCATGAACCTCTGTAAAGATCCGTTCGAATACATTACTCAGTTGAAAACTCGTTTGGCCGAACGCGCTAAAGGCGCCATTACCCTGTTCACTGTTTCGGGTAAGTACGGCCTCAGCAACATCGATTCCACGCTTCCTGTTATCCCGGTTGACGACAAGAACAAAACACTGTTCGGTCAGACGCTGGAAAACGCGACCATGATGTTCGACGAACTGTTGACCATCACTGTTTCACAAAACGATCCGTTCCTCTCGACGGCTTGTGAGGTGGTTACTAACGCCAACAAGACCATCACGAAGTACGGCTACCAGAGGAAGTAATCATGGCCAAGGGCAACCGTAAGGAGGCCGAGGAGTTTGTACTCGGCTTCATGGGTGAGCTGACAGAGGGCGGTGGTAACCGGGTCATTTACTCTCGTTTGTTCGAGGCAATGAATGATGCTCAGTTTGGTGACTTTGTTGATAAGGTTGAACAACTGGGTTCTCTGTCAATCTGGGGTAGCAACTATAACCCCAAGGAAATGATCCACTACGAAAACCTCTTGCGTATCAGCAAGAAGTACGGGGTGGAGATCGAACAGCAGTTGATCGTGTTCGATGAAGAAACCGGCATCAAGTCCATGACTCCCTACAAGGCAATCGTGGGCACTGGCGAACTGCGTAAGCAACGTCAGATGTGGGTGAAGAAGTTCTCCGCTGCAAAGGACGACCACTCCATCGACGACCTCACTGGTCAGGTAATGGGTGACTCTCGTTCTACTGGTATCAGTCAGCCTGAAATCACGGTGTTGCGTAACCTCGGTTTGACCATCATGGCCAACGAACTGTACAACGTGAAGGGCGGTGACCTGCAAGCATTGCGTTCCTACAAGAACGACCTGCTGACTACCGGTAAGACCAACACCAATGCCAGTCTGCAAAAGGGTGACATTGCCAAGTCGTTGAAGACTGCTCACTACCTGTTACGGGCTCGTGGTATCGACAACAACATGAACAAGCGTTACGGGTGATCTATGGATGACATGCTGCACATTAAGTTGGTGGTTAACAACGCGATTGTTGACATGCAAGCCGATCCCCGGCCGGAACTGAAGCTGCCGTTGTCGAACCTGTTCATCAAGCCCCTTGCCAACTTCGGGCCTGGTTACGACGTGTTCATCGCTTCCATTGGTTCCGACGCAGCCGCGTATGACCGCTGGTTGAACCTTCAGATGAAACTGGTGACAGACTTCGGTCCTAACCGGGAAAAGCTGATGGAAGAGTTCATGCAGGTGTTCAAGGACGTTATCTCCCAGACACCGGGTGGCGAGGCTCATACCACTCACGATGATGTCAACTCCATCAGTTTCCAGTTGGCGTTGATGCTGCGTGTGTACGGTGATTCCATTTCCTTGGAAACCCCACCAGCGCCAGCAGGTAAACAGAAATGAATCGGGTGTTGAAGGTTTACACCGAACTTGATTCGCTCTATGACTATCGTCGTGGGCTGTTGCAACTGTTGATGACTCCGAACATTTCTGACGACGCGCAACGCAAGTCAACGGGTGATACCCTGTGGCTGATGCATGTCGAAAAGAATTACAAGGAGCGTCGTTACGACACGTTCGAACATGCGTTCTTCAATATCAACCGTGAGAAGTTTGACGAGTTGTATGAGAAGCGCACGATCTCCGACTGGTTGATGTATTACCCGTCAAACTTTCAGCGAGACTTCGTCAAGACACTTATTGACTTGGAAAAGTTGGGCGACAAGCCTATCAACATTCAGACCGTGGAGTTGTACGTTAACTGCAACCCTTACGTACTGGATGATGAACTGAAAGACATGTTTGTTAAGCACTGCACTGCCGCGTTTAAAGGGCTTGTGAGCGTGAAGTTGGTTGAGTCGGATCCTTCGACCCATGACGCCAACTACTACAAGCAGTTCAACTACGTGTTCAAGTACGACGCAATCATCGGGAAAGGTTCCAAGGCTCTGATGGATTCCATCAAGGGTAACCCTATTCCTGATACAGCCTTTGTCATCCCTGATATCTTGGCTAACAAGACTGATGAGTTTACAGGTAGCAACACGGACCTGATCTTCAGCATGTCGGTTACACTGGGTACCGTGATTAAACTGGTTCCCATCAAGCATCAGTTCTACGACTATGGCGCGGAATAATGAACCTACTAGAGTAGAGGCATTGCCTCTACTCTAGCTTTTATCTATGGGGATTGTTTTTACACGGCTTTACCATCGATATCGACGATCTGGATACCTTGTGTCAATTCGTCAGGTTTGATAGGTGCAATGTTGTCGTTATCGCCCAGCAGAGACTTGCTAGGGTCGAGCAGGAACGTACCGATCTCGAACACAGGCACGGCGATGGCACCAGAGGAGATGCTCTTCATGGCTTCCAGCATCTGGTTGAAAGCAACGACGTTGTGTTCGCCTTCTTTCTTCTTGGCCTTTTCTTTACGGTTATCGCGGACAACCTTTTCCATGTGGCCGAGCAGAGACGTTACACCTTCCAGCAACGAAGCACTACCCGGTTTAGCCAGATACTGTTGCATGGCGTATTTCAACAGCAAGGCACGGTTGGCCTGAATAGCGTCAACCAATTTATTTTGGTCTTCGTCTTCCAGATCCATCTGGAGTGACTTTTGTAATAGCAACAACACGCTTTCTACTTCAGCGTCTTCGATGCGATGTTTCGCGTCAACCATTGGGGTGTCGGCAAAAGGACTTGGCTCTTTGATCGGTAGCGGGGTTACATTGATCGGGGTGTCAGCTGTATTAATTGGGGTGTCCATGATTTTTCAAACCTATATTACTAGTGGGACATATGTTGGGGATATTAAATGGAGCTGACTAAACAGTCTGTGCTCAAGCTTTTGAGTCGAGTTCCTTTTGTTGGGAACTGGGCACAGCTTGAACACTGTAAATGGTTGCTTACGCAATTCGATCAAGTAGAGCGAGGATTCAACTCTCCTTCGATCAGATTTGCCGATGCATTAAAGCTTCTATACGATAATCTGCTGGAGACCTCTCAGCTGCATTTTGAGGAGGACTTCAAGTGGTTTAATACCATTGAGCTAAACACCTTTACAAAAACGTCTGGTGAGGCTCACAGGTTGTTAGAGGCGTTGCACAAAGGAAGAACGGTAGACGTCGAAGACTTTTATCGTAGTCATGAAGTCAGGAAGAGTGTGGGCTTCATGCAATGGTACAGTAGTAGTTACACGTTGGATCTTTTCTTCGCTAATGGGGTTAGCACGATTGGGATGTATTGCGAGACGAATGCCGAACAGGTATCCGTTGAACAAGCGCTCGTCGCTAAGAAGAGACCGTGGAATCCACCGCTTGACGCATTCCTTGCGAGCAGATATTTCAAAATGATGGTGGAAGATCTGATCACCGTTGCTCGCATTGTAGTGCATTCACAAATAAGGGTGCTAAATGGAGAAGTCCAGAAAGCCACTAAAGGGAAGTCAGCTTAACAGTATTTCGCAGAAGTATGTGGAAGATGACCAACTACAGGACATTCCTGCACGCTTGTTTCGAAAGCTGTTAAAGAAGATGGACATGAATCCTCGCAAGTGGGTCAACTACCTGCGGGACTATCTTGACTGGGTGATTACAACGAAGGACCCTGACAAGGCGAAGGCGGATCGCATCACACGTACTGGTAACATCAAGGACACTTACTTCCAGAAGCCCACGTTGACGTTTAACAAGCTGTTGGAAGGGGTGTCAATTTTACGTATGGAGTCGTGTGAGATCACAATCACCGTCAGGGACACTGAGGGCAACGAATATGTGGTGTCCGAAGTAACGCGTATCGTTGGTAAAGATCGTAAAGACCAGCCGGTTTATAAAGACGATCAGCCACCCGATCAGTAACGGGGTTATAGGGCAGGGGGTTATTCCCCTGCCTAAACTCTCTTTATTTTTTTGTTTAAAGAGGAACTTCCCATGGATCTATTTCAGGGACTGAGTTTAGACAAGTCGGTCAGCTCGTTCCAAAACAGTACCAACTCTGCCATGAAGGGGGTCAAGGAAAACAACCTGACGCCGGCAGACGTTACCACTACCAACATGAAGCAAGGGACTGCACTCAAGACCGCTCGTGATACGGGTGTGACGGGTACTATCACTGGCTATCGTTCTGCTGTGGTAGAGCAACTCGACGGTATCATTGGTGCTCTGTCTGGTGGCTTCCTGAACACCAAGGCGATCACCAAGAGCATCAAGGTAGGACGTGACGGGGTAACCTTCAGCGATGATGCTCTGTTTAAGGCTGTAGGCGGTGCTGCGGGTGTTAACGTTAGCAGCCAAGGCGGTGCCATGCGTAAGCTGCAACAAGAGCTGGCACAAGAGTTCAAGGCTATCACAGGCTTGAACATGGGTAGTCTCATTACCAACGATGGTAAGAAGTTCCGCGTCAGTCCTAACTGGCGTAGTTCCATTGGCCAACAAACCATTCGTATGTTTGGTAAAGCGGCTGGTGTGGACGACCTGCTGGACGTGAGCGCTAAGGGCGCCTTCTACAACGCGGTATTCAAAAGTTCCGTTTACATGGGGATGACTGACAGTTATCCGAAGATGTGGAACTCTTATCCGAAAGGGTTTGAGTTGATTCGTCGGGATGCTGCGCTGGAGGCCATGCGTACGGTTATCACGAATGGTGATATCGAGAGTTTCGATGCCATGCTCAAGTTGTTCGATACCAACACCAAGACGGTATTGTTGAGCAAGTATCCGACTTTCGTGACTATCCTGTTCAGTAACTTTCGTTTCGACCGGGACGTTATCCCAGAAGACTACGCGATCTTGCGTGGTAAGTTGCTGACCATTCTGGAAGACCTCATTGGTCCAGAGTGGTGGCTGAAGCAAACTTACTTCGGTAAGGTACTCGACCTTGGTTTGGTTAACAAGGCAAGTCCTGACATGATCAAGTTGCTGCAGCCAGTAGACGACTTGGCGGTGTTGCTGTGTACCGCCAATAAGTTCAGTGACGGCAGTGCGTTGGCACAGTTGAAACGTGACTTCCCAGGCGCACCGAAGTACGCGTTCTAATAACAAGTTATAACCCCTCCCACTCCTTTCGGGGTGGGAGGGGTTATAGTTGCTTCTTGCTTTTTTATCGGGAGATTGGTTTGGTGAAGATGTGGGCGAGGTCGCCGATGATACTGTCCGATACCTTGGAGGCAATGTTGTCAGCACGGATACTTTGTTTCATATCCAATGCCAAGCCAGTCAGGTTACGGTTCAAACGGGCATACTTCATCACGGTGTCGAGGTAGTTAATACCAGTGATACGTGAGAGGTAGTTGTTGTAGGCGGTGTCGTCGTTGAAGATACGGTTGGCCACCTGAGACGGACTGGTCAGATCGAGCAGGCTCATGGAACGGTCGATAGGCACCGATACCAGCGGCTCCAAGTCAACGATGGTGAAATCGATCTTCAGGTTCAATGGCTTACGGTCAATCGTCCAGCCAGCATCACCCTGACCAAAGGTAAAGGTGCAACTTTCGATCATACCGGTACGGATAACGGAACGACCTTGGCAAAAGGCTTTAACCATGAACGGCGAGGTGTAGGAAGAACCACCCGCACTGAACGCGGCTACCAACGGCAGGAACAAAGCGAACGGAACCCAGATCTTCATGATCTGTTCATACGGGTGAGCGTAGTTACAAGTCGAGAAGATGGAGTAGCTTTCTTTGTGCAGGTTGGAAGTCGAACCGTCCCAGTGATCAGGAATCTTCACGTAGGAGTTGTTCGCCATTGCCAACGGGATGTTCCCGATAACAGTACCCGACAGAGCACCGATACCTGCGTCCTTGATGACGTTAACCACACCGTCAATAATACCAATACCCGTAGCACCACCAGCGATGTCGAACTTGAAGTCGTTCGCCGCTTTAACGATGGAGTTGAACTTCTCGGCCATGGGCGAAGGAGTATGGGAGTTGGAGAAGCTATCCGTTGTAGGACCTTGTGCTCCATCTACACGCCAAGTCACTGCGTCCAAGCCGCCAGCAAAGGCGGTCTGTACCAAGTCCAGTACGTCACCAGCCCAAGTACGGTCGTTAGGGTTGTCGTCGTAGTTGATCTTCTCGCCGTTGGCGAATGCGTTCTCTCTTCCGTTAGCCGATGCAGGTTGGGCGCGCTGTCCCGCTTCATTTGGATTGAGAGAAGGAGTTCCGCCAGTATTGGCTTCACTCATGGTCTGCATCCCAGTTACCTGAGGACCGGCACCCCCAGTACTAGCGCCACCTTTTTCGAAAGAAGCCAGACCGGCGCCTTCAGTAGAGACGTTGGCGTATGCGTCTTCGTTGATGTAGGCGCTGTCTTGCTCGACGTGACTACCTTCCGTTTCACTACGGTACTTACTGACCGAGTTCATCTCAGCTTCGATGAAGTCTTGTGTTGGGTTACCTGCATACACAGTGTCATCGAAAGTGATCTCTTCCATCACCTGTTGCGCACGGGTGAGTTTCTCGGCAGGTGTGTTCAACACCTCGTTATCGAGCTTCGCCAACTTCTGCAACATGACCCGGTGCTTACGAACACCCTTCATGATCAGTCGCATCAAGTCTATCGTACTGTCGGCGTTAATAACGTCGGGGAACAACAGACTCAGGTCAGAGACCGCCTTGGTGTTGTTGTAAGCGTCGTTGTCAGGCTTGAACCCATACATCGGGTCCGTTTGTTCTTGGTTGCGCTTAGGCAACACAGGATCGATGTAGCCCAACTTAACCATGAGGTCGTTGAGCACACCAGTCGCCGCCATGGTGTACGCACCCATCGCAGGCTTAACGGTGTAGAAGTTGTTCTTAGGCGAGTCCGTCAAGAATGCCAGGAACTGGATACTCACGCTCACCAACTGCATAGGCCAGAAAGCGATAGCGCCAGCCGCTTGACCCATGTAGTAAGCCAGACCTGGAGCACGACCTTTGTTCGCAATGATCGCAGCAGTCGGACTGAACATGTTGGTAATGAAACTCAACAGACCAGCAAACTGCGCAACACCCGGGGTAAGTGTCAGCAAGGTAACGTTGTTCTCGTAGACCTCTTTGTACATGCTCCCCATGCCGCCATCACGCGATTCCATGAAACGACTGTAACGCGGATCGGTAGCAGGACTGGATTGAGGAATAGGGTTGATGTACCGGTTGTCGCCTGTCGCACTGCTGAACACGTTGAAGTAGCGATCCCAGTCCAACTGTTGCAGAAGGTCACTGGGAGGAACACCACGAGTTAGCAGACGGAACGATTTGGTAATAATGTCTTTATCACGTGCACTGACTGCCATTTAAAAAATCTCGCATTGGGTAAAGAAAAGAAAAGGTCGGGAGTTTCCCCCCGACCTGAGTTTACACAGTCACAGATGGACCAGTTGGCTTACCGTTGCTGTTGATCTGGAGCAGTTGCTCGTGGATCGCTTTCAGCAAGGCGTTCTGTTGTTCACCGAGCGGTTGCATTACTGCCGCAACTGCTTCACCCACTGGCTGCTGTTCCACTACAGGGGATTCCTTATAGCTCGGACCAGGCAGAGGCAGAGGCGTTTGATTAGGCTGAGTAACCTGATCGTAGGTTTTAGGCGCACCAGGCGACTTACCGTATCCTTCTGGCATCGGTTGTTGCTGAGGCGCTCTAGGAGCACCACCGTTAGGCAGAGGAAGACCAGTGTAGCCATCAATCGATGCAACAGCATTACCATTCACCAGCGGTTGCTTGGCATTCTCAGCAGCAGCCTTAATCATTTCTGGCGTAGCTACTGTCGAGGTGTCAGGTGGAGCAGAAGGCATGCCACTTGGAGCGGCTTCTGCCTGAGGTTCTGCACCTGTGCCGCCTGGTAGTGTGTCTTGCCCGTTCTCTTGGTTTGCGCCCGCCGCTGCAGCATACTTATCCGCTGCCTCTTTGGACTTAAACCCAACGTGCACGTGACCACCAGTAGCACCCGCTGAAGCTTTACGGTATTCGTTGATGATCAAGAAGTCAGCAGGCACCATACCGGCAGAACGAAGGATCTCGTTTACCACACCTACCGCTTGGTCACTTCCGTTAATACCGTTGGTCAGTGTGAAGTCCAACGCCAAGCCTACAGCATGCTTAGAGTTAGGCTTCTTGTTACGGTGATAAGCGTCGTTCAAAGCAGTGAACTGCTTGAAGTTCTGCACACGCGATTGAATGATGCTCGCCAAACGAGTGATAGCCGGATGAGACGGACCACCAGCAATGGTTTCAGACGACTTAAGCCGTAGACCACCGTTGTTAATCCCTACACCACCACCTACCAGTGAAGTACCTTCACCACCACCGCCACCATAACTACCGCCATCTGGATTACCACCCGGAGCGATCATGCTTGGAGGAGTTCCGTAAGCACTGCTGTTACGCAGGCCACCGCCAGGGGCTGCACCCATAGAAGGTGTGTTACCACCGATCATAGGAGCCGAACCGCCACCAGCACTACTACCACCAGTGCTAGGGGCACCACCACCATACATCGATCCAGCTGTCTGAGAAGCCGACGCGTTGGTACCCGCCGCACTTTCTTCATCCGCCTTCAACGAACCACTCTGAAGTTGCTTCAGGTAGTCAGTGTACAGCGAGAAACGCTTAGGCATGCCAGGCAGTTGGTTACCACCATTAAGACCTGTAGCCGCCGTACCGAAGTCACCAGATTGTGTAATGCTTTGCAACAGCTTGCTGTTCTTGTAGAAGTTGACCGCAATGGCCGCCATTACGTTTGGATCATTGGAAGCAAGTTCTGGTTTGTTCTCCAGATCAATGCCCAGCTCCTGACCGATCTTCGCATACTTCTCGCGACCCGTCAGTTGAACGAATCCTCGACCACGATACTTCCAGCCATCGCCGGGAGCTTTGTTGCCGAGAGACTGCCCTTTGCCGCCACCATAGACCGTGTTCGCAATAGCCACTTCGCCAGCCTGAATCAACTGACGAGCCTGATCAACGTTAGTGACTTCTCTGAAAGTCTTCACCAAGTTCTCAGGGCTAGTGTACTTCATGTTTTCAACAGTTCTGCTGAAACCCCCTGTTTCGTAGTTGGTCAGCGCCAGCATCTCAGCGATTGCACGAGGGTCAGTGAAGCCTTGTTTCAACATCTCGCGAATGATCAACTGCTCTGCTAGGTTCTTCGGAACCTTCACACCGTGGTCATCGCCACCGTCAGCAGGGCGAACCCCGCTCAAGTCCAAGTGACTAGTATCGCTACTGCCAGTCAGAGGTTTGTACCCGTACTTGTTCTCAGGCGTCTGATAAGCACCCAGTTGGTTATAGGTGTTACCAGTACCTGCACCACGAGTAGTGTTGGTCCCGTACATGCCGCCCAGCGCCACATCACGAGTGCTCTTCGCCTGATCTGCAGTTTGGGTGTTAGCCTGCTTCTCAGTGAAACCACCGCCCGTCTTGTGAGGGGAGATCGTGTTAGCCCACGCTTGTGTACTGGTTTTACCCGCTTCGCCTTCAGGGTCTTTCATCTTCGCAGTAACGGAAGCTTCACCCAGCAGATTCAACATCCGTTCGACCTTAGCCGACTTGTCTGGGGAAGTACCGTCTTTAAACGGAGACGCACGCACGTTCCAGATAGAGGTAGAAGTGTTAGAGAACCACCCCGAGATCTCTACCTGAGTTTCGATCAACTTACGAGCGATTTCATAACGAGCGGTTACCGACAGGGTCTTCCAAACTGCGCCCGGCAAACCTTTACGGTAGGCTTGCATTGCACTGATGTAACTAGACATGACAGGAATGAAACGATCACGGAACCAGAGGCACCAGTCGTCTGCATCACCTTTGTCCAATCGGAAGGACTCTTTGAACAAACCAAAGATGTCACCCACCAAACCCTTGAACTCGATCTTGTCACCAGAGATGACGAACAGGGATTCGCAATAACGCTCAAGCTTCAGCACCGCTTCAACACGCCAGAGCAGATCTTGGTCGTTACCGTAGCACGCCAGCCGGATACCCGTCAGCAGGTCAACTGGACGATCATCAGGGAGCATGTCCTTAATGAACACTTGAGCAACTGCTGGTGCCACTTTGTAGGTGGTGTTCAGCTGTTGCAACTGTCCGTCAATCGCTGCCAAACGTTTCTTGGCTTCTAGGCGTGCACCACCCGGATCTTTCTCATCGGCGAATGCCTTACGAGGATCGGCGAGTTGTGCTTCGAGCTTGGCCTTCTCTGCCTGCAATGCACCAGCACCCATGGCGGTGACTACAGTACCCTTATCCTCACCTTCAGTTTTGCGGTCAATGTAAGCGCGCAATTCTTCCAGCAAGTTGTTGACTTTGACGACGGTGATCTTCTCGCCCATGATAGGCGTATCAATGTCGATCTTGGCAACGATAGAGTAAGGATAGGGCATTACCCCTGCCAGAGTCTGGTGAGTCTGCTTGGCAACCTTCAGCACGTCCTGCGTCTTCGCGTCGTCGTAGTCCTTCAGGTTCTTGATCTTCACCACATCCAAACAGGCCATGTAGGTGAGGAACACCGGCTTGAAACGACCGTTGAACCATGAGTAGATGTCGCCCATTTGTTTCTTGTTACCGGGCTCCGTCACGAACATTTGAAGAACTTTATCCAGAGGAGCGCTCTTCGACAACGATGCACGAGCATTACCGATGACCACATGGTCAGTCAGCATTTCCTCGATTTGCAGGACCTTCTTCGCCAGATCAGAATCAGGATCACTGATACCGTATTGCGCCATCCGGATTTCGTACTGCTTACCCGAACCACGCGTAACGTAGCGATAGATCCCGTAGCCAGCAGCGGCGATACCCAACGCAGCCAAGGTGTAAGGGTTGAACAACAGAGGAGCCAGCATACCGGCACCTGCGGTTAATCCACCCCAAGCCATCCCTGCACCAGTAACGGCAGCAGCACCTAGATCGACACCCACCACACCCGCAACAGCAGCAGCTGTTTGATAGGCACCGTAAGCTGTAGCAGCATCTCCAGCGAACCCTGCTACCTTATCGATAGCTCCGCCTTCATCGATGACACCCGAGCTTGCCAGCGCATCTGTGGCCATGCCTACGGCCATACCAGCACCGAGCCACTTACCGCCACGCATCACACGACCGCCAGGAGTCTTGCGCTCAGCCGAACGAGCAGCCTTCTCTTCCTTGGTACGCTTCTTCTTCCGCAGGGTATCTGTAAAGTCACCCATGCCCTCACCAAGACTCCGTGTCTTCAGTAAGGTAAAGATCCCCTTGGCCACAGCTGTAATGCCCGTAGCGATCATTGGGAGCGTTCTGATACCGATGGTGCTGAACCGACCCAGACTTTTCCACCACGACTTGGCAAAGAACTTCGTGAGGAAGGAAGTGACACTGAAGAGACCACCGGTGATAGCAGCGATACCGCTACCAATCAAACCAAAAAGACCCATGCCGGCTTTCTTCTTGGCTTCTTTACCCGGACCACCAGCACCCAATGCACCTGCGATGTTGATGATGGACTCGTCACGCTTCGTAGCCAGTGCTTCCTTAGCCTGAAGTGCCAAGTCTGCAGCCGAGTTGAGACGGAGACCCTCATGGCCTTCACCTTTACCCATACCTGCCGCGCGCTGGTCAGCGAGTTTGGAGAACTCACGGAAAGTACCCGGACCGTTCTTGAAGCCACGGTCTTCTTCCTCACGACGAGCGATCTCCTCTGGCGGAACCTCGTTAGGAGGAGTTACTGGCATAGGTGGAACGACAGGCGCTACCACCGTAGGAGCAGAAGCTTCAGGAGGTGGCGTAGGAAGGCCCTTAGGACGGAACACCAACGGAGGTGTAGGCTTGGATGCAGCCACTGGTTTAGGTACCGGAGCCGAGGCTACAGTCGCTTCTACCGGTGGAGTCACAGCCGACGGAGTAACAGGCGCTACAGGCGCGGTAGCTGCAGCCGATTCAACTGGAGGAGGTGGTGCCAGTTCCTCATGGGCATAACCCCAGTGCTTCAAGAGCAGGTGATAGATACGATCCACCGAGTTCACGATAGGAGAGTAGTCAGCCTTGAAAGCGCCAGCCACTCTGTCCTTAGCACCCGCCATGTGAGGAGCGGCCTTAGCCTTAACCTTCGCCATGAAGTCCATGCTGAGTTTGCCAAACCGACGAGAAGCTTCGCCCAGCTTGTTAACGCTCACACCCATGGAAGTCTTCAGACCACGATCATAGTCTTCCTGAGTAATCAGTACTTGACCATCTTTATCGTAAACAGGCCCGTCGATCTCGTTCCAACCGTTGATCTGTACCGCGTAGCCGTCTTCCCCACGCTTCCAGTATTCACCCAATGCAAACTTGGTGCCTGCCAGAATTGGAGACTCGTCCCCTTCCTTGTACACGTCCATCTGGTAGAAGCGGGTGACCAGCTTATTCTTCAGCGCAATAGCTCGACCGAATGGATCGATGAACTTAAACGCCTTGATAGCCAGATCTCGTACTTTACTCAGCCCATTGAGGAACACTTCCTTGTTCTCTTTGGTGAAGAGTTTAGCCGCTAAACGACGAGCGCCGATAAAGACTTTGGTAGCGTTATCCCACACACTGCCGCTGATCTCTTTCCAAGATGTAATGATCGTGCTCTTGGTAGCGTCGTAGTAATCCTTACGCTGCAGCTTCCATGCCTCCAGAATCGGTTGATCAGAACCTTCTTCATAAAGGTCTTCCGAGTCCTCTGCTGCACGGGCGTTCGCCATACTGCGGATCTTGCCGTAAGCCAGAGCTGCCGCGGCACCACCACCGATCAGCGCTGCCGCTTTAGGGTTGTGGAACGCCATGGTAGCCAAGCCACCCAACAAGCCACCCAAGATCAGAGGTTCGTGGTCCAGGAGTTTGTCGACCCCATTGTTGAACATGTCCTTGAAGTTGGTTTCACGCAGACGATCGATGATGCCACGTTTTGTAGCGTTAACTTCTTTCTCTTCCTGACTCGATTCCCGCTTGCCGGGTTGGTTGTTGAGCATGCGAGTCAAGATATCGTTACGAGTACCTGCCAACGTGATCAGTTCAGCCACACGCTCGTTGAGATCGGACACACCTTTGCTCAGAGGAGCCATGTCCATCGCTTGGTTCATCGGGTGGTTTTGACCCAACCCAGCGATAGCAGCCTTCAGATCACCAATACTGCCTAGCGATTCTGTCAGCTTGTCCATCCCTTGCACTTTGATGCCATCAGGACCGACCTGAGAGTCGTCAGACGCTCTTTTAGGATCCGTGATAGGGCTCAGGCTCGGGTTGTGGTTACCGCCGAATGCACGCGACCTCAGAGGCACCAAGTCTTCTTCAACAATAGCAGGACGGTATTCGGGATTAGCGATGAAGTTGCTCATCGTGTTCCAGAACAGATCCATGTTGACATCATCGCGACCGAACTCGTCAGTAGTGATCAGACCGGCTTCCTTCAAAGCGTCGTAGCTACCGTTGCTTTTCAGCAGGTCCATCCGTTTGGTCATGTCAGGAACAATGTTCCCCAGACTACGGTTAGCATCCGCTACACCCACAACTTTTGCACGGGCCTTCTCGGTAGGCAACATGCCAGCCATGCCGATACGGTCGAGGTCAGTACCGTCCCTGAACTGGGTAATGTGGTCGTCGGTGATGTCGAACTCAGCCTTCATTGCACGGCGGATCTCGGCAGCAATCTTCGGAGAGGTGATTCCCTTCTCATCCAAGTTCATGAAGCGATAAGGAACGAATGCCTTGTTCTGGTCAGCGTCCTTAATCAACTGGAGCGACAGAACCTTCTTGGCCTCAGGGCTCAACCCACTGTTACCAGCGATGCTGTCTGCAAGGTTGTTAGCTGCTTGGGCGGCTGGCGCGAACTGGTTGTGGTCCAACACCAAGTTAGTAGCGCGGGCTACCTTTTGCTGATGGGTATTGAAACGGCTTCGGGTATAGTCGTAAGACCACGCCTTCATTCCATCATCACCAGTACGGAACTTCTCAATCGACAAGTGAATCTGACTCAGCCATTGCGGCAGGATCTCGTTCAGTGTGCGGTCGCTGCGACGAGTCCACAGTTGCTGCTCGTGCATGTCCTCCAGCGTACGCCCTTCCAGCGAGTAGCGAGAACCGCTGCTGTTCCAGGTGTTGCTGTAAACGTGACCCAGTCCTTTGTTAGCTGTGCTCTTCAGGGTCTTGAGGATGTTCCACTCAATCTTGCTGATTGGCTTCTTACCAGCCGGCAGGGTTGCGAGGTATTCATCATAGTCCACGACTTCGTTGTATTCGAAGCCGCCGTTGTAGAACTCGGACAAGCTGTTGGCTAAGCCTTCAGCGTTACCCGTTGCATAGGACGCAACGTTACCCAAGTCTTCCAAACGTTTGTAAGCATCTTCAGCCCACTTGGCAAAAGCAGGGAATTGCTTCTTGAACTTGCCGAGGTATTCTTGACCTTTGTTCGACTTGAACATACGCGGCAGGTTGTTGAGGAAGATCCCCGCTGCTGCGTTACCCAGCATGTCGCCCATGTTGATAGGCGCGCCTTCGGTCATCTCAGAAGCCATGCGCAGACTGCTGGCTACGTCAGCAATACCACCTACCGCACCTTCGCGAGCATCCTTACCGAAACGCTCATTAATGAAGTCAGAGATACCACCGAACTTGCTCTTGACCGTACTGAACACTTCATCACGCAAAGCTTTACGAACAGCCTGACTGTGAGAGGTCTTCTCGTAGTCGGACATCTTCGAGAACTTGCTGATGTCTTTCAATTCAGCGATGAGACGGTGCTGTGCAGCTTCCTGGAACTTGAAGTACTTAGCCTGAGTCAGGTAGGTACGAGTCGCCACGTTCAAATGCATGGCATCTGTACGAGCCTGCACACGACGCTGATGATCGAGCAACTGTTCCAACAACTGGTTACTGCGAACGACCGTACGGCTGATGGCGCCGATACCAGCGATCTGGCGACCACCAATCTCGTTCATCATGCCGATCGTACGATCGGCCACCATGGTCATCGTATCGCGTTCGAGCAGGGAGTTAGCATCTTCGTTCTGAAGTTGTGCCGCCACCTCTTCCTGACTAACGTCGCCACCCATGGAGGGGGCATCAGGGCCGCTCGAATAATCGCGCTTTTCCCAGTCACTGAAGTCGTGTTCTGAGAACTTATATAGCCCATCGGAGATTTTATTAGGGGTGCCTTTAGCTAACTTGTCCGCACCACGTTTTGCCAGGTACTGGAGATCCTGTACAGTTTGATAACTGTCCCCTTTAATTTCCTCCATGACCTCTTTGCGACGATCATTGAGTTGCTGCACGTTACTGAAGGCACTCAGCCAGGTGTTAGGCAGTGCCATCTTGAGTGTGTTGATTTTGGCGTCAGTGTCGCCGACGGATTTGCTGACGATACCGGACAAGAAACCGGTAGTGAAGCTACGGATAAACCCTTTCTTAGGCTTATCGAAATCGTCATCAAAGTCTAGATCGCCACCGAAGGGATCATCATCCCATTTGAAATCATCATCGGCCATCTTTAACTCCTAAGGGAAAAATTGTAATGAAACCCACGAACCTTACGTTACTGGACTTTAACAAGATTGTACCGGGCGTTTATAAACCCGTTACGTCCACTGACGCGTTTGAAGGCATGACCCAGAACCTCAACGACGAGGGGCTGTATTCCATCGAGATCTTTGGTAAGTTGGGCAGCAAAGAGCGCGACGAAACCGAAGCGTACATTGATACCAAGTTGGATATTTTCAACCCGACGTACTTCGGGGCACTGGCTCAAGTTAAGGGTCTCTACCTCGGAATTCTCAAAGGGACGGAATACGCGGTATGGGATCCGGAGACCAAGGATTTCATAAAATCCAACCTGCTGGAAGGCGAGACTGGGTTCAGTTTCTTTATTAAGCACTTTAACAAGTTGACACCGTCTACCACCGATTCCTATAAACGGAAACAACGGGTAGCCTTGATCAGCCGTTTCAAGCCAGTGGCGCTGGCGCCTAAGGTATTGGTGCCGCCTGCTGGCCTGCGCGACATCGAGTTTCAGCCTAACGGGGTTCCTGTTGAGCCTGAGATCACCGAACTCTACCGCAAGCTGTTGTTCCGTACTCGCGTAGTATCGTTGAGCAGCAACGGTGAAGATTCTGAGAACCCTCTGTACGATACTGTGCGTTGGGGTTTGCAGAACTCTTATAACGAAATCGACCAGTACATCTTCAGCCTGCTGGACGGCAAGGGAGGTCTGATGCAACGCCGGGTTTCTACTCGTGGCGTGGTGTCTGGTACTCGTAACGTTATTACCGCGCGTAAGGTCTCCAGACCGAATCTGTTCCAGACCAACGGGGTTGACCCTAACACGACCGACATCGGGCTGTATCAGGCTCTCCTGAACTTCCAGTACGTCTGTATCCATGCACTCCTCACTCGCTACCTGGAAAACATCTTCACTCCGGGTTCACAAAGTGTGAAGTTGGTGAATACTAAAACGCTGGAGTATGAATATGTTGAGGTGGCGCCTGCTGTCGTCGAGAAATGGTCAACGGCTACGGGCCTGACCAAACTCTTCAACGGGTTCGGTAACAGCCGTCTGCGTTCCAAGCCTATTATGATCAGCGGCCACTATCTGGCACTGGTTTACGATGATGGTACTGACGTTTGTGTCCTCAACGACATCAACGACCTGCCAGAAGGTAAGGACAAGAAACTGGTTACTCCTATCACGTATATGGAGTTGTTCTACCTGTCCTGTCACAAGACCATCATGGAACAAGTGACACAGCAGACTCGTTACCCCGTAATTGGTATCGGTTCGATTGTACCGGCTAAGGTTAACCTTCTGACTATTGAAGGCGCCAGCACTCGGAACATTCGTACCACTGATTGGGACATCAAGGAAACCTGCACTCGCTACCCGCACAAGACCGACAGTCCTGATTACTTCGACGCCATGTCGGTTGACCCTACTCGTGAAGCCGGTTACGACTCCGACCACGACGGTGACCAACTGAACAGCAACAGTGTCTGCGGTGAAGACAGCAAGGCTCAAGTACATGACCTGCTGGGCAAGCGCGAATACTACATCAGTGGTAGCGGTCGTTTCCTGTATGACCCTGTCAACGAACCCATTTTGTTTATGCTGAAGGCCGCCACCAGCGGTATGGAGGAATAACGGTATGCAGCAACCTATTGAACTGAGAGGCTTCTTGCAGTCTGTAGCCGGGTTGGAGTGGTTAGACCAACCCTTGGGTGTTGCTTGCCCTCTGGCTGCTGTGACTGGCAGTGAAGCATTGGCTCAGTACGCAATGTTCTACAAAGCGTTTGTACAACGCAAGAAGCAAGAGTTGGTATCGCCTAACTTCATTGGCATCGGTGAGATCATTCTCCCACGGGCTTCGTTGGTTCATTACTTCCCGGCTAACCCTCTGGAAGTAGGTCCCACTACTTCGGAAGCATTCATCAGTAACTATCCTGATGATGTGTTCGTCGAGTTCCCTACACACTTCACTCCGGTAATAGGTAGTGGGCGTGCGGTGGCCATTGAAGTCCGTAAGGTTATCCAGGGATATCGTGCGAGTCATTACACGTATAACTGGACCAAGGACATCGGTACCGTTTACAATAAAGACAAAGTGTTGATCGTCAAGACTTACGGTCTGATCGACAAGATGTGGGTTGCTCGTCCTTCGATGTTCATTAACTTCGAGCGACACTACAACCGTTATTCGATGCTGATGGATAGCATCAACGCAGAAGCTGTTAAGGGTAAGCGTAAGCAGTTCTTCCGTATTGACCTGCCGTTGCACCTGCCTAGCTTCAGTGAACTGTTGATCGATTACGATCACTACATCGAAAGCTTTAAAGACGGCATTCCACATGCCAGTAACAAAACCGTTCGCTTGACCAAAGCAGAAAGCTCGTATTGGTTGATGGACTGGATGGCCTACCTCTTCGGGGATACCGAGTACAGCTTGTTCGGCAAGTTGACTCCTGAAGCCATCGACAGCATGCACCTGATCTTTGCTTTCAACAGTCGTTCCTTGGTACTGCATCTGGGTACGCTGAAAGGCTGGTTGGACGAACTGCTGGAAAGCAAGTACGCACCAAAGGAAGGTAAAGGTCCCGAGAGTCATCGTGCAGGGCATCCAAAGCGTCTGAACGTGTCTAAGCGGGTTTACCTCGCATTGTTGAACCTCACTCGTGGTGGCATTAGTGAAGGAGAAGTTGTAAAGGAGGAGGAAAATGTCAGAGAAGGAGAAGAGGCCGAAGCGTCTGGCTCTGTGGCTGCAGCAGCGAAGGGATCTGAGAAAGGAAAAGGACGAGCATCCAGCGAAGGAGGAGGGGGCAAAGTTTCTGGCAAGATTGACACTACCCCAACTGTTTCTGGTGGTGGCTCTATCCTTGATGTTCTCGATCCTGTTCAAAGAGTGGACAGCGGAGATGCTGAAGGGACCGGACAAGAGGGAGACGCAAGCGATCCTGAGAGCGTTGAGGAATGGACATCCCATGTAGATGACACTCTACTGGAACAAGAGTCCACTGTTACCGAAACCTCTACCGCCAAGGATCCGTTCCCTAAGCTGGAGAGTGGTATCTCCGCAGCTCTTGAAGAACGTGCACGTGATGGTGTCCTGACGGTTGCCGAGCAACAGTTCTTCATGCGCAAGGGTACCCAAGTCTACAAGATCAAGATGGAGAACGGCCAGACGCTGGCTGAGTTCATTGAGATCGACGACAAGGAACTGAAGACCCTCAGCAGTGACGCCAAGATCGAAGGTAACTTCCCCACTATTCTCGATGAGAGTATGTTGGTGAGTCGTGCCAAGGTATTGAAGCAGGGCTATGTGGATAAGTTCCTCCACAAAGATACTGCTCGTATGGTTGTCAGTATTCAGAACGCCGGCTTCGCTCTCAACGATTTCAAACACACCATTGTTTCCGGTGTTGAAGGCTCCTATGACGTCTATGGGTTCCAAGTTCATCATGTTGACGGCGAACAATCGACTCACCAGATCCGCATGCCTCGCGTGGGCAAGGATGGTGCGTTCATGGTCGACGGCGTTAAGACCCACCTCCAACTGCAACGGATGGAGCTGGTGGTTCGCAAGATTGGTAAAGACAAGGTTGCACTGACCACCCACTACGACCGTAAGCTGATGATCTCTCGCAGCAAGAAGGTAGTAGACGACCTAGGTCTGTGGATGGTCAAGCAAGTCCTCCTGAAGGCCTCTGTGGCTGCGAACGGGATTACCTTGAGCCGTGGTAGCGGTTACAACAAAGACTTGGTCAGTCCGCGTATCTACAGCCTCTTTGCCACCAAGTTCCAATGGATCGCCAAAGGTGACATTACCTTGGACTTCCGCATCGACAAGTTGCTGGAAGAGTACCCTCAGTTCAAGAAGTACACCAAGCAGGACATGTTCCTTATTGGCGTGAAGGACAAGAAACCGTTGACCATCGACAGTTACGGTAACCTGTACCTGGACGAGAAAGAGTTCAGCACCATTGAAGGTCTGCTGGATATCCATGGCGCCAAGACTCCTAGCGAGTACGCCGTGATCAACATCAGCGGTTACCCGTTCCCGATGGGTGTTGTGCTCTGCTACTACTTTGGTATTGATGAGCTGTTAAAGGTTATCAAAGCGGAAACTCGCTCGGTGCCTATGGGTACCCGTCCGAAGTTGGGGCCTGACGAATATTCCATCCAGTTTAACGACGAGTATCTGATCTTCAACCGTCGTGAGAAGCTGACCACCTTGATCTTCGGTGGCATGCCTAAGTTGACCAACATCAGTAACTTCAGCCGAAGTGACCTGAACAACAAAGGCATTTGGGGTCCTTTGATGGGGGATCCGAAAGTCCGTCCACAACAGTTCTTGGAAATGAAGAACCTCTACGACATGTTCATCGACCCGATCTCCAAAGATCAGTTGAAGCGCATGGGGTACTCCACTTCCTTCCACCACCTGCTGATTGACGCTACGAAGCTGCTGGAGACCGATTACACTCGACACGGTGTAGAGATCGAGGAACAACGGGTCGTTGGCTACGAGCGCTTTGCGGGGCACATGTATCGTGAACTGGTGAGCTCTGTTCGTAAGTTCCGCAGTAAGGGCAAGGGTCGTAAGCAGAAACTCGACATTAACCCTGAAGCGGTGATTGTGAACATCCTCAAGGACACCTCGGTGAACTTGGTAGAGGAAGTTAACCCGATTCACCAATGTAAGGATCAGGAAGAACTGACCTTCGGCGGTACGGGTGGTCGTAGTGGTATCACCGTCGTTAAGCGTGACCGTGTTCAGTTGGACAGCTACCGGGGCATTGTGTCTGAGGCGAACAAGGACAGCGGGCAAGTAGGTTTCGTTACCTACCTGACTTCTGACCCTCGAATCGAAGACTACCGGGGCAACATCAACCTCAAGGAGAAACCTTCCTTGACGGGTATTAACTCGGTAACGGGTAACTTGGCTTTTGGTATGTCTAAGGACGACCCTAAGCGGGGGATGTTTACCAGCACACAGGCTAGCCAAGCGGTCAGCGCACAGAACTACAGCCCGAACATCAGTCGTACCGGTTATGACAACATCATCGCACACCGTACTTCCGAGTTGTACAGTAAGGTGGCGAGCGATGACGGTAAGGTGACTCAGGTTACCGACGACATGCTGGAAGTGACGTATGCGGATGGGACTGTCGACAAATACCCTCTGGGTCTGGAGATCGGTGAGGCAAGCGGTGAGTACCACCGACACACTCGTATTACCGATATGAAAGTAGGCGACAAGTTCAAGAAGGGTGATGTCCTCGGCTTCGACAAGCAGTGGTTTACTCGGGATATCTTCTGCCCTGGTCAAGTTGCTTGGAACGCAGGTCGTATGGTTCGCATTGCGTTGGTAGAAGACCAAGATACCTACGAAGACTCCATCGCTATCTCGAAAGAGATCATGGAAGAATCGGTTACTCCTTTCATCAAGATTAAACGCTTTGCTGTTGATGTCGAGCAAGTCGTTAACTTCCGGGTGAAAGTAGGGGATCAAATCGACTACGACGCGATTTTATGCGAAATCGAAGACGACCACCAAGTCGGTGGCGGAGGTGATAATGAATTGGCCAGTGATGTTAACCGGCTAGGCATTAAGCAAGTCCGTTCCACTCACCACGGTGAAGTCGTTCAAATCGATGTAACCTACAACTCTCCACTGGAGAAGATGTCCGAAGGTGTGCGCAAGTTCATTGTGGCTAACGACAAGCTGCGGAAACGCAAAGCCTCTATCGATAGCACCAAGTCAGAAACCGGTAGCGTGAGTAACAACCTCAACGTGAACAAACCGGTACTGGCTCCGGGCAAAGCACTCTTCGAGATCTACGTGGAGTCGATGGACCCAAGCACCATCTCCGACAAATACGTCATCGGCAACCAGATGAAGGGTACTGTCGGCAGTGTGATCAAGAAGGCTTTGATGACACGCGACGGGCGCAAGATCGACGTGAAGGCTAGCTTTAAAGGTATGTTTAACCGGATGGTTCTTAGCCTTCGGGATAAACTGGCGTCTAACGAAGTGACTATCCAGATCACTCGGAAGTTCATCGCTATTTACAGGGGTACCAATAAATGAACTACAGTACCGTCAACGGTGTTAAAGACATCCAAGTCCTGTTAAAGGAAGCGGCTGTCTACACTGGCAAGATTGACGGTGTCTGGGGTACTGGAACTCGGGATGCAGTCTTGAAGTTATTTCATGGCTGCCGTCTCCCGACTGCCGGGGGTCAAACGACCCTCGTTTCCATCTCCGCAGGCTCCGACTTCGCTGGTGCTAAAGATGGCATCATGGGCATTCAGAGCAATCTGAAGTTGTTCCAATTGTACACCGGTGCCGTCGATGGCTTGATGGGTCCCGGTACGTTCAAAGGTTTCTATGCTGCATTCGTCGCTTATCGTAAAGCGAACAAGCTGCCGGTCTATGACCTCGGCTGGAGCAAACGGGTGCCGGGCATCTTCACTCAACGTGTCAAGCAGTGGTGTGATGCCAAGGGTTACTGGGCAAACGCTGCACACGGTCTCATGGGCTGCATGAGCTTCGAGTCCGGTAACACCTTCAGTCCTTCCAAGCAGAACAACGGTGGGGCCAAGTACTTTGGTCTGATCCAGTTCGGCGATGCGGCTTGCCAAGATCTGGCCAAGTTCCTGAAAGACCCAAGCATCACTCTGGAAGCTGTTAAGGCTATGTCCCAGATGGATCAGCTGGAGTTGGTCTTCAAGTACTTCGCCATGTGGGAAAGCCGTGGCAAGGTTTACAAGCGCATGGAAGACTTCTACCTGACGATCTTCTACCCTGCCGCTGTTGGCAAGGCTCCGGATGAGGTGTTGTTCACCAAGAATTCCGCTGTTCCAATCATCGCCAAGTCGTACCTGCAAAACAACGGGTTCGATCTGGACAAAGATGGCGCCATTACTGTTGGCGAAATCTGTACACGTGTTTCCCAAGCTTACTACGACGGTCTGGATCCGGCTAACCGGAATATCCTGTCGGTCGCCGCCTAATCCAACCACCCCTTTAAAGGAGATCAGTCGATGACTGACAAAGCTTTGATTGACAAAATCATCACTGTGGCTAACGTCACAGAGTTGGTAAAGAAGACCGTCGCCAAACTGGGCCTGGAATTCATCGCACCCCTGGACGAATCGATCCAGGATGAAAAGATCAGCAAGGCCATCGTGGCTCGCACTAAAGGGACTTCGAAATGATTCGTGAATCGAGCATTGCTCTGGGCGAGCTGATTGCAGTTACCGGTGCCTCCATCGTTCCGACGACCATCATCGAAGGTCTGAACGGCGAATCCATCGGCGCCATGGCGTACACCGACGATTTCCGTAAAGAGATCGTTGCTACCACTTCCAACGGTATGCACACCGAAACCCTGGAAGCTGCAAGTGATCGTCTGGCCGAGATCATCCGCAACTCCATGAACAACATCCGCGACTACGGCGTTCCGCTGGCGTCCAAGATTGTTAACGCCACCAACCTGCTGTACTCGAAGGGCCGTCTGGAAAGTCTGACGACCGACATGTTCCGCGTCAGCTTCATCAACATCGACGATCCGTTCTTCAAGTCGGCGCTGTACCCTGCTGAAGTCCGCGACAAGTCTCTGTCGTATACCTCGGTTGATCTGCGCGGTCTGGAACGTCTGCAATTCGAATGGCCGGAAGACTCGACTGTTCTGAAGTTCATCGACTCCTCGCATCCTGACATGGTAGAGATCATCTCCAGCCAGGACGAGTCCCTGAACAACGCAGCTTCCTTCCTCAGCAACATCAACGAACTGGGTAACCTGTTCGAAAACAAGGACGGTGTGTTCGACTTCTCCAAGGTCAAGACCCTACGGGTTAACCTGCTGCTGAAGATGTACGTCCTGTTGACCAAGATGTACGCGAAAGAAGATCCAGTGCCTTGGCTCAAGGTTGGTGATCTGGCTACCTACCGTTCCTTCGTCAACCTGATGTGGAACGGCATGACCCTGTACCTCATCCACCTGAAGGCCGTAGTTGAAAGCTACAAGGCTCGCAAGCTGGTGCTGGTGCAAGAGAAGCCGGTGCGTCTAACCGACCATCCGAACAGCAACTTCAAGGACACCCGCTTCATGTCCGGCGAAGTGCGTGCGTACTACACCAACGACATGTTGGATCGCATCGACGCTGCTCACGTGAGCTTCGGCGAAATGATCAAGGGTTACTTCTGGGCGAACCTGACCGGCGGTAGTCTGCAACTGCAATCGGTGATCGACAACCCATCGCTGGGTGCTGGTCAGGCCAAAGAGTACTACGCTTCGATCCATGAGCGTCTGACTCTGCAATCGACCAAGCTGTTTGTGGCTGGCGGCTTGAAGGCCATCGGTGAGTTCATCGCTGAAACCCCTGCACTGGCTGCACGTGTTGGCGAGCTGCGTAAGAACAGCACCGACATGATGTCGACCTGGCTCCAGAAGAACTTCTACAGCGAGCTGGAAAAAGCCCATTACGTTATTGCCGACAAACTCGGTGACGGTGAAATGGCAATCGCTGAAGGCGAAGAAGATCCTCGTCTGGCAGTTGTGTTGTCTACTCCGCTGGTGCCTGTGTTCCTGCGTGCTTGCGGTGCTCAGATGGCGGCCGACATCATCGAAGACACCTTCATCACCACTGCTGACTGTGACAACATCGCAGACAAGCGTGAGCGCCTGCACGTGTCGGTGATCAACCTGATCGTCTCTCGTTCTTTGGATAAGGCATAACTCGGCATGGATGTTGAGAATCTCAAGCACGATCCGTCGATAGGCGACAAACTGTTCGACGAGTTGGAAGATGGTTCTGTTGTTGCTAAGCGGGACTTTGAAATCCATCTCCCTAAACGTTTTGTAGACAATGGAATGGCTACCGTTGAGGAGACAGTGTCGACAGTGGCTGTGCTGGGGTTGGTAATACCGGGGGAGTCCTACGCTTCCCTGGTAGCACTAATGGACATCACCCTAGTGCCGCTCAGTATCCGTGAAGTGGGTATTAAAGGGGTTCAGTATCTGGTTCTGGAATTCACCAAAGGCGACACGGTGATTGAGAACCGCAAAGTGATTCAGGACCCGAACAAGCCCTATGCGTTTTACATGGAGTTCCTCTACTACGCCAAGTTACCTTGGTATGTTGACGAAGACATTCTGTCGGCCTTGTTTGACAACGCCAGGAATGAAAGCGGCGCTGATGTGGGTAGTAGTCCCCAGGTAATGCGAATATTCACTTCGCTGATGTTTCGTGATCCAGACAATCTGGAAAAACCGTACCGGGGAAGTAAGGCAATGTTAGAAGGGAGACCTCCAGTAGTTGTGGGTCTCAACAACAGCGGTCTTTTGATTGATGGTACCTTCCCGAAACTGGGTGGTGGCTATATGAAAGATAACACCTTGGCCGCTATTGTGAACCCTGATACCAAAGTCACTGACTTGGAGAAAGTAATCAAAGGGGTCCCAACAACATGACGAAGATCATTACCTTCGGCAACACGATTCTCGAGGGCAGCGGTAAAAAGGGGATCTTGAAACCAATGGATCCGGGTGGTGCTTACTACTTGGTAAACGCCGGTGGTTTCAACATTCCCAATCGGGCAGGTATCGTTTACGGTTTCAACGATTACCTGAAAGAATGTATGCGGGAAGACAGCGACCTTAACCGTCGTGTGTCTGAAGGGCAGGTTCAGTGTGAACTCGGTCACCCACCGCAGTACTTCTGGGAAAACGTTGGTGGTCGTATCGTGCAAACGCCGATCACTGACATCTACCAGTGGATCCACCGTCTGCGTACGGTAATGGAACCAAACGTGTGTGGCGCTATCCGGAAGATCCATTGGGTCATGACGGGTGGCGATAAGGATCCGATCTACAACCAGATCGAAGTTCGTCCGTTCGGCGTGCATGGTCACATCATGCAAGCCAGCCTCGAAGATCCTGACATGAACACTGCGTTCAGTATCCGTACTGTAACCAAACCGCAGAAAATGGGGGAGCGTAACCGTGAGGTAGATTACTTCTCGACTTACGATATGGTGATTGAGCAAGGTATGCTGCATGCCTGCAAACACCGTACCGCGGGTCTGGAAGACTTCATGTCCTCCGCGTTGGTGGATTCGACCCCAGCGGAAGTGTCGACTACTGTCGATGAGTTCTTCTTCCTGTGCGATAAGCACATGGGTAGCGACGCTGCAATGGCTCGCTTTGCTGGCAACGAAAGCTTCGATCGTGTCAAGGCCATGGTCAATGACTTGAAGAAGCGCTACACCCAGGACAAACCAATTAAACTGGTGCGTTCGAGCTCGCTGTCGGTGTTCATGTAAACAACATTCTCTAGGGTCAAGGGCTTCGGCTCTTGGCTCTAGGGCTATGTTTATATTTTTCAACAGTGGTCGCATACCTATAGCCTAACGGGGCGCACACAATTTTTAAATGAGGAATGATGTAATGGATGATAAAACTCAAGCTGCAACCCAGATGCTGGAACAACTGTCCTTCGTAAACGTTCTCCGCGACACTCTGGGTTCTGCGAAGGTTATCGCCGCACTCCGCGACACCTCCAACAAAGAGTGGGACAACTGCAAAGACGCCAACACCGGTGATCACCTGATCAAAGGTATCTTCCAGAGCACCCAGAAGGGCGACGCAGTACGTATCTACATCGCCAAGGTCATGGCACAGTACATGCGCTCGGTCGGTGCACGCGCTAACGCATGGACCAAGAACACCATCGCCGCCGAGAACTTCACCAACACTTCCATCAGCAACCGTATCTCGGCCGCTGAGTTCCAAGAAGCTGACGAGCTGTTCAAGATCGTCGCTACTCGCCTGATCGGTTTCGACGACGGCGTGATTGACTTCGTTGTTGCCAAGACCCCTAAGGCCAAGGCAGAGGCGCTGGTGGTTTATCTGGCCTCTCGTTTCGATCTGGCTGAAAGTCCTGAAAAGGCTGCCGAGCATTACGCCGGTATCATCGACCTGTTCTCCGTCAAGTTCGAAAAAGACGGTTTCGATGAGCTGTACTTCCTGAAGACCGTCGGTCAAGTTATCAACTACTACAGCTACAGTGTTGGCGAAGAGCTGAAACTGACCAACCCTTTCGACGTGCTGGAAATGCTGGAGAGCGAAGCCGACTACGGCAACATCGGTGAGATGGGTACTGTGCTGGCTGGTGGTCCTATCGAAGTCATCATCGACAAGGATGACCCGGATCCACAGGTTACCATCGATCACGTGCGGGCGCAGTGGGCGAATCTCGACGTGCGTGTTGTAATGCCAGACGGTAACGTGGTTGAGTTCAAGAAAGACGGCAGTGTAGTGGCCAATGCTCAAGGTCCGGTGGAAGTTGTTGCAGGTGCTGATGAAGGCAATCAGATCCGTAGCACTCTGATCGGCTAACAAGCGTAAAAAGATTTCAGGTCTATATTACTTAGGGGAAGAGACAGACTAACGTCTGGGGGAACGTGACTAACACCTTCTCTTTCTCTCCCCCTTTCCTAATGGCACCCAAGAGGTTTTTTACAATGAGCTTGAACAACTCTTACACCGATTTCATGAACGCTGGCGTTAAGTCTCTGGTCGATAACAGCAACTACGACAAGGCGACCAACCACGTTACTTTCGATGCGTCGAAGTTGGAACTGCCAGAAGGTGTTACTGCGGAATCGATGCAGTCCCACGTCAGCGTGATCAACCAACTGTCCGCCCAAGCTGAAACGGCCGTAGCTGAAATCGCCCGTACTCAGTTCGCTGACAACAACAAGTTGACCACTGTTGACGGCACCCTGGACTTCGGCGGCTTCACCGTTAACTCCCAGCACCACCTACAACAGCAAGTCGGCGACGACTTCCTGTGGGGCATCAGCAGCACCGCTATCGACTACGTTCACAGCGAAGAGCAAACCAGCTGGTTGACTGAGCAGCGCGACGCAAGCGCCGATCTGGCCGCTAAACTGTTCGGTTAATTTACAAAGCAATATTAAACAGGAGTGGCCCGTATGCCATATGTAGAAGTTATCCACAAAGTGCCAGAAGAAGTGACTTTCCTCACAAAGAAGATCGCCACAAGTATCTGGCGCAATGCTGATAAAGCTACCGTGTTTCACGTAGGTGACTTTCACGTTGTTGTTAAAGGTTCAGGTGTTGGACACACCATTTCGATTTATGACTTCAATACGTCGGAAAGACCAATGGCCTCTTGTATGACGTTTATCCGTTACGTTTATACTTACGCCAGCAAGGGGTTCCTGGAAAAACGTCTCACTATTGACGTTATCCTCGATACACTCAGGCGACTTTCTGAGTTGACTCAATCGGACGCGATCTGACAATCTGAAAATACCTTAGGAATAATGGATGACTGAGGAGCAATCCTTGGTCATCCCTATGAGGATCTCGTTATGCCTGTTATTTTGGAAGATGGTAAATACGCTGGTTACGACGCAGTTGAATTACGCGCTGCTGTTAAGACGTTTAATGACCTGATGACGGAACGTAACAAACCGTTCGCTGTGATCAAGATCGAAGATGGTCAACCGGATGGCGGGCGTTTCCAGATCGAGCGTACTGTTGAGCACGTGTTGATCTATCGTGTTCTTCCTGTTGGTCTGTTGTACATTGCCAAGATGAGTATCGACGGCACCGAGGAAATCTACGGTGACGATCAGACCATCGGCGAAGCATTCGCTGTAGATATTTTGAACGATGTGATTCTGAACATCGACAAGGTAGCCACAGCAGGTTGATTGTGGGGCTAAGGAGAAATCCTTAGCTTCGCTTTATAGCGCATTTTCATTTTTCGTCGGTGCCCTATGTCCATCGTTATTCAAATTGACAACCTCTTTAAGCGGATGGCTGACGCCGGCGTAGTCAATATACCAAAGCGCCAGTATGCAGTACGTCACGGAACGGAAGATTTTAAAGTTCTCTTTGACAGTAAGTTAAAGAGAGCGGGTATCTGGATGAAGACAGATCACATCGATAAACCCGGTAAAGAGGTCTATATACAGGTCGCCAGGTTTTATCCGCGTTGTACGTCTTGGACAGGTACTCCTCGTACAGATATGTGGATGAACAAATTTGTAGCCGTCTTAGAAGCGGCTGAAGCGATTATTGTGAAGGAGCATCAAGATGGAAAGTGAAGTAGAAAAGCTTTTGGCTGAACTGGAACAGATGGGCATCTTTGATGTCGACTTTCCAGAGCAGTTGGTAGGGAGTGTTGTGTTCGCAGTTAAGTCTGATGAGCGCACTCTTAGCCTTCGCCGTTTGGTGGGTAGTGTTGCATACCCTGAGATCACCTCGCGTCCTTGGTTCACTTACAAGGCCTCTAACCGGGAACAGATCTATCACACTCAGGGTCTTGAAGAAGACGTCCTTATTGACGCGCTCACGCGGTTCCGTGACAACATGGCCGTGCTGATCAACCGCTCTTTGAAGTGCCGGTTGCGTCTACCTACCGGTCACCCTGAGAACGATCTGTTCGTCCGTGATAAAGACGAGTGGATAAAGCTTCAGCGGAATCAGGAAGCAGAGCCTCTGACGGCTAATGTTGTATCACCTGATGCTGAGCTGATGAAAACGTTTAACAAGCTCGTCGAGTTGGATGTCTTCAATCCAATGAACGGGTGTTTGCCAGTTGGTCAGTTTTACGTCCGGATATTCCCTGTTGCTCAGAAGCTGGAAGTTTACCACTTCCAAGACACCGCTTCGTTGTTGGCGAGCATCAAGCCAGACCTACAGATCTACTCCGACGCGAGTAAGTTCGGTATGGAAGAGCTGGAGAATGTCCTGAAGCACTTGTTAGAAAACCTTACCGCCCAGATTGAACCACGATCTTACAAAGAACTGCTTGCCGAGTTAGATGGTTTTGAAAGAAATAAAGTTGTTGGTAACCACTACCAGCCTGAAGATAATGAACCGAGCCCATTCGGTCCGCCGGTCAAACTCGCTACCGACAACCCGTGGGTGGTGTGGCGTCGTACTGCGCATCCTGAGTACCCTACCGACGGGCATGCTGCTCGGGACGCCTTGATTGCCTTGTTGATGAATGAACCAAGACGACCAAAGATCGACTTGGAAACCGTTCCATTCAACTTCGAAACGGATACTCATAAGCTTTCACTGGGATGGGTTATCCATATGTTCTACAATTTCGGCAAGCCGTGGGAAGAAGTACACTGCATCGGCATTGCCCGCCTCGACCAACACAAACGTTACTAACCTGGAGCAACACAATGATCCTGAAGTCTCTTCCGAAACATTCCGAAACCACTTACGGTGTTCACCCGGCCATTCTGGCTGAGATCGTTCGTGACAACGCGTTCACCCTGATGGCACCGGATGTTATCCATCAGGCCATGAAAGATCTGGATCAAGGTGTCATGGGTGCTGTGCGTTCCCTGATCGCCAAGTTCGACCTGCTGCGCCAAGGTATCGCGTACGGCCTGACCTACCGCATCGACTGGTCCAACCCAGTAGCCCCGCGTCTGCTGTTCCTGGTCTACAAGCGCAACAAGAAGAACGCCAACAAAGAGCTGCAATCTGTCTTCTCTCTGGGCGCCGGTGGTCACATCGAAGGTCTCGACCTGTCGTACCACCAACTCGATCTGGGTGGTGGTGAGTTCGAGATGACTCAAGCAGTCGACATGTTCGAATCCATGGAAGATTCTTTCGCTCGTGAATACGGCGAAGAAGTGACTCTGCTGGATCAGAACGGTAGCGACATTACCGATCTGGTTATCGACCCGCTGTACAACGACGGTTTCCCTAAAGTCGGTTTCGTGATGGACAGCAGCCCACTTCCAGGTTACGTCGGCACCATTCACTTCGGCGTGGTTTACGCTATTCATGCTGCTGACGCTGTCGGCTTCGACATGAAAGAAGAAATGAACGACGCGGTGTGCTGGGCTTCTGCAGATCAGCTGCTGAGCGATCCAGTCTTCACAGGCGAAGTTGCGTTCGAGCCATGGTCGCAAATGATCCTCGATCAGATCTACGATCTGGAAAAGCACATCATCGAACACTTCGTCCTGGAAACTGTTGACAAGGCAGCCTCTGCCGAAGCGACCACTTTCTAACCGGTCAGCCCTGCTCCTTCGGGGGCAGGGTTATTACCGCTACATTTTTGTTAAAAGGATTTTCCTATGAGCAGTAACCGTATTAAAGAACCAACCACAGAACTTACTGATCTGTACCACCAAACAACACGTGCTTTCAATGGTGGAGTGGATGGTGTGTTTGTCTGTGGGCAGTTGACTGTTGTTCTGGTTGAACGGAAACACTTCGCACCGGATATCTACGTATACAACTTCAAGCGTAGTCGTAAGCCGTTGATTGAACTGGGTAATGCTGGGCAATCTCTGTTGTTCCGTCCCTACTCGAAAGAAGGGGTGAACGGTGACAGCTACCTCAATGAGGAAGATATCCTCAAAGAGATGCGGTTGATTCCTAAGCTGATGAAAGAACGTGTTCGTAATCACATCATTCACGAGATGGCAGTTCATAGCGGGAACTAACTCTATGGGACAACCATGAGGCCCTTCTAATGTCTATCGAACTGGCGTCTAAAATTGAACAGCTGCAAATGCGACTGCACTCAGTTTGTAAAGAAAAGCAATGTCCAGTGCTCGCAGAAGAATTAAGCACCACGTTGGGACTAATCCCGGCGTTGTATGAAAAGATCCGTCACGGCGAACCCGGTCATGAAGCGTGGCTGAAGGATGCTATTGAAGCGCACTTCTTAAAGAAACCCATGCCTGATTACGTGGCGAAATAACGGAGCAGTTATGAAGGGCAAATTTGTTGTTGTTGACGGTCTTGGCGGGGCTGGTAAGTCCACAGTCTTGGACAAGATCGAAGCCTTCTGTAAAGATGGCGGTTTGGACTACGTTCGTACTCGTGAACCGGGTGGCACGTTTGCAGCTGAATATCTGCGCAAGCTGTGCCGCGAAGGTATTCCGGGTGATCCTGATAAACTGGAACCTATCACTCAGGCGCTGTTGTTTAATGCAGCCCGCGCTGAGAACGTCCAGAAGGTCATCCTGCCTGCGTTGCGGGCTGGTAAGGTGGTTCTGTGCGATCGTTTCGCAGACACCACCTACGCGTTCCAGGGCGGTGCCTTAGGTGTAGATCTGGGTGTGTTGCAAGGTATCCATCAGTTGGCACATGGTATCAACCCGGATATGACCTTCTTGCTGGACGGTAAGCCAGAAGTCTTCCTGCAACGTATCTCTCCAGAAGAGATGGCGAGTGATCAGTTCGATAACTTAGAGCTGACCAAGCTGAAGAACGCACGGTCGATGTATCTGACCATGTCGACGACGTACCCTGAACAGTATCGAGTGATCGATGCTATGCAGTCGCAGGAACAAGTGTTCGCACAGATCCTGCCGTATCTGCAAGAGCTGAAGAATCTGATGCGCCAGCGACCTAGCACCAAAGGTGTACAAGTCATTCAAGATGCGTTTCCTGGGGGCTCGGTAAGTATCAAACATACATCCGAGGTTTAAAATGTCTGCTGAAGACGAAATGATCGACAAGCTCCGTTTGGAGCAATACGGAAAGGTCTATTCCACGACCCCTCCGGAACGTCCACCGTACAACCCTAACGGGCTTAAAGAGAACCCTGACTTCGTCAAGAACTCTGAGCCCGCTAAGCAGTACGAGTTCGGTATGCCGTTGTCCGTACGCAAGTAAGGTGTGATATGAAACTCTACCATTACTCCAGTGCGCATTACGATCAGTTACAAAGCCGTCGTGTAACAGGGCTTCCGATGCTTCCGGGTATGCGGGTCTCTGACGATTACTTGGATCACATCTCAGTCTTCTTCGATCCCATTCCTTCTAAGCTCATGCCGGAGATCTTTTATAAAGGTCATCCGTTCTGGTTTAAAGGTCATGTGATTTACGAGCATGTGGTCGAGGTAGCTGATCTGGAAGATGAGTTCAACTTCCGCATGGTAGAGAGTGATCGACGGACAGAGCTGTTGGATAAGTTCTCTGAAGAGCACAATTGGGAAGATGACGATCCCAAGATCTTGGCCAAGTGGAAGGTCGAGGAGCTCAAGATGCAGCGCAAGTATCACGAGATTGGTTTTGATAAAGCCAGTCTCATTGCGTTGATTAAGACCCTACCTCGTGACGTTACGAAGTATGGGTACTTGAAGGCTAGATCCCGTGATGACTTTGACCTCGGTTACAACAAGTATGCTGCCAATGTTCCGCACCTCATGCTGTACGTGCGCACAGGTATCATACCGGTTAAGGAAGTGTTTGAGTTGACCATCGGTAGCGACCACCGCAAGAAAGTTGTGTGAACCACACTATAACCCCTCCTAGCCCGCAAAGGCTAGGAGGGGTTATATTTAAGATACATTTGTTTTCAGGTCTATATTACCAGTACGATAAAGACAATCAATGTCTTTCACACTCTGGAGCAATACCTCATGACTACTACTACTTCTTTCATGGCTGACCGTTTCGCTAAACTGCTGTCCAACATCGCTTTCGAAATTCCATTCGACCCTGAGTGGAAAAACGGTACTGGTTACTTTGACCATGCTGTTGATTGCTACGTACCTGAAGGTCGCGTAGTTAAATCGATCTGCCCTGACACTGAACGTCGCATCGTTCTGGTGGGCACTGTTCTGGGTACCGTTGTGGTATTCGAACGTTACACACCGAAGCCAGAAGCCAAGCAGGCATTCATCCTGACCTGGCACGCACCAAACGCGCTGAAAGGTTTCATCGGCGAGCCAGCACTGACTTCCGATGGTCTGGAAGGTATCGTGTGCACTTACTACCCGCAAGACAACATCAGCAAGCACGTTAACAAGCTGATCGACGCAGGTATCAAAGCACGTGCTGTTCTGGCTGAGAAGGCTGCTGAAATGGTTGCAACGCAAGTTCAACCAGAAGTAGTGACCTCGGAAACTCGAGTTCTCACTGGCTTCGAAGCAGTAGTCGCAGCAGTCAAATCGGTTAACGGTTTGGTGCTCGACGATCACCGTGGTAACGGTGGTAAACTGCAACTGTGCGGTGTGGCTACTCTGGACAAAGGGGATTCTTCTATCCCAGTTGCCCTGATCCACGATGACTACTTCTCGTTGAACGAAGTTTACCTGGACGATCAAGGTGTTGCTCACATCTCTACCCGTGCGGTAGGTGGTGTGATCCACACTCCAAAGCGTCTGAGCGTAACCTTGGCTGATGGTATTGCCAAGTACAACGACGAAGCTCGCACTGCCAAATGGACGTGCGGTACCGTAGAGAACGTAACAACGTTCTAATTACCTCAAGGTAAGGAGCAGGGGGATTTCCTCTGCTCTTTATTTTTTGGGGAGTCTCGTTATCTCTTTAAGACCAAGGAGCTTCAAATGAAAGTGTTCTTCTCTCTGGCGTTGATTTATCTGTTGGGTTCTTTCAGCAACGCCTTCGCCGATATTCCTGATGAGATCCCTGGTCATCATGAAGACGTGTTGTTGGATTGCAGCACTACGGCGAACAAACGTGTACTCGTTATGCGTGATCCAAAGACCGATACCTTCACGATCCTTTACGGTAGTGATCTCGTGCGCCCAGAACGCACCACAGTTAGACAAGGTAATGACATGGGTACTTCGCGTACTCTGTCTACTACTGAGTCGACTGAGATCCGAGAGATCTACGTATCGGAGCCACCCGAGTTTGTAACCGTGGGTGTGGTGGATAAAGGTGGCGTTCTCTCTGCTTACTACAGTGTGCAGAAAGACATCACCAAGATCGTTTCAGATAAGTGTGTTCCGGAGACGATTAAAAGCAAATTCGATTTCTCAGAGAACTTTCAATCTCTGACTGAAGTTGATTGACGCCGGGGAGGTTATCCTCCCCTCTTCGTCTCCTTTATTTTTTTGTTTAAAGGAGCAAGTTTATGATCAACCGTTTCCGTGCGGTAGACCGTAAGAATCTGGATACCTTTCAGGGGATCATTGAAGTAGCAGGTGGCTACGTCCCGTTGGACTTTATCTTCAAGATCTTCAACCACATGAAAAAGAATCCAGACGGGTATGATCATCATTGGTTGCTTAAAGCTCTCAGGACTGCACAGGACCTGTCGGATCTCCATAGCCTCCCAGAAGGCATGAGATCGATCATGTACGCCGTTACATTATTAATGGAGACTGGTCGCACTTACGACGGACAACACCCCCACGACGCTTCTGGGGCCTTTGCAGTGGTGTTCCTGAACGAGCACGCGGATGCTTTCTTCACGGATGAGGAAATCAAGTCTATCTTTAATTGCTGCCGACGAATGACCCTTACCAACATGCGTCCTTCAGTGGACACTCAAATCGCCGTCATAGCGCAGGAGGTGCGGTTACTTGCAGATGTGTTTTATCCAGATCCAGCGAAGCTCGTTATCGACTTCGTTAAAAACAATTCTACGCCTAATCTGACACCTATGGGACCCGATCAGTGGTGCCAAGAGTTGGCAGAGCACTTTGCAGAAAAGTATGGTCGGAAGGGAACGGCTTGGAAAGCACTCCCGATCATGGTTCTCAACAACAAACAGGAGCAGCTCCGGAACTTCCAGATTATTGCCGATGACCGTGGAGCCATCGGTGATCTAGTGAAGAATAACTACAATCGAATATTCGCTAAAAGGTAAATCAACATGGTTGATTTCATCATGAATCTGGCAGTGGGCGTTGTCTGGCTTACGATAGCTGGGTTGCTGATTATTCGGCGCAAGGAAAGGCGTGGGTTGCGTTATGGCATTAGCCTACTGGATGACGGTATGGAGTTCTGGTACCGTCTAGGTGTGTATGCTGGAACCGTCAGAATGATCCGTGATGTTAACGTTAAAGTTCCTCAGCTCGATGGTCACGTGCTAGGATGGGAATGCAAGTTTCCTACATGTTTCACTAATAAGGAAATGTGCCAGTACATCTGTGTCAACGCACCGACTGCTGTGGATGAGAGTGCATTCCATCCGACAGACCTGATGATCTTTAATGAAGTCGTTAACCGGAACAATAACGGGCTCGTTAGTATCTACGGTCAGATCTTTATCTACGACAATAGCGACTATAAGCCGTTTGAAAAATGAGAAGACATAATAAACCCCTACCCCATCCGTGAGGAGGGGTAGGGGTTTATTACTTGTTTCAACGCTCGGGTTATTAGCCCAAGTATTCCGTGTTGGCCACGGTTGCTTTCGAGTTGGTCATACGCTCGATGGTACCAGCGTCGCTCAGACTCTCCAGGATCGCGGTGCGCTCTTGGAAGCCAGGCGGTGCAGTGATAGCATCAGGGTTGTACAACGGCAACAGCGCGAGCATTTGACGGGCAATGGTCTTGACCGCCAGGGTGTCGAACTCAACTACACCGGTGAATTCCATCTGGATTTGACGGATGGTGTTTTCTTCCGACTTGTTGCGCTTCAGCTCGATCGGCACGGTGTTAACCGGCTGACCACCAACAACGATGGCGGCGTGAGACACGTCCTTCATGTTGCGGGTTGGCTCGAAGTAGATCGCCGAGTACGAAGTCTCGTCGAGCAACATGTCTCCCGGATCGTCGAGGATGACCATCTTGGCGTTCAGGATCTCAGGATCCATCAGGCCCCAACGCGACCAGATCTTGATCATGTTGGTGAAGGGCTCACCTTCCACGTCGTAAACAGTGTGCGTTACCGCACCCAGGCTACGGGTAGCGCCGACCGGGATCGACATTTTGTGGCCGGTCCATTCCATCGCGCCGAAGTTAACTTCGGTGGAGTCACGGAGACCTTCGAACGACTGCGAACGGTTCTCGAAGAAAGCCTTGCAGAGCGAGTGAAGCTTATCGCCGCCTGGCAGACGCGAGAACATTGCAGGGGTGCTGAGAACGATGCACCAGGCTTGTTGCGAGACGTGTGGCTGAGCCGACATGTACTCGAAAACGTTGCCGGCCCAACCGTACATGCCGCCGTCGTCACCATTGATGACGGGACGGTTTTCCTGGTCCATCGCAACAACGAACGGATCGCTGGCGCTGAGCAGGGTATTGTCAGTACGGTGAGGGTAGTTCGTGTTCGAACCAGCGCTCGACTTGACTGGAACTGGGGTGGTAGCCATTGACTGCTCCTTACGCAGTAGTCAGATCTTCTTCGTTGTACGCGAAGAGATCCAGGTTCATCATGTACTTACCTTTGTTGAAGTAAGCGTGAGCGATGGTGTTCATCACAGCGCGACCGCCCGGTTGGGTTTCGTCGTAAGACGGGTCGAACGTGATCTGACGAACCAGACCACCCAGTGCATCGCGGCATTTACGCTCTGCGTTGTCCTTGAACAACGAGATGTATTGGCCGGCCGACAGCGAGGTGTCGCCGCACAGGCTGTTCCACTCGTCCTGAGCGATCTTCTCGATGCACACGCACAGGAAGTTGGTGACCAGGTCTTTCAACACGGAGTCCGGGTTGTTGTACACGGTGACCAGCGCTGGGCGGAACAGAGTTTCAACGTTACGAGGGCGCAGAGTCACACCACCGTTGTTGAAGTTGTCGTTCGCAACGAAGTCTTCTTCGAACTCGATGTTCGGGGAGTGCATGGTCCGCAGGTTGCGGTTGTCCTTGCTATCCGGCGAGAAGGCGGCCGAGATCGTGCCACGGGAGTTACCGGCGAACAGGGCGAAGGCGTAAGCCAGGTCCAGGTTACCGGAGAACGCGTCACCAGTACGCTCGTCGATCAGGTACGCTTCGATCAGGTTGATCGCGGCGCGGCTGGTAGGGGTACCCCACTTCTCCGACTCTGGGTAGAGACGGCAGGTAGCTGCCAGCGCAGTGAAACGCGAGTAGACGTCGGCCAACTCGTTGGTCTTGCCCGGTTCCCAGACGGTAGCATCCGGTACCACGATGATGTCCTTACGGCTGGACAGCAACTGGATAGCCAGATCCTTGACTTCTTGGGAGAAGCCCACGTCCCACCAGAACGACTGACGGTTACGAGTATAGTTCTTGGTCTCGGTTCCGGCCAAGTACTCGGTCATGTCACGAGCGATCAGGTAGTTGGTCGCTTCCCACGCCTGAGCGGCGGTCAGCGGGTACTTGGCGTTGGCCAGTACGTTGAACGGGTCATCCAGCGCAGGCTGGTCGATCCATGCAGGCACTTTGCCATCGTCACCTAGGAACGGAGAGATACCGCCCGAAGCTTTAACAGCGCCCGACATGTCCCATGCAACCGAGCTGCCCATTTGCAGAGCGTAGTACGGAGCACCGGTGTGGTTCTGGCAGGTGAACGGGTTCATCTGCTGGAATGGGAACTGGCTGACTTCTACCAGAGTGCTGTTGTTCGGCTTTTCGATGGCGTACATTGCCTGGCAGAGCGAGGTAATGTGGTCGTCGTACGAGTAGACCGAGTTGAACGGCTGCTGAACCAGGTTAACCTTACGGTTAACGTTGGCGCCGGTGAACTGGCCGAAGCCGTTCTTCAGGCTGAACTGCTGCAGACCCTGTTCGGCTTTGAAGAGGGTGTAGCTCACGGATTCCAGACGAGCTGGAGTCTTGGCGTAGGTACGAATACCTGCTTCGCTCTCGGTGAACATCTTCAGGTCGAACGGGAACACGCCGGTCTGGGTAACGAAGTCGGCAATGGAACGCCAGTTAACCATATCGTTACGAACACCGGTCACCAGGCCGCTGCGGTTGTATTCGTCGCCGACGCCAGCAATAGCTTCGTACAGCGGGAACACCACAGTTTCTGGGATAGCTGGAACGTCGCCAACAGCAGGAGTGCCTGCGATGGTACGACGAGTCAGCGCACCGACTTCTTTGGTGGCTGCGTCCGGATCAGGTTTGATCTCGATCTGCAGGCCTTCGAACTCTTCGCCGGTTTCAACTTTGGCACCGGTGTTGTCGCGAACGAAGTTACCAGCCAGGTCACGCTGGTAGTCCTTGATGGTCACTTTCTGCACGAATGCAGACATAGCAACGCGGGCTACCTTGGTGTTGGCGCTGACGCGGCGAACGCCGATAGCGGATTGGCCGCCAGCGATCAGTTGCTGCAACAGCAATGCGTTCGGGTTGTAGTACGGGGTATGGTGGTCCAGTACGTTACCGAAAGTACGAATGAAATCCGCAGTACTGATCCAGCTGGTACCTTTATCACTGGCCAGTGGGCCCTTTGGCGTGATCATGGTAAGAACAGGAAGGTGCAGCGGGAACGTGGGTTGGGTGACGTTATAATCCGGGATCGACTTGTCGTTGATACCGTAGTTATTCACCTTCCCCGGGATGATCTTTTGAAGAACAGTCATGGAGAACCTCGTGGATGTCCTGGAAGTGGGTCCTGAAACAATCGTATGCTAGCCATTTCTGGGCCGTACAGTGTGTTATACCACTGGCACATAACATGTTATTTTTAGAGGTTCCTCCATGCTGATCAACGCCTATGACACAACTGCCGGAAAGCCTTATCGGTCGACGGACAAGATTGAAAGCACAATTAAAACGTTGCATGTTACTCGCAACTTGACCCCTACCAAAAAGCCGGGTGTCTTCGTTATCACCAATGAAGAGGCTTATCCGTTCCCGGTATTCGCTTTCCCGATCACCATGGAAGCGTTCAACCGTCAACTGATTACTGTTTACGATGAGCGTCCTTTCCGTAACAAGTCGAACGCCATCGTGCATGCCAACGAGGTGACCATCTCCCGGTTGGCTGCGTTCCTGCAACACGACGTAGCAGAGGGTAACCTGACCCCGCTGAAGAACTGCCGACTGATTGCGACCAAAGCTTTCTCGGAAGCACTGGGCAGCAAGATCGTTCGTAGTGCCGGTTTGGAATCCAACGAAGCACTGACCCTGAAGATCCTGTTGGCCTACTACTTCCTGTGCCTGAGCGAGAGCAACAGCACCGACCTGACACTGGTGGGGATCAACGTTATCCGTTCGATCTTCGGTAGCGAGAAAGGTTACATCCTCGGTGTTATTGAAGACCTGCCTCGTCTGGCGACCCTCGTTGACCTCCAGGAAGCTATCCTCAGCAACCCAGTGTTGTACAAACTGAAGGGCCTGACCATGGGCGACTTCTTGGCTGTGGTCGGTGGTATCAGTTTCAGTTCGCTGGGTAACAAGATTCTCATGGCTGCGGCTGAAGCACCTTGCTTGTTTACAGCAATGGTGTATGGCGTGGCTCGCTTCAAGGTTTACAACAAGACTCCTCTGGGGATCGCTCTTGATCCTAAATATAACAAGGGTGTTCTCGAATCGTTTACTCAACATATCGATTACACCTACGACCTCAACGGGTAAACAACATGGGTATTCGTGGACCGGAAGACAGTACTCCGTTGGTGAACTACACGGACTTTAACCTTTGGTCGAATCCGGAAGAGAACCAACAGTACCAAGTCGAAATGAATCGTGTGACCGGAGACTTTGGCGTAAGCTTTAACTTCGGGTACATGAACAAGTGGCGAGTCCTGCCGAAGAAGAACACGTTTTACCACGTCTACTCTATCGGCGGTTTGTCCCCAGGTTTCTGGAACTTCAAGAACACCATCCTCGGGCGTAACCCGCTGGACCGTTGGTGTAATGCTGCGTCGTTGGCGAAGGCTCGTGGTATCCAGTTGGATATCTACAACTCCAAGGGCTACCAAGCCTCCCGTGGTCACTGCTGGATAATGGTGACTTACGACGGGCTGGTATTGATCGCCATCGAGAAGATGTCGCAGTATCCGATTGATCTGGATTCGCACATGCACTTCCGCTGCTACACGCCGAGTGTGTTGGTGGATCTCAGTCGTCTGCTGCAAGGTGAAGTCAACAACCCATTCACCTACGAAACCATGGTCTACGAGAATGCGGGTGAGCTGGCTACACTGATGGCTCGCTACAGCTACTTCAAGGCCAAGCCGGGTTACACTGGCGTGTACTACAACGGGGCGTTCTTCAATGGTGCGCCTAACGCCATCCCCGGAATCAAGCCGGGTGACATCGTTGAGTTCTGGCATGACCCTACGGTGATTCGCACCGAGATCTACCAGTACAAGAACTTGGCGGACTTCTACTCCGATCTGGACAAGAAGCGTAAGGTGATCCTGCACCCTGCTAAACGTAAGGGCGACTTCACCATCCGTTACTTCGATGACAACGACTACTTCTTGGTAGGTCCAAACAAGAAGGGGTTGTATCTTCATCGGAACAGCGAGACCACAGTTCGTCAGTTGACTCATGTTGACGTGTCGATCGCTGCGGACTACATCGAGTCGGCTGCCGCTTACCATCCGGACTTGTCGGATACCGACAAGATCAGCATCATGATCATGGTTCGGAAAACTGACTGGGAATACAAGTGGCCGAATGAGCATCATCGCATTCGTTACCTGTACCGTTTCCCAGACGCCGATATCATCAAGGCGTTCACTGGTGCTCGGGCGAACATGCCAGAGTGGACAGCTGCAGGGCTGGAGACTGGGGCTACAATGGGTCTGCTGCGTCGTCAGTGGGGCGAGATCAAGAAGGATGATGCAATCCTTTCGACCGGCTACAACGCGGCTACACGGGTGCTTAGCGAGACTCCTCTGCGGGCTACCTACTTGCTGGGTCAACGCGGTATCGAGATTCCAGTAACCTATCGTCCGTCCTGCACAGCTTGGGAACACGATTCCAATGGCAAGCTGCTGGGCTTCTGGAACATGGTGGGCAATCGCTACTATGCTCCTCGCAGTCCTACCTGCGCCATGGTCGAGTTCACCATGGGTGAGTACAGTCGCAAGCTGGACACCACTGTTACCAATCAGAACCTACCACTAGAGGCTGATTGGGACTACCAAGTCTACACTTGTGCATGGAGTATCGTGCTGGGTGAGCTGGTAGGTGAATGGACTAACGTCACTGACGATAGCACCATGTATGTCATCACGGATGGGGTTCTGACCTGGAAGGGGCTGGATAAGGTCAACAAGCGCGGGATCATTATTTCTAACAAGAAGATCCTCGCTTATCAATTCCAGTTGAACCACCTTGACCGTAGCTTGGCGTTTGCTCTGACTGAGATCTACGAAGACGGCGGTTTGTTGGCTCCTGTGACCTTTGCCCAGGTTGATATCTGGTTGAACGGACACCCGCTGATCGATAAGGTAGATTGGATCTATGACGACCAGTACTGCTACATCAACAACAAAGAGTTCTTGGTTGACGGTCCTCAAACGATCACTGTACGGGCGCACGGCCTCGGTAAAGATGTGGTTGAGCCAAACACTGACACCGAGCTGGGATATGTGGATGGCGGCGTTATTGGCCGCTTCAATCGCTATAATCTTCGCGGTGATCGAGTTACTCGTACGGTTATTAATGGGGCCCTTTACCTGACGGATGAAGTTCCCCGGGCCGAGCGTTCTATTCCGGATGGTCAGTGGAGTGCCTTGAACGGTCGTCCGTACATGGTTAAACACCAGTACTGTCCGGTCAAGTATGTGGACCCTGTCCACAGCTACCCGTACCGTGCTCGCAGTCGTGAGGTCGACCAGCGTGTCAGTGACTACATGACCCTGTGGTTGCCTAAGCCTCGTACTGCCGCTGAAGAGATCACTTGGGAATCGGCATCGCTGCCGGCGGGTTCTAACCTCCCTGCGGTTCCGAACTTGCAGGATAAGTATCGCCTGTACAGTCCGTTCCTGAACGTGGTGGTTAACGGTGTGCTGAACAACTTGATTCCTTTGCCTGCAATGGGGTCCGGTGAAACAGCTTACAGCATGCAAGACGTTAAGGATGCTGTGGCTCCGTACATCTGGTGGCTGAAGTACGATCCTGTTATCCGTAAGTACGACCGTCGTTACTTCGCGATTACCCCGTTTGCAAACTACGGTAAACTTACCGTGTCGGATAAAGAGCTTATCTTCTTCAAACAGGTCAACGATTTGTACCTCGAATCGGTCTGTGTGATTGAAGGTTACTTCGAGGTGAACAACAATGTTTGACCAAACCCCCTTGTCCTCCGCGGTTAACGCGGTAGCAGGTACATCCATCAGCCCCATGAACACCGGGGAGCGAAAGGTTCTCCACTACATCGAGAACATCTTCGACCCGGATAAACATCCGATTACCGACCTGACCAGTTACGTGGTTCCTCAGGAAGGTGAGCTGGTGTTCGACGTGGACAACGGTATCATTTACCGTGTAGCCAATGTTGCTTGGCAGTCCACTCTGAAGTCGACGCTGGTGCCGTGGGAATTCACGACCACTGCTGGCGCTGGCACTACTGACCAGGATTACATCTTCGGTCTGCGTGGCGGTCCTCAGAACGGTGAAGCCCTGCTGGCCATCGACTACAGCGTACGTCCTAACGTCGCTCGTGTTGATTCCACCATCATGCGTCCAGGTGCTGCTTACGGTCTGGTGTATCTGGGTTCTGCTGCTGTCGATAGCAACATCATTTCGGCACAGTACGACTCGTCGCTGAACATGGTGAACAAGCAGGTGCCTACCAAGCTGGCTGCGATCAATGGTTATGATAACAAAGCGATCATGACCACCGGTGCATTCAGTGTGACCAAGAACGAAGAAGCACTGCCTGACGGCACTCGTTGCTGGTTGGTGTTCTACGACATTGCTGGTGAGTACATTCCTCCAGCGCAGCCGTTGATGGTACAGCACTCGGCGTACATGAAAGATCACCAAGTCGGCGTCAAGTACGTCACTGGTGTGGAACTCATCACGCCATGGTTCACCAACATCAGCGATCCGGATCGTATCATCGTTCCGATCAACGTTGCTTTGGCTACCGTCGAGTTCCGTGCGGTTACGCATTACTCCGACGGCAGTACCTCGGCGCCAGCTCCGGTTAACAACGGCGAATACTCGCTGTTTGGTATCTCGGAATACCGTCCGAAGTTCCCGGGTCAAACGGGTGAGCTCACGCTGACCAAGAAATTGGCAGCCAACGAGCAACACTACATTGCCAACCCTGGCAACCCGAACTTCGCTCGCAAGAGCTACACCATCGAGGCCGGTGCGTCGAAGGGTGCTTACTCTCCGAAGATCTACACGTACCCGCAATGGGATGCGACTCTGGGCGGCTACCGTCTGCAGCACTTCCTGTACGACTTGGATCGTCGCACGTTCACCGAGGTTACTGCGTTCGTCAAGTACAACGACAAGTCCCCGGCGTACAAGCCATCCTCGTACGGTCTGTCTCAGCCGTTGATCTTCAACCTGAACCTGAAAGATGTCAACTCGACGTACGAAAGTGTGATCTTCATCCAGCACACAGAAATCATCCTGTTGAAAGACATCAACGGTCCGGGCACTCGCTGGCAGGTGAACTTCTCTTACGGGAAGCCGATCTACAGCGCGTTGGTCGCTGGCGTGAAGGGCACTGGTGCGGCTACCAAGTTCAACATCATGAACGGGTTCGACTCGTTGCCTGAATGGCTTGACGGCATGTACCAATCCGTTTACCCGGCTTACGACGTGTGGAACGAAGACAAGGCGCCGATCCCGACGCACTTCGACCTCATGCACGAAGACGGTCGTAAATGGCGCTTCGACATCGCGGTTGCATGGAACAAGGACAACGCTATCAGCATCTCGATGCAGAAGGGCAAGACCTGGTACATCGACTGGATCAACAAGAACGCTTCGGGTACCGAGCTGCAGTTGGGTCAGACCGGCATCACTGTCGAACTGATCTCTTGATGTTATACAACCACCCATCACTGGAGTAGAAGTATGACGTCGTCTGTTAAAGCATCGGCCCATTGCGCTGATAACAAGGAAGTTGTGGTTCGTGTGATCAACATGGCTACCAATGAGCAGCTCGAAGAATTCGTTCTGCAAAACGGTGAAGTCAAGGAAGTTTACGTTTGGGATGAGCGAGCTGTCATCACTCACGAGCGTCCAAAATCGGTTGAAGCTGTGTAACACCGTTCTAACAGGCCAAGGGGTAACACCCTTGGTCTGCTTTCTTTTTTGTCTGATGTATATTTTTAACGGGGATGATTCATGTCGGAAACCACTGAGATTCCCAATCTCAAGTTTGCTAAGGATCTGGTCAATTACCTCGGCTGTCAGAACCTCCCTAAGGAACTGATTGACGATCGTAAGAAACGGGTCGATTGGGAAAAGCGTACCGAAGATGAGCTGACCATGGCTCACTTCAATGAAGATAGTTTGTTCAAGATCAAGACGGTTCGTTTCCTCAAGGACTTCGCTCGTTACAAAGCGGCTCCTGATCTGAAGACCACCAACACCAGCTTTCTGCGTACCGCTGAGATCTTCCGTCAGCAAGGGATTAAGAACTATTACTTCCTGCTGCAACTGAACAACCCGGCACTGGTGGGTGTGGATCCGTATGACGAGAACCTGACCCATGACCAGAAGCTGATGGTCATGCACGAATGCGAGACCAACTTCTGGTACTTCCTCCGTGAGGTGTGCAAGCTGCGACCTGATCGTCAGTTCTTGGCTAACCGGGGTAACATCAGTTTCATCTGGAGTTACCTGAACCACATCACCACGTACATGATCATGCCTCGTCAACAGGGCAAGTATCAGGATGACAACAACAAGGTCCGGATCAAGCCTAAGGGTCGTGCTGATACACCGGATGACATGTGGGCAAAGATTGGCAGCCTGCAGTTGGGTGATGAAGTTATCGACCGTTACGGCAACGTGTGTAACGTGATCGGTGTACACCCTCAAGGGTTGAAGCGACTGTACCGGGTTTACGCCAGTGACGGTCGTTACGTCGATGCCGGTCCTGAACATCTGTGGACAATGGGTGACCATTCTCGCAAGGTTAACGAAGAACCGATCTGGGATGACTACACCACTGCTGAGATGCTGACCAAGCACAATCAGAAAGTGAAGATGGAGTTCCCCCTCATTGATCCTGAGTTGGGCAAGAAGAAGACCTTGGCTATTGACCCCTACGTCATGGGGACATTGGTCAGTGGTAGTCGTGTTGGTGGCAAGATTGTTATTCGCAAGGTCTCTGAACAGGCGGACGAATACATTCAAGCCAACCTGCCTGATGGGCTGGAGCTGATTTGCAAGGGTAGTCGTCGTACTATCCAGATGATCGAAGAAGGCAAGGAGATTGTCTTCGATCCAGAGATGGGGGTTCCCGCACACTACCTCGAAGGGGCTCTGCAAGACCGCCTAACGCTGTTACAAGCGTTTCTCGATCAAGGGGTCATCACTGAGGAGGGTGTGGCGTATCGTTCTGCTAGCCGCATTATAAGCGGACACATCCAATACCTCGCTCGTGGTCTTGGTGGTACTGCACTCAAAGCAAACGGTAAGGTGACGGTTACCCTGCCTAACACGCTGGGTTACTTCAAGTTCAAGCATTCGACTGAGGATGAGTGGACCTTCCCTAACCAGTTGTTCGTGGATCGCATCGAGTATCTTGGTGAAGCACCTTGTACTTGCATTGAGGTGGACAACGAGGAGCATCTGTACGTTACCGATGACTTCTTGGTTACCCACAACACTGTATCGGTGCAGGTGATCAAGTTCTGGTTGACGTTCATCATGGGTCGAGGCTACAAGTCTCACTTGGTTACCCTGAAGAGTGATAACCGGGCTCAGTTCATCGATGCCATCAAGAAGATCCGAACCTGTCTGCCGAAGTATCTGGTTAACCCAACCTACAAGGACAAGGACGCAGGTACTTACCTGACGTACAAAGCCTTCGGTGACGATCAGGTGAATACCCTGACCATCTCCGTACCACAGATGGGTGAAGCGGCTGCAGGCGACTTGGGACGGGGTCTCACGGTAGGTACCACAAACTACGACGAACCGGGATACATCTCCTGGATTGAGTCGATCATCAACGGTTGCTCTCCTTCTGCTTTGACAGAGATGGAGCTTTGCCGTGAAGCGGGTATTCCGTACGGGATCAACTACATCACGACACCGAACACGACATTGCATCCAAGCGGTGCGTTCATGTTCGAGAAACTGATGTCCTCGACGGAGTGGCGTGAGAAGTTCTTCGACTCGTACAGCGAGAGCCATCTGAAAGCCCGTCTGTTGCGTGCCTCGCCTAAGAAGACGACTTCGCCTTCTGTGGCCATGGTGTACAACTACCTGCAACTGGGTAAAGACAAAGAGTGGGTTAAGGAGACGATTGACTCCCTCGGTCTGTCGTTGGCTAAGGCCAAGATCGACTTGCTCCTCATGTGGGTGGAAGACGGTGAGAACCGTTTGTTCGACGACATTACTCGTGAAGCGATCAACAACGTTAAGCGGGATAAGGTCTGGAGTAAGGAGTTCAGAAGTAGCGGGTTGTTCGTGGACTTCTTTGTCACGCAACAACAGTTGATGGAGATGGGCAAGAAGGAGCACAACGACTACTTCCTCATCGGGGTGGATACGTCGCAGGCTATCAACAAGGACGCCTGTACGTTGATTATCCGCAGCATGCGCTCGGGTAAGGTGATAGGGGTAGGACGGTTTGCACTGGCGTTCCTGGATGACGTGACCGCGATCATTGTCGACATGCTGGAGACTCTCAACAACAGCCTGCTGATTATTGAACGCAACTACGCTCACCACATGATCGATAACCTGTTGATCATGTTGCCAGCCAAAGGGATGGATCCGTTCACTCGGATTTACAACACGGTCTTCCAAGACCCTGTTAACAACCCTAAGGAATACGAAGCCGTTCAACACACCAAGTTCGCACACCGTACCAAGAACTTCTACTTGAAGTACAAGCAGTACTTTGGCTTCAACACCACCTCTACGTCGCGTCAAGTGCTGTACGGGCTGATTCAGGAAGCGGTCGGTATCACCGGCTACGGAATCAACTACGACAGGCTAGCGGACGAGCTGATCAACCTGCGTACCAAATCGGACCGCATTGACCACGACACCAAGCAACACGATGACTTGGTCATTGCATGGCTGTTGACGTACTGGTTCATCAAGCTGGGGGCTAACAAGCCGATGTACGGTATCCCTACTGGGATTGCCTTGACGGATACCCGCAACCTATTGGAAGTGGGCAAGACTAAGAATGCTCCTGATGTTGACCCGAGCATCCTGCAGTTTGTTGATAGTGTGAGAACACGTGTCGCTAAGCTGACGGATGAACTGCTCAATACCAACGACAACATTCTGGCCATGCGTCTGGAAGCAGAGATACACAAGCTGACGAAGCTGCTACCAGTCGAAACTGTTAAGCTGTTGACTGTCGATGACCTGTTGGCGGATGCCAAGCTACAACGCAACAAGCGGATGCTACAAAACCGAAGAGCGGCATAAACCAGCCATAACCCTACCCAGTCCTTTCGGGCCGGGTAGGGTTTAGCTTTGCTACATAAAATATTTATACAGCGCCGTGTGTAACGGAGAGCTCGGAGATCACAGACATCGAACCGTCTTCTACCGGAGTATCGTCGGTGTAGTCAATCTGGTTGTAGACACCACCGTGGAACTGGAGAACCTGATCCTGCCAAGAGTCATCCAACTTCCAAGACAGCTTGATGGAAGAGATACCCTTACACAGGACGTTGATCGACACAGACCCGTTGGAGGTCACGCCAATGCTGAGTTTAAACGTAGCGCCCAAAGGCACGTCGTTATGGATCACAGTGTTGACGATTTCAGGGTTGGTGAAACTACGACGGAAGCCAATCGTAATCTTGCCCTTGTTCCAGAACACCTTCAGCGGAGGAGTGGTAGCATCCTTGACATGGATCTGTCCGATAACTACCTTCTGGGCCGAGTTGACTTTGCCGAGGGTGATCTCTTGGCGACTCCAGTGACGCGCTGCGGAGTTCAAAGCCCAGTACTCAGGCTCTTTCCATTCGCAGCGGGTACGCTTGGTGCTCTTGCTCGAAGCGCCTTTGGTAGGAGCAGTGAACAGAACAGCACCCGTAGGCCACTGGCTGATTACTGTAGGGCATTGCACGAGTGCGAGGTCGCCCATGAGTTCCAGAGCCACCGGGTTCGTATCAGAAACCGGCAGAGGTGTTGCGATGAGGAACTTGGTGATATCAACCGACATGGTTCTTATCCAGGAAGGCGATCATTTCGCCCTTGCTACGGCCGTTGAAGCTGTTGCCGAGTTTGTCGAATGGAACACCAGCCTGCAGGTCGAGGAAGGCGGTACGCGCCAGCAGCGGGCTGCGATAGAAACGAGCACTCTCGTTGTCGACTGCGGTGTCTGCGTTCAACTGCGCCAGCATGTACACTTCGCTGGTGCGTTCTTTACCGTATGGCAAGTGTGTCTTGGCTGCCACGAACTTTTCGGTACGCTGAATGATTTGAATTTCAGTGTTAGGGGTAGACATGCCGCTTCCTTACTCGTAATAGTCTTTGGAAAGGATCCGCAAAACGATGTACAGACTCAACGCTGTGCGAATCAGTTGAACGGTTTGTTGGGTTTTAACGCCGGTTTGCTCTTTGATGATGTCATCACCAATAGTGCGAATTACTTTGACCGTGTCGTTCTTACTTCGAGGAGCACCATAGGCGCCGCGCATCTTGGTAAGTACATCGTAGACGTTGGTCTTCTTGATACCATTAGCATGCAGGTATTCAAACATGTGCATGAGAACGGCATCGGCGAACTCTTTGTACTGGGGCTTCTTCGGGTTGTTGTACAACGCAGGGAAGCGCTGAATCACATACGCCAACTTGTCCCGGGGTACGTTTTCCAAGGCATTGGCCGAATAGGTAATCAGCTCTTCCTTGTAGAACGAGGTTTCTTCGGTGAGGATGCGATCGAGGTACAGACTCAGTTGGGTTACTTCCTTAGTCTGAGACTTCAGACTGAGTTCGTCCCCCAAGTTAACCTTGGCCCCATCGGTCTTCACGATGTTGGTTTTGTTCTTCACGTCGTGGAATACCTTGTTGATGTCGTTAATCGCACGACGCAACCGGTTCTGGATATCGCCGACCATGTAAACGATCTTCTTGTCGTCATCCATTTTGGAGAACGCATCGAAGTGGATACCAGTCTTCGGGTTGATAATGAACTCAGCCCGAGCCTCGATCAGCATACGCCAGCTACCGTACCGCTTGATATCGTACTTCAGACTCAAACGGTTGTAGGTTTCCAGTACCACTTCTTTCCGTGCCATGAACGGATAGTCGTTGTGAATGATCGAAGTCAAACACTTGTAGTGGTACATGCACACCAAGTCAATCAGCGCTTGGTGTTTGTCTTTTGGGTCCAGCTTGGACTTGTAGACACGATGCATCAGGTACGGAATAGTCAGGTTGAATGTATCACCTACTACGCTCCATTCCTTGTTCACAGCTTTGGCTGCGTGGAGGTTCTCTTTGAGTTCCTCCTCATCCACGTCGAAGATCTCGGAGAACCACTGGTTCCGATCCGCCGTGGTGAAGGTGATCTTGTGCAAACCAAGGTACGGAGAACCGAAGAACTCCATGTGGTCTACCAACCCGACCTTACGGGTGATGAACGCATAAACATAGCGTCGCAGTTGCAGAGCCCACTTAGGGGTGATCTCCAGATAAGTGGAGAATCGGTCACACACTTCGAGGATAGCGTTGTTGCTATCGAAGTTAACGCCAGACAACAGCGCCTCGTTACCGGTAACACCTTGGATCTCGCTTGGGTGCAACGGCTCCAGATACAACCCACCCTTGGCTAGCAATGAGTGTTCTTCGAGCCCTTCGAACAAACTGAAAATATCAAGAAACGCGGTCATGGGAAATCCCTTTACATCCGACGTGGAACGGAGCGGCGTACGGAATCGTTTACACGCTGGCGGTCAGAGTACGCCATACGCTTGGTCCATTCACCGGTGAGAAATTCTTCATACGAGGTCCAAGCATCGCGGTATTCGTTGATGTCGTCTTTGATGTCATCAAGAGGAACACCAGAACGCAGGATCGCTTCTTGAGTAGGACGACGGCAAGCACGGTAGATGTAAGCCTTAACGGCGAAGCCTACCAACTTGGCGAAGTGTTCGTACTGACGAGTACTGATGCTGCTCATGCCTTCGTCGAACTCCAGGATGCATTTCCCCGTCATGGAGAAGGTACCCGAGTTCAGCCCGTAGATCACGAAGCAGTTGTTGCCCGTCATGTGGATGTTGTTGTAGGTGATCGGCATGGAACGGCTAGGCGACAAAGAGTCAATCAGCCCTTGAGTCATGTCAGTCACCGAACCCTGTCCGCACATGGCGTTGGAGTTCATCGACATACCGAGCATACCGGTCGACGAGGTCATGGAACCCAAGTAGACTTCGGTTACCGAGATAATCTTGCGACCACCCGTAAGTATGTCCGGCACGTTAACTTCTACGCAGCCGTTGCCGAGGTCTCGAATCTGAGCACCCGAGAAGTCGATGAGTTCAGTCTTACCGCCGTTGACGTTACAAGCAGGCAGTACGGTGCGGTGCAAAACCTTTTCGCGGATACCCTGTTCAACGGTGGTGTGGTTCACCATGTTGTACCAGTTGCCGGCGAAGTTACCATTGGGTTTTTCGAACGCCAACTTGAGGAGATAATCGTCGATGTCCGAGTTCATCACCCGGTTGATTGCATAGTCAACGCAACTCATATGAATAGTCTCGTTTGGGTGAGTGGAAGTGGTCTATAGCATTTCAAAAACCACCGTGAACGTCGGGGAGGAAGACCTTCCAAAATCGCCTGTAAAAGTAGATCTGTTAAAACTGGTGGGTCAGCTTGTCCGACGGGGTGAAAACCTTGCCAAGAGCTTCGTAGGGCCCTTAGCGGAGATTCTGAGTGGGTATCTGGAGGTGGGTTTCCATCTTCAGGAATAAGAGTCTAATTGATTTTCCATCTACCTATATATTTTATTTGGTGGCTGCGCCGGGGCGCCGGGGGTAGATGTTTATTTTTGCTTTTCACTTCCCTTCGGGAACAGTAGGCGAAAATGGAATAAACTTTTGTGGTTAATTTCTTCGCTTTTTCGTTCCCTTCTCTATTACGCGTGCGCACGCGCTCCGTGCGCTAAAGAACCTATAAATATATTTATATATTTATTATTCTTTATTGCTTTTACTGCTTTTAAAAAGCATGGAAACGCCTGCGCGTGTACGCACACGAGGTAAACAGAAGGGAAGAATATCTCAGACCTAAATTATCAGGGTGACAGGTAGAAATATTAAATCACTTGCGAAATGATTTATAGATTATACCACGGATTCGCGTTTTGTACCAGAAATTAATCGATGTATTGTATACGGAGCACTGAAACATGACGACAGTGTGTTACGACGGGCAACACATGGTCAGCGACTCACAGAGTACGTTTGGCCAGATGAGTAGTCTTACCCCTTTCCAGAAAATCCATACACCCGAAGAGGGCGACTACTGGGAAGTGAACGGTGTCAAGGCAATCGTGTTTGGCATTTCGGGGAATGCCATGGCGGTTGAGAACCTCAAGGAGAAACTCCGCGAGAACCTGACCTACAAGACTCGGTTCAACGAGGAGGAGATGCAGTTCTCCACGATCATCGTCGATGAGAACGGCCGGACCTATCGCTGGAACTGCAACAAGACTCGCACTCGCCCAATGGAGATTCTGGAACTCCTGCCCACCATGCCCCCTGTGGCGGTAGGTTCTGGTTACCAGTTCGCCATGGGGATCCTCGCTATCGGCAAGGACGCGAAGTCTGCTGTGAAGACGGCGATCCGTTTGGACCCTCACTCCGGTGGGGAACTCCAAGTCTGGGAATTCCCGGGCAAACCTGACAAACCTTCGGTTCGACCTGCAAAGGCCAAACCCACTGCCAAGAAATCCGCTGGAGCAAAAGCATGACCACGATAGCCTACGACGGCTCGCTACTGGTAAGTGATTCGGCCATGACGGTCGATAGCACCATGTATCCTGCCGCCTTCCGCAAGATCTACACACCCGAGGAAGGAGAGTACTGGGATATCAACGGGGTTCGTATCCTGGCTTTCGGTCATGCGGGTGACGTTGAGACCATTCACTTGGTCAAGGAAGCTCTGGCCGACGGGATCACCTACAAGACCACTCTCGACGCGCCGAACATGGGTTTCTCAACCATCATGATCGACGAGAACGGTTTGGCTCACATGTGGTTGTTCTCGAACAACAAGGGTCAGGACAGTTACACCCTGCTCCCGATGTTGCCTCCGGTAGCGGTTGGTTCGGGTAGCGACTTTGCCATGGCCGTAATGACCATCGGTAAGAGCGCCAAGGTGGCAGTGAAGGCATCCATCAAGTTGGATATCAACTCGGATGGTAATCTTCAGATCTTCGAATTCCCTGGAAGACCTGAGAAACCTTCAAAGCGACCAGAGATCGAGGCACCGACCTTGCCAGAGGCTGTGACCGAGAAAGGTGCTGACTAACGAAATTTATCTATCCTATGCGTGGACCTGTGAGTGCACCTCCCTGAAGAAGATAGTTCGTTAGTGGTTCCGCGATGATAGTTTGGAGTACCTACTCGCACTGACCGGTCATGTCCCCCCGTTAGCATCCGGTCAGCCAGCAATCTATCGCTGGGAAAAACTCCACCTGTACAAACCTGCCCCCTATGGTGCCCAGACCCTCCTGCCGGGGTCTGGGTGCTGTGGGTTCTTTTTTTTGCATTTTGTTTTAACCGGAAGAGTTTATTTTATACTTGCCTACGTCGTGTCGTTTCCTTGGTTGGGTTTTGACATGCGTAGACATAGGGAGTGGGTCCGAAATTTACTTCCTGTAGCAGGTAACTCCTCTTCAAGCAATTGTTTCTTCGGAAACCCCCTTACTGGCTAACTATGCGGTAAGGGTTTATTTTTTACTTGAGAGCCATTTTCTTAGGATGTAGGTAACGGGCTGAAATATTTCAGGCCTACATCATTAGTGCGTAATCAGTAAATGATTGCACGAATTCATTAACGGTAACTTCAAAGAGAAAATTTACATGAATGTTAATAACTCGCAACTCGCTTACTTCCTCTGCGGTGGTACCGGTATCAACGTTGGTGTGGCTCTGAAGGGTGATTCCAAAACCGACAACAACAAGTCGGCCTTCTTCGTAGGTCTGGATTCCTCCAGCGCCAACTCTTCTCACGGCCTGTTCGAAATCGAATACATGGTCAAAGCCGGCAGCGCCGACGAGAAGACCCAAGGTTCCGGTAAAGTCAAAGCGACCAACTACCCACAAGCTGAACAGTTCGTTGCCCAGACTCTGGCCAAGCACAAACCGCGTCCTTACAACGTCGTGGTCTGCAACACCGCTGGCGGTACCGGTTCGATGCTGGGCTTCGTGCTGGCACGTACGCTGCTGGCTCAAGGTCACCTGGTCGTGCTGTGCCTGATCAACGACATGACCTCCCAGGTCGAGATGTCCAACGCCGTCGGCTCCCTGCGCTCCTTCGCCAACCAAACCGGCCCGAACTTCCTGGACACGGTAATCCCGTACCTGGAATTCAACAACACCCTGGAAAACACTCGCGGCGAAGTCAACAGCAACATCGTTGACAAACTGAACATCCTCAGCCTGTTCCTGACCGGCGAGAATGGCGAGATGGACTACCAGGACGTCAAGAACCTGCTCAGCTACTCGAAGCACTACGGCGTACCGGCGGCTCTGTCGCGCATCCGTTTCTTCGACGCCGACGCAGTGGCTCAGTTCACTGGCAAAGTTCCGGTGGCCGTTGCTTCCCTGTTCAAGGACAGCAACAGCGTGATCCCTCGCTTCAACGGTACCGTGATCCGTTCGACCGGTGTGTTCGCCAAAGACGTAGCCCGTCCGAAGAACACTGACGAACTGCACATGGTCCTGGACCACGGCGAAGCTCTGCAAGAGCTGGAGCAGAAGATGAAAGAGCTGGACGACCGTAAGGTTGCCTCGTCTTCCAACTTCGTTCAGCAGAAAGATCTGAGCGCCGGCGCTGATGCTTCGGGCTTCGTACCTTAAGCACCTAGCAATATAGACGTAGGGTACCGGGGAGCGATCCTCGGTGCCTTATGGCTGCTATATTGTTTTTTGATATTTTCTTCTACAGCTTCGCAATATCTATAGGAGATTATTCATTGGGAGGGGCAAGAAGGTGTCTAGAAGCTTCTGCATTGATTTTAAATCATACTCCCTACTCTATGTAGTGGGTGCAGATCGAAACGTCTTGAAGCGATGCGTGGACGGAATTGATCTTGCGTCTATTTTGATAGATGAGGGCTTCAATAACTTCGAGAATCCTTACGTGTATAACCGCATGAAGGGTCGCGATATCAATTCATTAAGGGAGCAAGTAGCTGGCGCTGTATTGGGGATTCCCAGGGACGCGTTGGTAAGTGTAAGGCGCTTGGGGAATAATCAGCACATCGTGTTGGTTACGCTAAAGTACTAAAGGGGCTACCGTGATTTCATTCGACGTTCAACACTTGGCAAACAGTCTGCTTATGGAGACTGGTGATACATATGCAGTAAAGGAAGAAATTGCAATACGAATGGTCGAAGCAGCAATCGATATCATCAACGAGCCTAGAAAGCAAGACGCCATTCTGGACCCGTTGAATCATATCTGGGAAACGCATTACGGACTGGTAACACCAGACCTTGTTATCCTAGCGGTCGTAGACGATCTACAGAAACAAATCAGACAGCACAACTGGGATACACGGTTGGTTGTCAAGCCGACATTTAAGAAAGTGTCGAACACGTTCCATCGGGCTACTGTGCAGATGGATCTGGATGCCACCCTCGCCAGACAAAAGACCAAGCCCAAAAAGAAACGCGCTGTCCGGGCACAAGTAACGGCGACGACGGTGAGCGATAATCCTAGTGCGGAAGATATCAATGAATTCCTTGATGTTGTTGAACGCAGGAGTGAGCGACGAACTCCGCTACTTTCAGATCGACACCCAAAATTTATTGCAGAACCTTTTGCAAGAGATCGGCGGGATTAGTACAGGTATTCCTCCGGACTTTGATCGCTATAAGGAAATGGCGTGGGGACTGCTTGAAATGGGTGTGATGTATTTCGGGGTAGGTAAAGGTCGCAGGATCGATGAGCAGCGTTACAACCAAGCGTTAGTAAACAAGTTCACCTTGGCTGCTGATCGGGATGACATTATAACCGACATTGCTTCAGCGTTGCATACGCAACTGAGCACTGTGCTGGACAAGACTGCTTTGGAATACCCGTTTGCATATCAGATGTTGGCGAATGGGGACATCCTGATCGGGATCGATGTACGGGACTTTATTCCAACCCCGACAGACGATTTCGATCCTAATGAGGAGTGGGTTGATTATGAGCAGAGCACGTAGCATCCCACTAGGCGTCCTCCCCACGATATTCAAGAAGTTTGGGTATCTAGATGGGGAGGTCACCACCCTCATGACGATTTTGTTAATGATGTGCCGGACTAATGAAGAGACGTATCTCGAAGATATCATCTCGGAGTTCATTCGGACCGAAATGGATTTAGATCCGCTGCAAGCCCAGATCTTCATTCTGGAAGCGCTCCCAACCTTATTGGACATAGGCACACAGTTCAGGCGATTGGCATTGACCGGTCACCTGTTACGGTATGACGTGTTCGGATACACCATTCTTTTGGAAGTCGACGATGACTACTCGAACCTTCAGCCACTCAGTGTCGGTCCCACCACTGACTGATGTACCAGAAATGCTGGGTGCATACGGAACCCTGTTCCAGTCGCTCGGCATCTCGTTTGCACAACCGTTTCCTTTTCCTCTGAGCACGGGGTTTACTCACCCGATCCCAGAGGAGAACAAGAAGCTTACCGATGAGTTCTTCATGACCTCAATGCAGCTGACTAGCGCCAGCCAGATGAACGGCCCGCTATCGTTTGTAAACGCCAGTGTATCCAGTTCTATGGTGACATTCATTTTCCAGTACAACGAGTAACGATATGTGTAAACGCATCGTACAAATTGATTACGAGGAGCTTGCGGATCATCTTCTAGTTTGTCATGCGTTAGACACACCAGCCGAATTGCTGACCTTCGAACGGGCGAGGGTTATCTTAGCTGAACACGTCGAACTCATTATGGACGAGAGTGATTACTATAGCCCGGATGCTGTCCTGACCGATATCTTGTTTAAGCACCACACCTTTGGGTCTATTAAAGATGTACATGTGACAACTGTCCCAGGTACCGTGGTGATTCGCGATGGCCATCCTTTGAAGCTTCCTCTGGTACTAATCGAGTTAGACTTTCTATAAGGAGCATGTTGTATGGCAACCCCAAACCCCGCCCAGGGAGATATCGTCACTTTCCAACTGGTGGTCAACAGTGTCAACGGTGATGAGCGTGTGGATGTAAAGGTAGACGGCCTGCTGAACTACTCCACTGCGCGCATGATCGACCCGCAACTTGTGATCAAGCACAAGAACCTTTATCCTTACTTCAAGGATAAGGTAAACCAAGTCGACGATCCGGCGATGTACAAATACCTGGCGCTGATCGGCCGTAACGGTGCTACCGAAATCATCGGCATCCCGTGGATTAACGATTCGACCTTCCGTGTCATTGATGGTCGTAACGCTACGATCGGCATTACCAACTGGCGTGAAGACTTCCGGGCTCCCCTGGCAACCTTCATGCAAGGGTTGGGCGCTTCCTACACACTCAACGTCTTCGATAAGTAAGGTGTGTAATTGATTACCGTGATTCCCATTAATAAGGGAGTCGCGGTAAATCACTTTATTTTTTGGTCCATCCATTTTTTATTTAAAGAATCACCTAGGGATTAACTTACATGACCGCCATGGCTCAGCATCTGTCTCCGTTCATGGAGGTGGAATACAAACCGAACAAGGCGCTGCTGAAGAACTACCACTACCTCGCGGCTTCGTATCTGTCCGTGATGTACCAGTGGGATTACGACACAGTTCTTGAGTTGTGCGAAAAGATCTTCATTCCAAATGAGAACGGCTTTAAAGAAGCCAAGTTCAAGGTCTTTCAGAAGAACAAGTATGGCGACCGTGTTCCAGTCGTTATGCCTGCGCGTGAATTCTTTCAAACGGTACAGGACAAGAACTACCACCTGTCTCCGTCGTTGGTGGCCTACACTCACACTGACGAAAAGCAATCCGTCAACGCTATTGGTACCGATACCTTTATTGAATTCCGTCGTTTGTATAAAGGCAAGCGTAAAGGTGTTCCGCACGGTAGTGACGACTGGCAAGCGTTTAACGAAATCCAGAACGCACTGAAGATCTTCAACAACGCCCAGTCGGGTGGTATGTCGTCTTCGGGTACTCCGCTGTTCAACAAGTCTGGCCACACCACACTGACCAGCACCTGCCGTGCATTGACTTCGACGGCTAACCTGATTAACGAGCGGTTGATTACAGGTAACCGACTCCTGCTCAGTTACAACAAGTCCATGGAACTGTTTGTCAGTACCTTGGCATTCTCGGATCGCAAACTGATCCAGAAAGTGATCGACGACTTCCAAATGAAGTACGCAACAGTCGATCAAGTAATGGACATGATCAAACGTTGCAGCGCTTACTACTGGAACAATCCAAGTAGCATTAAAGCGATGGAGATGTTTGTTAAGAACCTGACTCCGCTGGAACTGACGATCCTGCTCTGCACCATGGACTTGCGTGGTCTGTACACGACCAACCCTGAGATGATGCGGACGTTCTTCGACGAGTGGTGTGCAATCCCCGCCATTCCAGAAGTGGGTAAACCAGAAGACTTCGTTAAACCAGCCAACGATGACTACAAGGTTCTTTGTGTCACTAAGCTGGGCAAGAGCGCAACTGCTGAACAGATCAACCACCTCAACGCTTACCACATTACGTTGGAGCAGAAGTGGGGCGAGTTCATCAAGGCGTTCCTCAAGTCTGAGATCCCACCAACCGGTATCTTCAGCGTTAAAGAGATCGTGCGTGAAAACGTATTGACCTCCGACACAGACTCCATGATCTACTCCGTGGACATGATCGTTGACGACTACGTTAAGGGTCCTGAATCCGGTCTGTGCTTCAACGGTGTATTGACCTACTTCATTCGTTCGATCTCTGTAGACCAGCATGCTCGTCTCAGTAAGAACATGAACGTAGCGAACCGCTACCTGCACCGTCTGAACATGAAGAACGAATACCTGTTCGGTTCGTATGTAACGACTTCGATGTCGAAGCACTACTACGCACTGCAGTTGATGATTGAAGGCATCCTCAACGATGAGCCTGATCTCGAAACCAAAGGCGTTCACTTGCGCGGTATCAAGATCGCCATGAAGGTACGTGAGTTCACCAACAAGTTGATGCGGGATGTATTGAACTGTATCTACAACGGTGGTCAGCTCGATGCACCTGATCTGTTGCAACAAGTGGCTGATCTGGAACGTGCTCTGTTCGAAGAGATCGAAGCAGGTGGCTGGAGCTGGTTGACCAAGAACGGGATTAAGGAAGAAGCGGCCTACACCACTCCTGAGTCGTCGATCTACTTCTACCACGAGATGTGGGTGAAGGTGTTCGCTGAGAAGTATGGCGCGGCTCCTGAGCTGCCGTACCGTGCGTACAAGGTTAACTTGGACATGAACAACAAGACGAAGATGAAGAACTACTTTGACTTGGTTAAGGACACTGAGGTCGGTAAGAAGTTTGAAGCTTACATCACCGAACGTAGTTCCTTGACATCTGTTTATATCCCGGTCGACATGATCGAATCGATTGGCGGTATCCCTAAAGAGATCTTGCCGATTGTAGATACTCGGTTGTTGATTGCACAGAACTTCAAATCCATTTATGCCATTCTGGAATCACTTGGTTTGTTCATCATGAACTCCAAGGTATCCCGTCTGGTATCCGATGAACATTAATAGGAGACGGCCATGGGCACGTTGCATTCCTTAGAAGCAGCTAGGTATAAACGTGCCGTGCAAACGGAATCATCCGCCAAGGCACGCGAACTGGCACAGTTGGTTAATCAGTGTTTAACTGCGTATCTGAAGTCAGCTAGTGAAGTGGCGTACGCTAAGAACGCGTTAGCTGCATATGACCAGAAGCCGTGGTGGTACCGCTTCTGCACAAGGACTGAAAAGTCAATATTGTTAACTGTGCTCGAAAATAGAACGTGGATCTGTACTCATCATTACAACGAACTACGTCGTGCGCGCGGGTACCTCCGTGAGCTGAGAGAGAAGGCTGACTGGCTAGCAAACCATCCGTGCATGACCAAATTGATAACTCCTGAGTGAGATACAGTTGAAGTCAAACCTACATTACTTGTGTGATAGATGTAATTATTAATTCAGGTAAGGGGCAATACATGAGTCGTGAAATTCGCAAGGTTCCCAAGGATTGGGCACACCCTATTGATCCTCGTGGTCATCACCATGACGGTAGCGTGTGGTACATTCCTCAGCACGACGGTAGTCGGTGGCATGGAGATAGCACTGACTACGACGAGGAAAAGGCGAAGTGGGATCGGGGCGAATATCCTGACTACGCCTCTGAGGATAGCAAGAAGCTGTCTTATGAGGCATGGAACGGCAAGCGCCCTGAAAGGAACCGGTACATGCCGGTCTGGGCTGAAGAAGAGAAGACACACTTCATGCTCTACGAAACCACAACGGAAGGTACACCAAAGAGTCCTGCATTCGACAACATCGAAGAGTTGGCTCAGTGGTTGGCCGTTACCAAAGCCACAACCTTCGGTCGCGAGGTAGGGTCCTATGAGACATGGCTGGCGTTCTGTCAGAAGGGGAGTACTTGCGGGGTCGGGTTTGTCATGGATTCTGATGGTAGTAACTTTGCCACAGGTGTAGACGTTGTAGCCAAGCAGCCATAAACCTATAACTCCTACTGCCCTTTGCGGGGCAGTAGGAGTATAAGGATTTTCAATTTATTTTCATTTTTATTTGTAAAAAAGGAAGTACTTCGTCGGATTAAACCGTTAAGTCTTCTCCCGTAAGATGAAAATCAATTAAAATTGACGATGTTCAGTTCTTTCACTTCTTTAGCCAAATCGACCAACACCTGTCGGAAACTATTACCCGGCACACTTCTGTAGCGGTTAATCATAGTGTCAATGCAACGGTTGATAGGAACGTTGATGTCACTCGCCTTGTAGCCCATGCGGTTACCGATCGCCAGATAGATGGCGTACAGCTTCAGCACTTGAGGTTCCCAAGCCCACACAGTTTGCGAGAACACATTGTTCTGACCCGGATCAACATAGTTGAAGAACGGCTCCCGATATACACTACCGATCTGGGTGATCAGGTTACCCACATCTATCAGACGACGATCCGTGAGGGTGTCAATAAGGAAGACCAGATATTCCTTGAGCAGCTTCTCCTCACCCAACGTGTTGAACACCACATTGTTAGTAGAGAGGAGAATCTTCAGCGGCTCTTCCTTTACAAAGAACTCGTAGAGGATGTTCGTGACCGTCAACTGGTTGTGGATCAGGGTAGCGGTGACCAGCGGGTACTGACAGACATACGCATGGATACCCGTGTTGGTCAGGCGGTCTTGGTTCATGTACAACCACCAGCCCAGCGCCAGCTCTACCAGATCGATACCGATGATGGCACAGTCCTTGAACTGTCCTTTAATGACGGGTTTCTCGACAGTGTGTTTGTACCCACGTTCCAATACCGTAGAGAACAACGGGATAACCGGTTTCAGTTTTTCTACACGAAGGTCGTCATTATAGGCGTAGGTCTTCGTGTTATCGATCAGAACCCAGTGCTCTTGAACGTTCTCACGATAGAAACCATCAACCGTCGTGTCACCGATGTGGTTGATAGAAGTAATCTTAAACGTGGTGCACAATGAATTAGCACGGAAACGTGTATACTTTACCACGTAATCGAGTTCCCAGTCTGGATCGATGCTGAGCATCTGCAACAACCCTACCAGTCGGTGCTGGTTCTCCAGATTGAAAGGTGTGCGGTCAACGTAGTCACGGAAGTCTTTGCGGTTGATTTCAGTGACACGTTGAAGGTTATCCATTCCAGCAAAGCGACTACGGGGGTAGACGAACTTTCCGATATCAGGTAAAGAAAGGGTAAGCATGGGATAGCCTTCTGGAAATAAAGTTTCAGATGAATGCTATTATATGTGGATACACACATCAGGGGTAATTCCCTGAAGGGACCATAGCGTAATTTAAAAATTCGTGGTGTGGGTTTTAATGCCACTTTGCCTATATCATCCTAGACGTTTAGGGTGTAAACGGGGTGGGCTAAGAAAATTTGAAGCCTACATTACTAATGGGACTAGTAATACAGATGTTCGACATTTGTGAATATGGTCTCGCTTAAGCAAACTATCTTCGTACACAAGGAAATTATACCATGACTTTGAACACTGGCGACAGCAGCGCTTGGGGCACCAGCGACGACAACACCGGCAAGCCTACTGGCGGCAACAATGCTCCTGTCGGCGGCCTGGCAGGTTTGTTCCGTCTCCCGTCCATGACCTCGGACAACCGCAACCTGAAAGAAGTCTCCGAAACCATGGAGAAGGTTGCACAGATCTACGAGAACGCGAAGAAGTCCACCACCAACGAACTGCAGCGCAAGATCATTCCAACGATCGAATCCCTGACCTCCTCGATCTCGCCGCTGCTTCCCGGCCTGGGCCTGTACTGCACCTACGAAGGCACCATGTACGTCATGGGCGTCCTGTTCTCCAACCGCAACCTGACCATCGGTTCTGAGCGCATCACCATCAGCGGCATGAACAACATGACCCAACAGGTTTCGATCCCTGTTGCCCCGGCCCAATACGCCAACGGTCAGTTCCTGGAAAAGCTGAAAGGTCACTACGTCCGTCACGCCGAAAGCCAAGGCGTCAAGAACGTATCCGTGATCAACATGATCGTGGTGGATTTGGAGATGCTCGCGCATCCCGAAGCCGGCGAGCAGAAAGACTGGCCTCACAACATCGCCAACTACCTGGCGAGCGAGTGGGAAGAAGCCATCATGGTCAAATCGGTTCAGGAAATCTGCGCCGCTGGCTATGCAACTCCAAACCCGTTCGCAACTCCTGAGCAGCCATACGGCAAGGACAACTGCGCCGAAGCTCGCGTTAGCGCCATCAGCAACCGTGTAACCAAAGGTCGTACTCTGACCGCGGCCAACATGGAAGTGATCGCTTCCACCATCAACAACAACAGCAACATCAGCAACTACTCCGGCAACTCGAAAGAGATCGCTCGAGCTACTGCGATCGTTGGCCTGAACGCTGTTAGCTGGGAAGAGCACAACCGCTTCATCATGTCGCACCGCACTCCAGACCAGATGTCGAACCTCCAGAACTTCCTGGGCGCCGGCGGCATGGGTGGTGCAGTGTTCCCGAACGGTTACCGTCCACTGCGTCCAGTAATCACCGTGGAAGCGGTGCAAGCTGGTGAGCAACTGCAGAACAACGGCGGTCTGTACCCGTTCTTCTACGGCCTGTACCTGCTGATGTCCACCAACAACAACTACGTCTTCGCAGAAGCCTTGCGTCGTCACAGTGTTGGTGCACGCGGCAACCTGGCTGACCTGGAAGTTCGCATCAACCAGATGCTGGCTCAGATCCCTGGCGGTCTGCAAGCTCAGCGCATCACTCTGGACGACAAGAAGATCGCGGATACCGATCTGGTGAACCAATGGATTCGCCAGAATGTGTCCCCACATGCAACGTTCCAGGTCAACCTGATCTCGAGCGGTCCGCATGCGTCGATCATGAACTTCCTGTTCCGCCTGGCCGGCAAGTCCAACGTGAACGAGGTCAAGACCACGATCGCTCTGATCGATGCAATGACCAACAACAAGCTGTCCGAAATCATCAAGCGCAACCTGGCAGCCAACAGCGGCTGGAACCCTGGCAAGCCAGTGCTCCTGCCTACCGGCATGATCGCAGTAAACGGCCTGGCCGAGTACGGCGACAAGAAGCTCAACACCCAGGAAGTGGACGAGATGATGATCTCGCACGTCAAGGGCAAGGGCGGCCAAGCAGCGATCGAGTCGTACCTGGGCACTCAGTACGGGTCCAACCCGCACGAAGAGTTCAAGCAACGCGCTCAGAAACTGCGTGTTGAACTGTCGTCGTCGATCTTCGATGGCAAGGTTCACATCAACGGTTTCGCACAACCGCACATCTGGGCACCGGACTTCATGTCGGCACTGGGTGAAGCAATGGACAGCATCGGTCAACTGAACGTGGCGAACAACCTCGGCAGCTGGCGTTCGAACGCTCTGGTGTACGCACCGGGCGTAGGTCTGGCCACTGTGTCGGCCGCCGGTTCCAACAACCCGACTGGTTCGGGCCTGGGCGTGGCGTACAACATGGGTCAATCCTTCATGTAAGACGGCCATCGCGTCGTAATGAACCAGAGAGCGAGGAGGGTAACACCTCTTCGCTTTCTAGTTCTTTTTTCTCTTTTTTCTGGAGTCAGTCATGTACCTTCCCGAACTTACTCCTTCCAATGAAAAAGCTATTGCTGCACTAACACAGTACAGCGAAGAAGCACTGGATCCGATTCCGCACTTCACAGCGTTTGCCAAGAAGTTCGGTAAGTCCTTGGAAGACGACCCGCTTTACTCTCGTCCGTTGTATATCGACTTCGAGGATTTCGACTATCTTCACGATACCAGTCGCCTCAAGCCGGTCTACCTGAACGACTTCGATTTCAACATCCAGGAAGATCGCGATACACTGGCGCGTCTCACTCGGATGGAGTTCAATGGTAACTCGTTTGAAACGGTTGCACGTTGTACTTGTGGTAAGCTGCGGGGTAACTACCGACTGAAGCAAGGCAAAGCCTGTGACGTCTGTGGTGATGTCCCTGAGCTGTTCTTGGACAAGGGCGAGGATACTCGTCTGTGGTTGCGTTGTCCTGAAGGTGTAACTGCTTTCATCAACATCGGCTTCTTCACAACCTTCTTTAACAAGGTGGGTATTGGTAGCCCGAAGGTCTGTGTGCCGCGTTACTTCATTGACCCGGTCTATCGTGCTCAGGTCAATAAACAGAAGAACACCACTCAGGTACTTCTGCGCAACATGTTGGAAGAACTCCAGATCACTCAGATCGACCTCAATACGTTCCACGAGCGTTGCGACGACCTGATGCACTGGATGTTGATCGGTAACGGCAAACGTCACTGCACCACTTCTCACGAAGGCGTGTTGTTGATGGATGTGTACCAGAAGAACCGCCACTTGGCCTTCTGCAAATACATCAAGGTACCGAACCGTTACGCTACTGTGTTGGAGAAGGCGGGTAAAGAGATTTACTCGTACAGTCACCAACCAGAAACGGCTAAGCTGTATTTTGCCATCGCCGACACCAAGCGTTCCAATCAGGTAGTCAAACTGTCTCAGGTTGATCTGAAGAAGAACGTAGCGATCGTTGGTAAGACTCTGGTCAATCTGGCGGATCAGTACCGGAAGATCAACAACCCGAAAGCGTTGTTTGGTAAACCGGCTATCAACCGTAAGCACGTGGCGTCTGGTGCATTGCCATTCACCGGTCGTTCTGTGATCACCTCGCAGACTGGTATCATCAACCCGGACGAACTGTTGGTTCCGTGGAAGATGTGCTTGTCGATGCTGGAGTATCACATCACCTCGTTCCTGTATCGTCGTGGTCATACTCCGTACGAAGCAATTCGTCGAATTAACCAAGCGGCGTACAATATTGATCCACTGATCGATGAATTCTTTACGGATCTGGAGGTAAACCGTAAGTGTGTCATCGAAGCTGGTCGAAATCCGTCGATTGAATATCTCAGTCTGCGGGCATTCTTCCTGCGTATCAACCGGGACCTTGAAGACGAAAGTATCAAGATTCCAATCTTGGCAGTTAAAGAGGCCAACGCCGACTTTGACGGTGACAACGTGTATGTTGTTATCATGGTTGACAACGAATCCAAAGCGAAAGCTTACGGCGCATTCGGTCACCACCAAGTGCTGGACCGCAACATTCCGTTCAGGGTTGGCGACTACGCTGGGCAGGCGGCCACTAACCTTATGAACCTTAACACGCTGATGTCGCAAACACCGATCTTGGCGTAACCAGTTAGAGGCAGGACTAATGAACAGTGCTCACGCATTTACGTACGCTATTTCAGGTAGCTATACGGAAAACCAAATGCAGAAGTACTCCAACTACACGAACCAAGTCGCGCAAGCATTCCAGCAGGGTGGAGGCTGGCTAGCTGATCAAGCTACTCGAGCGCTAGACGGGTTCAATACGTTTGTAAATTCCCGAGCATGGGAAATGAGCAAGCGGTTGTTGGGTAAGTCTGATGGCGATTACGTCAGTCGGTTTGAAATTGGTTACCTCGGCAGTGTCAATGGTCTGCAAGGTGCTCAGGGTTTCATGCGCGATTACATCATGGCGCACACTGGCATTCAGCAGGATTACCAGAACGACCTGATCGAGGGTTACGAGGGCAACTTCAGCAAGCTGTGTGTCGGTATTGGTGAGGAAAACATTTTCTATCGTCGTGCTATGAACGGCATGCTTCATATCGAAACGGTCGATGACAAGCAACAGGCTCGACACACTCACTACATGGAAAGCATGGGTGGTGGATTGTCGTTCCGTGAGCGAGTAGATGTCCATAAGACTTGGGCCGCTATCGACCATCATCGTGCGAAGAAACTGTTCGACGTTACCAGCGAGCGCAACAACCCGCTGGCTACTGCTGAGACCTCATCAGACGACGAATAAGCAACTTTAATAAACCAGGGGAGGGTGTGCCTTCCTTGGTTTATTTTTTTGTTTCACGCATCTTACAGCGCTTTGCTGTTTTATTCTTATAGAGGGTCCGATCACTAAAGGGTTTCCATCATGGCAGGTTATTGCGTAGGGACTATGTCCTCCAAAGTTGGTTGGGAAATCAAATCCCCACAAGAAGCACTGGCACTTCATTTCATGTACTGGTTCACCACGCGCCGAGATCAAGGCAAGGTAATCGGGCAGGTTCCTTCTTTTTATTATCTCTGGGCTACCCATGGTACTACACCGGAGACCATGGTAGATCGCACCAAGACTGAGTTCGACAGCTACATTAAAGAGCTCTTCCCAAAGTCTGAAGTGAACGTGACCATGGAGAAGGTTGAAGGCCAGAAAAACAATTACCATCTGTTACTGGCAGCCAAGATCATCGTGGACGGTATTGTTTACGATCTGTCGAAGGTTGTACTGGTGACGGGTGAAAAATACAAAGTACTTGATCAGAAGAGGCTCGGATAACAATGGCAGCTCAGCATTTGTCTAAGGAAGAACGCGCAGAAATTATCAAGGAAGATTTCCGTTTCCTTGATGAAGTTCAGATTCAGAAGGTTAACGGTAAGCCGATGATGAGTGACGGCACCATGCCGCACAACGTATCGCACGTCATCTACGAGAAAGAGTTCGTAGAGAAGTGGCTGATGGGGTTCGCGTTGGGCAACTACCGCGGTATCAACTACTTCAAAGCTGACGAATGGTTCAGTTTGTCGGCCAACGGCACCCGCGCCGTAATGGTAGTGGACGATGACCACAAGCCACTGCTGGTGATTGCTCCAATGATCACCCACAACCTGTCGCCGCGTGAGTTTCAGCTGCTGCAACAGGCCAGTCGCTACATCCACAGCAACAGCGTGGACACCATCAAGGCGAACGATCCGAACGCCAACCTAGGTATCGCTCGCAAGATCAAAGAAACGCTCGCTGAGAAGAAGCGTATCACTCTGACCGAGATGGTTATCCCAGAGTTCTACGAGAAACACGGCGTCATCCCTGAAGTTGAACAGCAGGTCTATTATATCAAGGACAACCTGCTGCAAGGTGCTGCGCCGATCGACGATATCAACCGCCTGCGCCACGTTCTCTATGCGAACTACCGTAAAGAGAACATCAGCCAGGAAGAGTTCGAACTCGTCGAGCGTCTGACCCGTAACACTCCTCTGGTGTTCCAGTTCAACCCAGAGTGCCTCAACGCTGTAAAGGTAAACGCCACCAAAGGCGTAGCTGCGGAAACACGGGAGACACCGGTAGACCCGCTTGAATGTTAATTAGGATTAGGGGATTTGCAAGTGCGTTTTCTATGGAGCTCTGACCATCACACGCTACACCAGATTACCCCTACGACTCACATCTTGGGTAACCTGTCGAAGTTCCTGTGGATCGATCATGACTTGGCTAAGGTCAACATGGTTGTATTCGGTGGTGATTTCATGGAACGAGTTGTTGATTCCCCTAATGCTGATAACTTCAAGATCAAGGATTGGGGAAGGGAGTTTCTGGATAAGGCCCATGAAGCCAATCCGGATATGGTTGTTATCTGGTTAGAAGGGACTTCGTCTCATGACTGGGGGCAGCCACGTCACTTCCTCAATCTAGCACCTCGGGGATTCGATGTCCGTTATATCGACACCTTATGCATTCAGGTGTTCGAGCAGTTTGATGATCTGTCGGTTATGTATGTACCCGACAACATGGGCAAGATGACTCCGGATGATATCTGGGATCTCGCTCTGAAAGAATTGAAATCCAAGAACATGGATAAGGTCGATCTGATCTACTTCCATGGTGGGTTCGAATTCCAGTTGCATGCTGCGGCTCGCCACAGTGCGCACAACCTCGATCGATGGGAATCCATCGCCGAGTACGGGATCTTCGCTGGTCACATCCACACGCCCGTACAGAAGGGCAAGCTGTGGACTTCTGGCTCGTTCGATCGTACCGCTCATGGTGAAGAACATCCCAAGGGCGGTTACTGTGTAGATCTCGATAAGAAGACCAATAAGTTTAATCCGGTCTTCTGGGAAAACAAAAATGCTTTGCCTTATGTCACCATGAAAGTGGATAAAGAGACTGGGGCAGAACAACTGGTTAAAGATGTTCACGAGTTCATTGCAAAAAAGAAACTCCCGCTACACGCGCAACTGCGTATTAAAGGAGGATCTTCTGAAGTTGTTAACCCGGTAATGGCGGTACTCGCCAAGGACTACCCGTACCTAGGGTTCAAGTCTGACAACGAGGTGGATAAAGGGATCCTAGTAGACGACACGATGTTTGATTCGAACGTTTACGTAGGTGTGTCTTTAACCAAAGAGAACCTTAACGATTCGTTACTTCCAGAAATCTCAGACGAACTTGAAGCGGCTGGGATTTCGGTAGACGAAGCCTGGGCGGTTCTTGAGGAGTTCACATGACCAGAGCAGTTGGTGGGCTCGGGATGTCCGTAGGTACGTCATATGCCATCGAGAACGGTGGCGCTGACGCAATGCGGGGAGCAGATACAATTCTGTTCAACCTGCGGACCCTGATCCGTAACGCGCAAGCGTCTTATGAAGCAGCAGATCCGGATTACAACAAAGTCGACCAACTCGTTAAAGATGTTGAGAGCGACTTGTTGTTACTCGGCAAATTCATCGAACAGAACCGAAAGGGGAAGCCGATTCAGATGGTGGTGTACGCGCCATCGTACCGTGGGCTGAAGAGTCGTTTCAAGCACGCTGACTTGTACGTTCCTAAAGAGAACTCGAAGAAAGAAGCCTACCTCAAGGTAGCCGAAAAGGTCTTCGATGCTGTCCTGAAGAAGTACGATAAGCTGCTGGTCAAGACTGATGTCGGCATGCCTGAGTTTAAAGGCAAAGGCATTGTATTGACACACCATGTCGTAGACCTGACGGAAGTGTCAGGCATTGGCAGACTCTATCTATTGGAGTCGCACACGGGGAATTTGAAATCCTTTACCATGTGGAACACCAAGTTAACTGGAGGGGATAAACTTCACTACATTCCTTTTAACCGACTCACCATCCAGATCTTCGGTGACAACTCGGTCAACTTTAAGTCCTCCTCGCATGCGATCAAGGAACTGGTGAAGAAGATCGCGATAGATGCCAAATGGACCTCAGCTACCTCGATGACTCGAGTACGAGGAGCCATTAACGATCTTCCTCAGGGAGTGGATAAAGCAGGTCTTTTGATGATGCTTTAATTCCACGGTAATGCCATTAATATAGACTAAACACCCTCTTTTTCAGCTTGTACAAAAGGTAGAGAACACATGAACGGACAGCAACAAGCACCGCGTCAACAACGGAAGAAAACATTCCTGAACGACTACCGTCAGGCACACCCTTGCACCGACGAGCCAATGCCAGGCGGCAAGTATCCTGCTCAGCTGATGTTCGAGCAGAAGATCACCGGCCAGATCGTGCTGAAGGTGAACGACGGTGTCTTCAAGGAAGGCAAGTCCACTCACAAAGAAGTTGAGATGGACGCCTACGATCGCGGTATCCTGTTCGAAGCTCTGAACGAAGCTGCCAACAACGCCGACTTCAAAACCAAGAAGCTGGTGTTCGCCAAGCATCAGTTCGTGTTCCAGGGCGGTTCGGGTCGTATGTCCGACAAGCCAGTGGTTCAGGTCAACATGGTCATCACTCGTGACGACAATGGCCAGATCACTGTGGGCTACAGCAAGGGCGATTACAAGGCGGTGTTCCGCTTCAAGGGTCCGCGCAGCACTGTGGTAATGGTGCGTAACGCTGCTGGCGAAACCGTGGAAGATCACGGTGTAATGTCCCGCTGGGCCGTGCGTCACTGGACCAGCTTCATGAAGCCAGTTCTGGAACACATGGAACTGACCGGCTGGGAACCACCGAAGCCTCGTGGTGATGCTGGTGGTGGCGGTCAACGCAGTGGCGGTAACAGCTACAACGGCGGTGGTGGCGGTGGCGAGTCCAGCGGTGGCGATGCGGACTTCGACGACGACTTCTAATCGTCGAGCAAACAACTCCCATATTAGAGCAGAAGGGGCACCCCTCTGCTCTATACCCCTATGGCTGATAACTGTTTTTTGGTGACGCTAAAAGAATTTAAAGCCTACATTATTAGGTTAGTGACATCAAATATGTTTGGAGATTGATTACATGTTAGAACTTACGATTCGCCGAACCTCCAGCAAGAAGTTCGAGAGTATTCTGGTCACTTTCAACGAACAGACTTTGAAGTTCAATGGGGAAGCCGGTATCAAGCTGGAACGTGCAATTCGTGATCGTAACGAAGCGACGTACAACCTGTTTGATTGCTTGAACGATTATATCCAAGGCACCATGGATCATGATCAGCAACTGGAACTGTTCTCCCTGTACCAGAAAGCGTGGAACATTGTGGAGGTAGGGAAGTTCCAAGACTACAACGAAGACTTGGCAGAACTGAAGCCGGTCATCAACGAGATCTTGGATTTCATCAACATCTACAAGTACTGCTCGTTCATCCAGTATTCGAAGTACCTACAGATCCCTAAAGATCTGAGCGAAGCCGCCAGCAAAGGCGACTATCCAGAACAAACCACGATCATGGATCACGATTACGTAGAGCTGGTGAAACTAGCATTCGTGGTGCGGTCTATCTACCCAATCATCTTTGGCCTGATGTTCCGGTTCGAAGACATCATGGGTTCTGGTTTCAGTGATCTGGTATGCGGTGACCTGATCAAGGACAACCCAACCATCACAGGCATGCCGGGTTGGCATAAGCTGAAGACCTACGTGGACTTCGCTTTCAACAAACGCGGGATCCCAGCACAGCCAGATAGCGTGGTCAGTGTTGAGAACTTTGTGGACAAGGTATTGTTTAACACCGTGTTCAATCGTTTATGTTGTGCCGCAATCCCTGAAACCGAAGAAGGCAAGAACATTGCTACCGCAATTAACGCTTCGGTTAAGCAACACGAATCGGTCGGCACCAACTTCACTAAACGGGATTACCCGAGTGAGTCGGATGACGACAAGCGTTCGATCTATGACAAGTATCAGATTAGCGAAGATGTTCGTCCGTCTGATGAAGCGGTCAGCGCAGAGTTCTTCAGCTTCGGTCTGTTTGACGAAGAAGATAACCCTCGGTACAAAGATCGGTTCAAGTACGCCTGTATCGCTTTGAAGGTGAATCAGCCATTACTGGTTGAGAAGATCTACGACAACCTGTCGCCTAACTGGGACTTCGAACTCGAAGATCATATCCTCAAGCTGCTGCAACTGACCTTTGCGTGGAAGGTCTCGCCCTTCATCTATGAAGCAGCTGGTTACGATCAGTTGATGGCGGCCATCTGTCTTGCGCAAGTAAGGCTGGCGGAAATGGGTTTCAAGTATCTGCCGACTGTACTGGGTGCTATTAAAGATCCAACTGGGATTCGTACCTATCCTGACGGCATGAAACTGAATGAGGATGACAAGGAGTTCTTGGCATCTATCTGTGACATCCAAACACGTAACAACGAAGGGCGTTCATTTAACGAAGCCCTGGTAGCCGCCAATGAATTCCTTGAGAAGTTCAGCAACGGCATCTGGAGATCCAACTTGGAATACGGGGTGTTGGATGATCTGGAAGTATATGCTTTGGTGAAGCAAGGTGCTTTGTTTGGCATCGACATCAGCATCGAAGTAAAGAACGAGTTCATGGAATTGGTCCGGCAGGTCAATTCCTAATCAGGGTTTAAGCATTCACGAGGTAGTAGCACACATGGCAGAGATTCTTCTAACCGAAGCCATCTTCGGTATGGGCAACGCAAACCACGACCACGTACACCGTCACAACCAGCTGAACGTCAGCACCATGAACATCGACGCTCTGAAGATGGAACAATTTCAGGGCGGCGTTACTCCGGTAACCATGAACAAGATTGCCAATGAGTCCGGCAACTTGAGTCAGATGCCACAAGGTTGGGTGAACATCGAAGACGGTTTCAACATCCGTCGCGGTATCGGTCTGTTGCGTTTCATTGTTGAGAGCAACTCGCTGGAAAGTTCTGAGCTGTCGGTAATGGGTTACATCACTGGGGGTGGTGCAACTCACGAAGGCATTGAAGGACACGCCATGTTTGTACCGGTACGTTCCTGGACTACCAACACGCGTCAGACAGCTGACAATATGGGCCTGCCAATGGCAAGTACTGCTGTGATCAACTCACACCAGTTCCTGCAAGGCGATCCAATGGCACAGCACAACCTGAAAGCAATCCGTCCTGCGGATGTGGCACAGGAAGTGTTGGGCTACATGGCTTGCGAGACTGACGGTCACGCCGGTGCTTTCGACGGTATCTTGGCAGCAGACCTCAGCAAGAACGTGGTCATGTCCAAGACTGACAACCTTAACCCGGCACACCATGCTCGCGAACTGTTGAAGATCGCAGCTAACGTGTCTAACGAAGCACGCTTCGGTCAGGTAGAGAACGCTATTGGTGATTCGTTGAACTCGCCTGGCATTCTGGAAACGCCGTTGACTGGTAACGACTTCTTCCGCACCATGATGATGAGCACCGGCACTGTGTCGATGGTTGGCTTCATGGGCTGGACGATGGCGGAGATCAACAATGTCTTCTCCAACCTGCTCGACGTAATGAACCTGAACCTGTTGAACCCAACGTCCTTTGGGGCTGTGGACAATCTGTTCGGTTCCAAGGAATACGGCAGCGCCAGTCCGTTCGAAGTAATCGCTTCGGAAGTCGCTTACCTGACAGTTCACCTGCTGATCAAGTGTGGTCTTACCCACCTAGACTTCAGCGCCACCAACAACCCGCATCACACGCAAGGTATCGTGGGATCCGATGATGGGGTGGAAATCATCACTGGTGCATTCGGCTCGGTACTCCACCATGACGAATACGCAATCAACCGCGTGGAACAGTTCAAGCAACTGCTGAAGCAACACTTCTTTGCCAAGCACACGACTGGCTTCATGCACACCACCACCATCATCAGCGTGAACGTTCAATGTTCGGTGTTCGGTGAGACGTCCGTTGAGTTGTTCTTCAACGGTAATCAAGAAGACACTCGCCGCTTTGTCAATGCTACGTACTGTATCAACCGTACGAGCACCAACATCGCCGGCTCTGAACTCGGCCTCCAAGAAGCCAAGAACTTCATGGACAACATCACTGAATACTTTGCAAAGTAAGGACTGACAAATGAACGAATTGAACAAGCTCTATCGATCCATGCTGATGTCGTGGGGCGGCGTGATCAAGGACGATGGCAAAATCCTGTTCACTATGAACAACCAGAAGGAAGAATACCCGGTACGCATCGACGAGCACGATCTGTACCTGCCGCTGTCCGAAGTGCTGGACGGTAACTGCATGGACAAGGCGTTCTTCCACCCGGCGTGTGAGAACATCACGTCGAAAGAAACCGAGGTGTTCAAGATCATCCGCAAGATGACCACGGCCAAGTTGCTGGATACCTTCCGCAACTATCCGGCGGTTCTGTTTGGCATTGCCAGCCAGAAGCCAAAGGGTTCGTGGCGTCAGGACATCCTGGACATGCTGGAACCACTCAAGGGTACCAAGCGTACTGTGCGTGACGAACTGAGTGCTCTGTTCGCTCGTATGAACGTAGAACTGGAAGACAACGGGCTCGACAACCGTTTCATCCACTTTAAGGTTACCAAGGGTGGCGGGCGTAGTACCAAGACCGGCGAGAAGGTCTACTACAAAACCAAGGCGCAGTTCCCGTTCTACAACGAGATCACCAAGCGTCTGGCGCGTAGCGAAGGTCAGTCTGACAACCAGCAACTGGAACTGAACAACTTCAGCGTATCCCGTGGGGCTCTGAAGCTGGCGCAACATCTGTTCCAGTGCATTCTGCCAATCGTGCAATCGCCTGACGATATCGAATACGAATCCACCAGCCAAGTGGCCGCGCGTTTGATCTCGTACCTCGGCGCTTACGCCGAGATCGCTGACCAGTTGAATCGAGTTCAGAACACCTTCCGTGCTGACTTCGACAAGATGGGTCTCTATCCGCTGGATACCGGCTGGATGGAACACATGGACGATCTGGGCGACTGGTACCGTCAGGTTCCAATGCTGGACTACAACAGCCACAACACGAACGACGAAAACGACACGTCTCAACAGAACGTGCCAAGTAACTCGAACATGTTCTCGGTTAATCGTCCCCAGCAGAACCAGAACCAGCAGCCGCAGGTCAACAACAACCAAAACAACAACCAGCCTAACCTGGGTGGTAATGTGAATGTCGGCGACTACGACACCACAGTTCCACAGATGCAGCCAGGTGACAAGTACCTGAAGACCGAAATTGACTACATGAACAATAAGGTCCTCCACTACGCGATCAACACGATCACCGGTGGTCAGGTTGTGTATCAGTGCACCCGCTACGCTAACGTACTGGGCCGCATCGAGAACAACAACATGATGGGTGGCAACATGATGGGCATGGGTATGGGCATGCCTGGCATGGGTGGTATGGGCGGCATGGGTAACATGGGCATGATGAACATGATGCCACAGCAAATGATGATGATGCCAAACGGCATGGGTGGCATGATGATGATGCCGCAATCGCCTACTACTGCTTCTTCGGCAGGTGGTGGTATGGTTGACTTCACTGGCGCCGCAGCGACAACTACGTTCTAAAGCGGCTATAAGGCTAGCAATCTGGGGTACTCCCCAGATTGCTATTACCTTTTATTTTTTAGCCTTGTGTGGTGTTATTTCGCGCAATGGCTTTATACAGATCGGTTTCGTCAACCTGTAAGAAGGAACGCATTTCCGAGATGTCCTGGTTGGGATCAATGACATCATTAAGATAGGCAACAGTCCAACGCAAATGGGCCGGTACCTTCATTGTCCGCAGCAGTCGGTAGAAGTCTGTACGGAAAGCATACACCATGCTCAGGTCAGTAAACGGTACTACCGAAGCACCTCTGAGCAGGATCTCCTTCTCAGAACGAACCAGGGTTTTATAACGATCAGTGTAGAAGAGTGTCTTATCACTGTCCGACTCATTATTCGGGATCGGCATGACTGTATACCTTAAAGAATTGGGGGCGTTAACCGTTTTTAAACCTATATCATTAGGAAGAGACGTATAAGAATTTGGATCTCCTTTAACTAGGGGATCATGTGACTACAGTAAGGAGAGTTGTATCGTGAGCATTGTAACTAAAGAGTCTCCTAAACTGCAGTATGCTGGGAAAGAAAACCAATTACATCCGGCCCTCATGGGTATTTGTGCAAACCTGGTAGCTTTCCCTTGGGTATCTTCGCCGACTCGTATCTACATGGTCGGTAACATGATTCCCAAAGCTGTGGTGACATCGGGAGCAAGTGAGCGTAAACTCAAGACCGGCTTCGAATATCAGTACGCCAAAACTGCGCGTCGTATCGAAGCGCCTTCAAACATGGTCATTGAAGAAATCTTCTACGTAAACACTCTGGGCAATCAGGGTGAGATGACCGACAAATGGAACCCGGTCTATATCGTTTTCAAGAACGATGAAAAGAACATGTACGACATTCTGGAGCTGCCGCGTTACAACACCCAGAACACGTACGTAGGTTTCGAGTATGTGTATGATAAGAACATCATGCGCAAACTGACCAAGGGTGCAGCATTCCCTAAAGGTACGATCTTCGCCAAATCTCCACGTATCAGTAAGACTGGTGAATGGAACTTCGGCATGGACCTCAAGGTTGCTCCGGCATCCTTCCACTTTACCGAGGAGGACGGCATTGCGATCACGCAGAGCTGCGCGCAGAACAAACTGCGTTGCATGTTCAAGCATGAGCGTAAACATAGCTGGAACGAGGAAGAGTGGATTCCGTTGATGCTGTACGGAACTGACGAGAACCCGAAACCGTTCCCAGAGAGTGGTGAGTCGATTCGTCCGGATGGTCTGGTCATGGGCTTCCGTCGTCGGGTAACCGAGAACGCGCTGGTGTCTCTGACCAAGAAGGCACTGCGTATTCCGGATGAGATCCACGACATCCTGTTCAAGGCGCCGATCAACTCTGAAGTGATGGCTGTAGAAGTCCTCAGCGATCGCATGAAGAACCGTTCGAACAATCGGTCTACCGAGTACATCGAGCAAGCCCACAACGCCGTCCTGGACCGCTATGAGCGTCGTCAGAACGATATGTGGAACGATGTTAAACGTTGGTACCATGGTCGCGTTCAAGCTAACCGTGGCAACGACATCGCAACGACCGAGGCTCTGGATAACTTCCTGCGCTTTGCTCTAGGTAACTACACTCGTGACAACACCACCGGCAAGATCAACCCGCTGAGTCGTGGTGTCAAGCGAGTCAAACTGAAAGACTGGAACATCAACATCACCCTGCGTGAAATCGTTCCGGGTCGTACCAAGTTCAAGATGTCTGGTATGAATGGTGACAAGGGCGTAATTGTTCGGGTAATTCCGGATGAAGATGCTCCGCGTTACGACGACGGTACTGTCTGCGAGATCATGGTGAACAACACACCAGCATTCCGTAGGCAGATCTTCTCGATGCTGATGGAGCAATCCATTAACTTCATTAACATCAACATCCATAAAGAAGTGGTCAAACTGCGTAACGCAGGTGAATACATCGAAGCGATGGCGAAGTTGATGGAGTTCTACGATACTGGCTTCCCAGAGTTTGGGGATCTGGTGCGTACGGTGACTGTTACTCGCGAAGACATCATCGAGCACGTGGACTACGTGGCGGCGAACCAGATCAGTGTGCAGGTGCGTAGCGATACCAAGCGATACGGTATCGAGATCATCAGTGAACTGCGCAAGGTTTACAGCTACAAGCCGGAACACATTACCTTCAAGAACTCTTTGGGGGAAATGGTACGTTCGGTTAACCCTGTGTTGATCACCAACCAGCACTTCATGCTGTTGGACAAGTTCGGTACGGATATGTCGGCGCAGTCGTTGCCGATGGCTAACCCATTCGGGATGCCAGCCAAGCTGAACGAAGCCAACAAGTACAGCAGTTATCTGCGGGCGATCTGGAACCGGAACTCCGGTGAAACTGAAACTCGTTTGCGAGTCAGCCAGGTAGGTGCCAAAGAAACGGTCAAGCAATTGGCCATGGGGTACTCTCCTGAACTGCGGAACCGTATGGCACAGCGTATCATTCGTGCTGACGATCCGATGAACATCAACCAGATCATCAAACCTGATGAGTACGGCTACAACCGAGCAGTCCGTATGTCTTCGAGCATGCTGTCTGACTCTGGCTACACTCTGCGACATGAAGTGGAGTCTGACCGGACTGAACCTAATCTGGTTATGGCAACACAGATCCCAATCGTTGAGGACCTCAGCAAGCTGATTCAACCTGAGAACCTAGCGCCTCCTGCGCCCAAGCTCCTCGAGGATCACAATACGTTGATTCGACATGAGCGCCTGACCGCTCCAGTTGTCAAGGATAAGGTCAAGCGTAACCCAGCGCCAGCGATCGAGGCGGATGTATTGGAACTCATCGAACAGTTGTCCAATGAAAACGACGTACTGGAAGGAATCAATTAATGGCCTTGGAATTTAACCTTCGCGAGTTTGCTAATCTGTCGGAAGAGAAAGCTCTCCGCTGGAGAGGGTTCCGACTGGCTGTCGAGGTCACGGATGACTTCGGCGAGAAAATGATGACGGACACGTATTCCCTGTTGCTGACTTGGCAGGGAATGATGCTGCACCGCATCTACGACAAACTTCCTTACTCGATCAAGGAGATCATTCCGGCTGGTAAGGAAATTGTCTATAACGACAAGACCCTCGCAATCCCGATGAACTATACGTTGGGTGAAGTGGGTCCGGATATCCACGACCCAGCCGAGTGGGACCGCAACAAACGCGTTGTCCACATGTGGCAAACCAAGTTGAACAATCTCATTGTGGTAATGAGTGAGACTTCAATTATCTCTGCAGTAGCAGAGTCTGTGGATGACCTGAAGGCCGATCCTGGGATTGCTGAGATCAAGCGCAAGGTTCTGGCCAAAGAAGTGACGATCGACGACGGGGAGATGCTGTTCAGCGTTTACCTGAAAGAAGCCGAGAGTCTGAACGACAACACTGTGGCACTGTTGGCACGTACAGGTGGTGTGAGTATCAACCAAGCGTATCAGACTGCGATCATTCGTGGTTCGGTATTCGACCTGAACAACACCATCATGCCGAACGCGGTAACCTCCAACTACGCGGAGGGGATCGTTAACCTGGTCGACTCCTTGGGGGACAGTCGCGGTTCTGGTAAGTCGCTTAACTCTAACGGTCGTGGCCTGAAGGACTCCGAGTGGTTCCACCGCAAGATTCACTTGTTCACTGCGGTTATCCATTCGATCGGTCACGTCACCGACTGTGGTTCTTTGGAGACGGTTCCAACTCGGGTTGCTTCTACCGAGATGGCCACTTCGATGTTGGGCAAGTACAGGATCCTAGATGACGGTAAGCTAGACCTGATCACCAACAAGAACCTCAAGACAATCAAGGCAGGCGATCTACTCAACCTGCGTTCGGTTGGCTTCTGTAACAGCCCACCGGGTAGTCCGTGTGGTGTGTGCTATGGCATGATGAAGTCGGCCATTCCGTACAACACCATCATGGGCAAGGATGCGAACATCGGGATGTATTCCGGTACGACCATCTGTAACCCGTTGGGTCAGAAAATGCTGTCGACTAAGCACTTCATCCGAAATGCTGTCAGCAAGAAGTTTGTACCACACCAACGGGATAAGGACGTTATCCATTCCAATGGTGACGAAATCTTCCTGTCGGGTGAACTGTGTAAAGAAGGGACACGACTGATCCTCAAGTCAGTCATCGTGAAGGACCTTTCCGATTTGCGTTCGTTGGATGTATTGGACGAAGTGTCGTTGGATAAACTGCCTTACTTCGGCGAAGTAACGTTCCAGTATGAAGTCGAAGACATCATGGTGGGCGGCACTACTACTCAACAGCACCCAGCAATTACGTCAGTATCTTCTCGCCACGCCCGCTTTTCTATGGGATTCCTCCGGTATATTCTGGAGAATGGCTGGACGGTACAGGACAAGAAGTTCATCTCGGTGGACCTCGCCAACTGGAACTCGATCGACCCAATGTTCGTACTCCCATATGTCCGTGAGGACTTGGATGCGCACCGGGCTCGGGTAGAGAACTTCCTGACGTTCAACAAACGTAACGCAGCTTGGAAGAAGCAAGTGGTCACGCCTAAGATCTTCGGTGAAGTCATGACCGAGTTCTGGACTCTGATCAACGCAGAGACCAAAGGTATCAACATGATCCACGTGGAAATGATCCTGGCATGTGCTTTGGCTAAGGATCCGGCAAACAACTCTTACGCATTGGCTACGCAACCGGGCGAGAAGTACTTCGCCAGTTTCATCAGTTGCATCGATAACCGCGGCAGTGGCGGGATGATGATCTTTGAGCGTCAACAGAACACCATCAACATCCCACGCACCTTTGCTGTGAAAGATCGACAAGCCAGTCCGTTGGAATGTTTCCTCCATCATGGAGTGTCATAAGCGAGGGGTCTCCCGTAAGGGGGACTCCGGTCCCCTTTAAATGGTTTAGAGGCTTTTTGTATGCGGTATGTGGCGACTATCTCGAAGGCCCACAACTACCTGCGTATTTACGGTTACTACGATGACTTCTGTGCAAAGGTGATTGTGCCTTTCTGCAAATCTCATCTGTACAGGACCGGGAAGGTTCCAGTTCCTGGGACCAACCAGCAGGTGTGGAAAGTAACCCATGTGTTCGCTCGGTCTAATCACGATAAGACTGAGTACCGAATTCCGAGTAGCCTCCTCAAGGAATTGATTGAATTCGCCCAGTATCGCGGCTATAACCCATCACGCATTCAACAGCATGATGAGCCAGAGATCGTGGGTGCAGATTGTACGTTTAAGTTGAAAGCAGGCTTTGAGGTTCCTCGTGAGGGCCAAAAGGAATGGATCGACTATCAGTTAGCTGACGGTGCTGTCAAGATTAACAATGCCGCCACAGGTTACGGTAAGGCACTGGCCAACGATACACCGGTCAGAACAATACACGGTTGGAGGCCTATTGGTCAGATCAGGGTTAATGACCTTGTGATGGCTCCTGACGGCTCCCACACGTACGTTACAGGCGTTTACCCACAAGGCAGGACCAAGGCCTACCGTTTGACGTTTGAAGACGGCAGGACGATCGTAGCGTGTCCTGAGCATCAGTGGGAAGTACGACCGGACGGCAGCAATCAATGGCGGGTAATGACCACTCAACAGTTGTTGGATAACCCGGACCAAGTCTGGCGCATTCCTTTAACAGCCAGTGAGCGTAATGTGGACCGTTGGGATATCCACGACCCTTACCTCATTGGTAAGACCGATCGGGTCTTGGGTGAGAAGTATCTGGAAGGTTCCCATTCTCAACGGATGGGGTTGCTGCGCGGCCTGATGGATAATGGTGGTGAGCCTCAACCTGATGGTGCAATTGTGTTCCGTAGTCAATACGGGATTACAGCCAAGATGGTTCGGGATCTGGTGCGAAGTGTTGGTGGCGTTGCCAAAGCAGTCTTCAAGAACTTTGACAACGTTGTTGCTATCAGACACCGGACTCCAGAGATCTTCTTTACCGATGAGGCGAAGATAGATCAACTGCGGGGTAAAGAGAATCGTGATCTGGCACTGAAGATTGTGTCCATCGACGAAACCATCCGCGTAGAAACTACCTGCATCTCTGTAGAGCATCCGTCGCACTGCTTCGTTGTCAAAGATTACATTGTGACTCACAACACCTACATGGGGTTGTTCACGATGGTCAAGTTGGGTAAGCGTGCGTTGATTACCATACAACCTCGCTACATCACAACCTGGCTCAATGACATCGCCAAGATGATTGAGGTTAGACCCGAGGACATCTGTGTCTGGGAGAACGCCTCACTGCCACTATTGGGAGAGCAAATCGAGAAGGGGATCATCAATCCGAAGATTGTCATTCTGCCGATGACACGCATCTCCGGTTACCTGCGTAATACCCGCAAAGATCCACTTGCGGTTCCGTTGGATACTATCTTCCGGAAGATCAACGCTGGTTATCGGATCATCGACGAAGGGCATGAGTCTTTCCATGAGGTCAGTCTGTCTTTGATGTATGGTAACATGAGGAAGGTTCTCCTGTTGTCCGCAACGTTGAAGGCAGACGATCCATTCATGGACAAGATGTATCGGATCATGTTGCCGGTGAATCTCAGGCTTAAGGAACCTGATGCCGAAAACTACATCGATATCTACGCATACATCTATCACCTGTGTCAGCGCAAGTTCTTCCTGAAGACTGTACAGTTCGGGATTTACAACGACATGGCGTTGGAGGCGTCGATCCTCAAGTCACCGATCTTAACCAAGTTCTATTTCCATATCGCCAACAAAGCGTTCCGGGAGTATTACTTGGATGTGCGTGAAGAAGGGACTAAGTGTTTGTTCTTCTTCTCTCGAATTGATATGTGCGAGACCATGCTGGCTATGTTCCAAAAGGAATATCCTGACATGGACTTCTGTACGTATCTGGGGACGAAGGATAAGAAGACACCGACGAAGTATCTGGAACACGAGATCGTTATTACCACTCCAGGTAGTTGCGGTACCGGTAAAGACATTCCAGGGTTGGTGACGACCATTTGTTTCCACACTGTGTTCTCAATTCAACGTAACAAACAGATGATTGGTCGGCTTCGTGCGTTGCTGGGTAAATTCGGCGATCGCATCACACCTCGGTTTGTATTCCCTGTGTGTAACGATTTGGGCAAGCATCAGGAATGCTTACAGAAGCGCAAGGTTGCGTTCGAAAGTAAGCAGAAAAGCTTCAAGCTGATTGAATCGAGCTGCTCCCTCAATTGAGGGAGTCATCTCCTGTGGGACTAATCATGAACAATGAAACCCAACCGAAACTCGTGGCTCTAGTCCTGGAGTGCCCCGACCTTAATAAAGCAAACACTGTTGTTTTAAGTGTGTTCGAAGATTTGTTGGCTGACTTTGTCCTGTACTACGAACACGACGATGAACGTATCGACGACAAGTGGTATCGGGATCAGATTTACGATAGAGTTTACAACGAACACGGCGAGATAGTGTTACCATGGTCATTTACGTTTGAGGAGCAACAAGCCTTCATTCAAGATCCCATGGGACACATCATGCGTTTCGCTGGACAAGTTGAAGACTACATCAGGACAGCTACCAGCCTCAATGAGGAACAGATCGATTGCATGCATCGGACCATGGCAGTCGACTGTATTACGATAAGCCAAAAACTCAATAACCACGTAACACTGCTTGTGAGAGGAAATTACCATGGCGTTCCGCACCGAGTTCGTTAAGACCCCTGGCATTGAAACCTGCCGCAACTACCACCTAGTTCAGCGCCTCATTCAGGAGCGTATTCGTTCCGTGCTGATGGGTGATCCGTTCGTGGACCAGTCTCAGTTCCTGGCCGCCCAGTTCCTGGAAGCTCCCGCTGCTATCATCTCCCCTGATGAAATGCGCAAGCACTTCCAGCAGGAAGGCAAAGAAGTACTGGCGGCTTTCCACCAGTACGAAAAGAACCCTGAGTACGCCGAGAGCATTCGTTTGCTCAAGCAGTACGAAGGCAAGATCTTCAACATCACCAACACCACGATGTCTGGTATCATGGTTGTTATCGATACCGAAGAAAACGAAGCGGTTGCCTGATAATGGCGGCTACCTTCGTTATAAAGGTCGATCCACAAGTTAGGGAAGAACTCTACTCAGATATTGCTCTGGAGTTCTTGGACCTCATCTTCATTGAGGGACTCTTCGTAGTTATTCAGATGACCAAACCATTTGAATGGCCAATCAGCGATGACCCGTTGTATTATTGTGACGACCCTGAGTCTCAGTTCGAGAGCTCTGTCGAGTACTTGTTGAGCATCTTGCACGACAAGAACAAAGAGGACGGGGTGCAGTTACCGGGTGACGAGCTAGTGGAGTATTGCCCGCAGTATCGCGAAGCAATCTGCATCAAGCTGGGGATGATCGTAGATTCGATCCGTGACTTCAATGACATCAGCGAAATCATGGCAATCAAGAGTGTGCTCGAACAGCCTGAGTTCTCTAAGCGGTTTGAGCATGCCTCGATGCATCTAACGGACAGGGTGATGTTCACCATCTATCCTGACACTTCATTCTCCTTTCCGGTGTTACCCCCGGGCGCCCCTCTTATCGGTTTAGAGCCGCTCTTTGCTCCACTATGACCTGTACCAGCCATAGCGTCCCTAACAGCCTGTGAGGGCTGTTAGGGGGCTTAGGTTGTTTATTTTTTTGCTACTTGATTGCAGTCTTGAGGTTGAGGACCACTGTGTTCGAACCGGCTTGGTGGTGCGCCTTCATTCGTTGCAGCATCATCTCAGTTGGTACGCGCACCACTTCAGCAGACAGACGGGTAGCAATCTTGCTCAAGCCTTCGCCCAAGCAGGTCTTGCAGTAGTCACCATCAACAGTCAGACAGAACTGAGGAACCCGCATAGCCACAGGCTTGCCAATGATCTTGTTCAGTTCTTCCTTGTCAATGAAGATCACTTTGCCATTGGAGATATAACTGCTACCCATCCAATAGCTGGCGCTGTCCTTCAGGACGATCTTCATCTCGCCACGAGGAGTACCGCAGTCAGTGCCTTCTACCTTGCTACGGCCAATCAGACGCAGTGTTTCTTTTACAGCAGAACCACCTTCACCTGTAGCCATGGAACGGGAGTAGGCACCGGAGACCGCAGTGTTCACCTGAGTAACGATCTGCTCAGGGTCAAGGCCTTGGTCCAGAGAACGCGGCAACGCCACCCAGCCAGTGCTGGTAGGGTTCTCTTCAATACCGAACGCAATGAACATACGCTTACGCGCAGTACCAATGAACTTGTCGTTAATAAAGAAGTTCTTGGACTTGCCCTTCATCATCTCTGCACGGTCCATTGCCACCAGCTCATCCAAGATGGCAGTGAAGACAACAGGATCGTTCAGTTCGTGGGCGTGTTGCTTCAGGAGTTCGTCCTTACGCTTGAGGATCTCCTTGGACACAGTCAGTGCATCCACACCGCCCGGCTTAACGAAGTGAGCACCCAGCCCTTCGAGGTAGTAGCAGTTCTCGGTGAACTTCAGACAGTCTGCAACCGACGCCTTACCTTCAGGAACAGTTTCCCCTTCCTTAGGGTTGTCCACCATCAAACGACTGATGTGACCCTCGATAAGCTTCTTGGTGAAGAACGTGTTAACGTAGTCCACCTTACCCATGAAGGGTTCCCACCACAGGATCACGTTGAACAGCATGAGCCCGAAAGTAGACTCAACAGCTTGATCTTTGAGGATAGGGTGGAAGTCACCGGGGAAGCTGAACTTGGTGTCCATTACCGCGAAGGGTTCTTCCACATTACCTTCTAGGGTGACTTGCTCACCGTCTAGCATGGCGTGGAACTTACCCTTCTCTACGAACACCGCCCCAGGGATCTTCTTGAAGGCGCCAGCTGAGTCTTCATCATCCAGCTGAATAGCAATGACAGACTGTACAGCTGCCTTGCTTCCATACGCTTTCATTTCGAACCAGCGTTTAAAGAAGTCGATCTTAAGCATAAGTGAGCTCTTCCAATTTTTCCACTAACTGCTCAATGGCAATCAGCGCAAGGTGATCGGTCACGACGTTGTTCAGATAGACGAGGAGTTGCTCACGCATCTGCTGATCATTCAATTCAGAGATCAGATAAATGGCGATGACTTCCTTACCATACTGTACGAGGTTGTCGTGATCGGGATAGTCGATGAGCTTTTGCAGCTCAGGCTTGAAGAAGGACAGCAATGTATCTACTGAGCTCCCTACGCGACCGTTAGAGGTGACGTGCTGAAAGGCGTACGTACCACGGATGTTCTCGACGTTGGCCCGTATACGCTTGATCAGGGTCTCTGGGATACCATCTTCAACATCGGCCTGCTTCAGGTTGTCACGAACCGCCTTCAACGTCACTTCACTGACGTCTTCGATCAGCAGTTCATGCTCGCCGAGGTCAGCGTTGTCGCCCAGATACTTCTGGAGGATCAGTAGGAACCGACTAACAGGGGGAATGTCAGTAGAATCCAGAACATCACCCAAACCAATGAGGTCTTCATAGTTGTCCATCTCGTAGAAGAAGTTGCCGATCTCGATCAACTGCTCAACGCGCTCATGAGTAACTTCATCGAGGTTGATGATGAAACCCATTTTGGTAAGTACGTCGATTATATTGTTGGTGATCAGTTCATAGATCTGTTTCTTCTTGATGTTCGTGTCGTACTCTTCGCCGATGAGTATCTCGGTGATGACTCCCGGCATTAACGACTCAGGTTCAGACAACAGAATTAAATTGAACCCATCGGTCAATATTTTAGCCTGAGGCGCGGGGACAGCGTCCTTAAAGCTAACCCAAATACCACCGAGGAGGGTGGCTGCAAAGTCTTCTCCTTCGCTTACAATAACTGCTTCGTTAGTCTCGATGAGCATTGAGGCTATCCTATTAGATTAATCAGGGAATCATAGCATATGTCTAGCAATAAACAAGCCAAGCGTGCGGCAGCTTCGAAACAGAAAAAGAAAGCTGCGAACATCGAGCGTGCCAAGACACAGCAACAGCTGGGACGCCGACAAGAGCAACAGGACCGTCGTTCACCACAAGCCAAAGCCGCCCGTAACGCACGCGTCGGTTATGCCGTTGCCACCAAAGGCGTGATCGACACAGCCAAAGAACTCCAGAAAGATCCTGAGTTCGCCAAGACCAAGATCAAAGCGCTGACCAACATCGAAGTGCTCACCGGCATCAACGAAATGATCCCGGTCCTCGGCGGTGTGCATGGCGGTATCGAAATCGTTACCCGTCTCAGCGACATGAAGAAGTACGACATCCTGCCGCATCAGGCCGAGATGATCGAAGCCTTCGACCGCAAGGTGATCTCGATCTCGGAAGACATCCACGCGATGTACGAGTTCATCAACGCCGAGAAGCAGGTCGAAGATTACATGCCGATCTTCATCCACTACATCGACACTCTGGCCGACGTTGTTCAGTTCGCTATCCCGGAGCTGATGGAAGGTCTGCTGCAGCCGATCGAAGCACTGATCAACGAATACGTGAACGAGCACAAGGCAGAAGGCGAACACTCCTCTGCGTTCGGCGCACGCGTCTCCGACGAGCGTATCGTTCGTATCGCTCCTGAATACCGCACCATGCGTCCGCTGGAAGACTTCCTGCCAGACGCTGATGCTGAAGGCGAAGCAGAACCGACCCCACTGGTAGGCGAACTGCAGCAAGTCGACGAAGCTGGCGCTCTGGAAGCTTCGCTGGCCAAAGAAATCCTCTGACCATTAACAAGGACTTATCTTCATGACTGATACTCCTAACACCGACAGCACAGGTACTGAACTGAGTGGTGCTGTCGGCGAAGCTGGTATTGTAGGCCAAGCATCTGCGCCAGCACAGCCTGCAGCCCCTGTGCAACCTGCGGTAGCGAAAGCTACCCACCAGGACAAGCACAATGCTGCAAACACCACCATGACCAACATGGTGCCTCCTGCATCCCCTCTGCTTGCCGAGCTGTCGGTTGCTGAGCGTGAGGCTGGCGGTTACCTGACTGTCTTCTTGGGCAACAGCAAGAAAGACGTGCTGGAAGCTCAACAGCTGATCGGTAAGTGGTTCACGTTCAATAGCTTCGTGTCGATGGCACAAGAAGGGCGTGTTAACCAATCGACCATGAACAAGGCCAATGCCGACTGGGAACAGTACGTTGCAGAAACCTATCCTGGTCGTACTCCGAAAGAGATCGCCGATCATGCTGCTGACCTGTATGCGTACATGTCGGAGATCCAGGACGAGATCAAGGTTCGTAGTCACGTCTGCAACGAAGCGGGTATCACCAACCTCAGCGATCGTGGCGGCAACTACGTTACTGGCGACATCGTCGGTAAGAAGCCTGCTCGTTCTACCAAGGGTTTCTCTGCAGCTGAAGTAATGCGTCGCTCTGCACTGCGTTCGAACGGCGACAAGCTGATCTTCGACGTACTGCTGCGTGACTCCTTCGTCAGCCTGTCGTTCACTCGTCCTAACCGTCTGGAAATGGGCGACCTGCTGAACGATATCCGTCGTACCATCGTCGGCTATGTGCGTGAGATCAACAACAACAGTGCGGTCCTTGCTCGCATTGCGTCGATCCGCGTCATCTGGAACTTCCTGGCCACGCGCATTACCTCGTGCAGCGTCTCGGACATCAGCGACTTCCGCCAACTGGCCAACGTTATCACCCTGAACGATATGGAACAGTTCGTGGTGGCGTTGATCGAGTCCCTGAACACCAAGGGTGTCAACCTGAACCTGCGCTGCTTGGCACCTTCCTGCAAGTGGGATGCTTTCCACCTGGTAGAGCCGAGCAAGCTGGTACAGATCCGTCCTTCGCTGCGTGTTCCAGAAGAGCTGGCTATCTATGCCAACCTCATCAACGGTCATGCGAAGTACACCATCGAAGAAACGCTGGCAATGAGTCGTGCGGCGACCTACGGTTTGGAAACGAACCGTGTCTACAACGACGACAAGACCATGTGCTTCCTGATTGCGCCACCTGTGTTGACCGAAGCGTTCAATACCTTCGACTACTTCATCGGCCGGGTTAACCCTCAGCTGTTCGACATCCGTCAAAAGGTTGTTGATCCAGACGAGTATGCAACCCAAATCACCATGGCTCACAACGAGCTGGGTTCGACGGAATACATCCACTGGGTATCGGGTTACATCAACCTGCCAACTCCAGGTACTGACGAAGAAGAGATCATCATTCTTCGTAAGGACACGGATGACACCGAGTTCAACGAAGGCGTGATGGCGGTCATTCTGGATCACCCAGACATGAACCGTAACCTGACTCGCTTTATCCTGAACAAGACCCCGTACATGTCTCGCACCTTCATCGGTGTGCAGAACTACGTGTGCCCTGTGTGCAGCAAGCAGTCGGGCGACCTCCAGGACCCGGAACACTTCCTGGACCGCAAGTTGGGTTATACTCCTATTGACCCAATCATGAGTTTTTTTACCCTCACCCAGTTGGCGATGCTGGCGCAAGCGGTGGAGTCGGGCAGAGCCAAGTCCGAAGCCCTCTCCGAATAGATCCGCGTGGGCGAAGAGGGGAAATAGTCTTCAGTCCTGTTTACAGACAGGTCTACAGTCAGTTGGTCGGTGTGTCTACCGCTCACTTGCCTGAGGAGTCAATGGTGTTCAGTGAGTCAATGCTCCACGACTTAAACATGAACTACTACAACACCAAGACTAAGACCCCTTTCTCGTCGGTACAGTACTTCAAAGAAGAGCACGAGTATTATCACCCGTGGTCTCTTAAGTCGAGTGGGAAGATGTTCGGGTTCCACAAGCTCCATGAGGTTATTAGTCTCAAAGACTTCATGGAGTGGCCGATGTGCGTGACCGATGAGTTGCTGGACGGCATTACGGAGGGAAGGAATGAACGGGATAAGCTGGACAACCCTAACCCTCCGGATGCCGATGGTAAGTCGTCTACCAACAAAGATCTTAAAGCAATTATGCAGCAGCTGGGTTTGGATAAAAAGCTCTTTTGATTAATACCCCGGGGGCCTTTGGGTTCCCGGGGTATTAACCGTATTTTATGTCGCGACGGCTTTACCAGACACCCTTATTTAAATTCTCATACGAAAGGGCCCTTTCATGAGCAAAGACACCTTTACCTCTCCTCAGGTTACTGACCTGAGCGGGAAAGCGCCGGCTGAAGCCGAAGCTGCTCCAGTGGTTACCAAGGAAGTTGCACCAGTTGCTGCTCCTCCTGCTGCCGCTGCCCCTGCTACCGCCGAAGCTTCCTTCGTGCCTAAGCAAGACGTTATCGCCATTAACAAAATGGTGAACGCCAAGGGTACCGTTACCACCGACGTCATTGTTGCTCGTATCAAGCAACACATGGAGTTCTTGTCTGGCGCCAAGCGCTACAAGAGCAAGGAAGAAGAAGTTCAGGAACAAGTGAGCTTCATCGAGACCGTCGGCAACACGCTGAAACTCGACTTCCCTCAGTACGCCCTGGTGACTGACGAACTGTTGAACGCCATCCGCGACAACAAGGACGTCTTCCAGAAAGGCACCCAGTTCCGCTTCACCATGGGTCTGGACAAAACCTACCCTGCTCAGTACATCCGCACCTACCAGGTCTACATGACCTTCCTGGCGATGGTTGCGAAGAACTGGGTGTCCCGCTACAAGCTGGACAAGTTGGTTGACCTGGCTCACGTGATCCACGACTTTGACCGTAAAGGCAAAGAGAACCTCACGCAGTACTTCCGCTACCTGACCCAAGTCTAACCACGGCCGTCAGTTTAACCCAACCCTCCTTGCAAGGAATAGATTCATGAACGAAGAATACCAACCGGATGGCGACGGCTTCGGTTTGCCAGACAGCCCGCACATGGAAATCATGTTCGATTCCCTGACCGACACCGTCGACCAGATGGACATCGCGGGTACTGAGTCCCTGACTCTCACTCCAGCCCAGCACTACGCTCAAGGCGTTCTGAGCGCTGCTGGTATCGTTTCCGCTGCCCAGGTAACTGGTAACGAAGGCATCTTCTCGGCCATCGGCGACGGCTTCAAAGCGGTGTATGACTACATCGTTAAAACCTTCAAGTCCATCTGGGACTTCTTCTTCAACCGTGACAGCGCCAAAGAAGCAGAAGTGGCCAAGACTGCGGTTGACGAGAACACCAAAGAACTGCAGGCTGCTGAAGCCGGTACTCAGACCGAAGAAGAAGCCAACAAGCAGATCGCTGCTATGGCTACCGTTGCCAACGCTGAAGGCGGCGACAAAGCTCTGGCTGAAGATCTGGCCGAAGCCAAGAAGGGCGACCTCAAGGAAAAGCGTAAAGCTATCCATGAAGCTCTCAAGACCCTGCCGAAGCTGAAAGGCGCCGCCAAGCACAACCTGGAAAAGACCATCGAAAGCGCGGTCAAGGTGAAGATGGCATTCACCACCAAAGGTCTGGGCGGCGGCGACAGCAAAGCTGAAGGCGACGCTGCTGACCACCTGATGGGTAGCAACAAAACCGCCAACGACCTGGTCGACCTGACGGCTGAAATCACCAAGTTCACCATCAAGGACGCGCACTTCATTACCGCTCTGAAGGGTGCTACCTCGATCAACAGCATCGACAAGGCCATTGCGTTCAGCAAAGCCTGCTCGGCCAACATCCAGATGGTGAAAGAGTTCTCCGACGTTGTCAAAGGCAAGAAGTCGAAGATCGAAGCACTGCTGCATGCTGCTGAAGCCAAGATGAAGTCCGCCAAAGACGGCAAAGACAAAGACGCACTGTCGAAAGACATCGCCGCTCTGCGTCTGATCGTTGTGATGGGCACTCGCCTGGCCAAGCTGATCGAGCAGAACTACATCAAAGTCAAGGCTGCTTCGGAAGCCATGAACAAGGTGTTCTGCATCTAAACCGTGCAGCGTGAATAACCCTACCCACTCCCGACAACGGAGTGGGTAGGGTTTATGGCTGCTTATGCTGCTTTCTTCATTTCTTCTACGGTTGGTTCTACTGCCGGTGCAGGAGTAGGGAACGATACTACGTTGTCAACACTAACTTCTTCTGGCAGGTTTGCACGCATCTCTTTAACCAGCTCACCGAAACCTTTGTTGATCAGAGCAGCTTCGAACACTTGCTTGATCTTGTCGATTTCTGGGAAGCGGAACAGGTCATGGCACAGACCGATCGCATTCGCCTGCGTACTGGACGCATAGTTAACTGCGATCTCACGGAACTTCGACGGACCAGCCCCTTGGATACCGTACACTTCCATTTGGGTTGTGTAGTTACTGGCGTTGTTAGCCAGAGTACCGGTTGGGTAAGCACCTTCAACGTCAAGGTCAGAAGTACTGCTACGACCCGAACTGATAACGTCATCCAGACCCACAAACAGAGCACGACCCTTGGTGGCGTTCTTCTCAGTATCGAGGAGAGCAATCCAGTCGTCCAGAGTAGGTAGCTTATCGGTGAAGGACTTATCACGCTGCGAAGGAGTGCTACCCCAGACGTATCCGTTATCCTTGGCAATAAACGACAAGGTGTCCGAGATAAGGCTAGGCTGCGAAACGAAGTTGAAGTACTCCGAGTAACGAAGCAACATTGGAATCGACAGAGTGAAGTCCAGAGTCTTTTCGTTAATCTCTTCAATTGGGAAGTTATCCCCGATGTTGTATGAAGAGTACAGATACTTGTACTGCCGTTGCATGTTCCGGTGCCACTGGCCGCTACCCGGGCCCCAAGACATGCCTTCCTCGGTATACAGCTTACCTTTAACGTTTTCACGCTGAGAGATAGCTTCTAGGCTGTAGCTTTCCAGCTTACCGAATGGGAAACGTTTAATAGCGTAACCCGACATGGCATCCGCCCACTGCCATTTAGCCATGGTGCGAACGGTAGGGAACTTCTCTTGTGGTTCCAGAGGAGTACGGTCGCCGTTCTCCTTAACCTTGTGAGTACGACCGAGGTTAAGGTTGTAGGTACGGAACTCTTTTGGAATGCTTGGATCGCTGTAGACGTCTGGAAGGTTGTACCCGTCAGCAATCAAAGCGCGCTCACAGGCTTCCATGTCATAGCTTGCGTTCCAGCTCAATACCCAGTCAGGCTCCCACTCGTGGAACTTCTGAATACAGGCATAAGCCACTTGGCCCGGAGTATCGAACAACTCGTAAACAACTGTGCACTTACGACGCTCCAAGTGTTCCTTCAAATACTTGTCTTCTGCTTCCTTGAGCTTACGGAAGATAGTCTCATCATCCGGTTCGTCATACCAACTACGAATCGCTGCGAAGTAAGCTTTGTTCTTCATGGTGACAGACGCCATCATGATTGGCTTGTTCTCACCCGGGAAGTCCATGTCCGCTTCAACGTCGAAAGCTGCTACGGTGTACGGTTCCTTCTCCTGATACTCCCCATACTTCTGGAAGAACTTCTGCTTGAAGTGAACAGGGGTGGTTTGGTCTAACCCGAATACGAACTGATGACCCGGGCAACCCTTAACGTCACGAATGGTAGCCTTATAGTCAGCTGCCCCAAACAACTGCTTCTTGACTTCAAACGGAATCTTGCAACGTGGAGCCTTGTACTCTCTTACCAAACGTTCTTCGATGTAATCTTTAGGCTGGTTAAAACGACGATGGTCATCTTTAACGATCCAGAACGGTTGCTTGTAATTCTCTAACGAAATAAACGAGTTGCTGCGGCTACCATCTTCGTGGACGTTAGTAATTTTCGCACACAACAGGTCTTTGCCTTTATCGAAACGACTCATCGCATAAGCCGCATGCTTGCAAACTTTTGCGATAATAGGTGAAGTGTTTTGTGTCATCGGTATACCCTGCATTTTATGCCCGCTTTTAGCGCTATACTAATAGTGCCCCAGTACTAAAAATAGAGGAGTACTCATTAATGATCTCGATGGATTTTTTGAAACACTCAGTGTCAGGTATGGAGTTCATCGACTTCCAGAGCTCTGACTTTTACACCAAGCTGTCGTCGTACCTTGAAAGTCAGATTGATGCGGAAGGTTTCCTGTCGCCTGAATCAGCAAAGGGCATCAAACCCCTCATCGCTGAATACACTGGTTTCAAGAACATCGACATCAAGTTCGAACAGTCCGGCAACCTGTCTGTTGACACTGGCTACTTCTCCCCGAACCACGTCCTCAACAACGACATGGTCGACGAACTGCTGAAGACCACGGAGACTACATTGTACCGTTGGTTCACGCAGAACACCGATAAGCTGTTCCGTGGCGGTATCGACTACAAGACCGGCAAGGTTACGGGTAGCTTTCAAACAGTCCCTGTTACCCTGCGCATCAACGTCAACCTGAATCAGACCTTCCCAAAAGATAAGGTGGGTAAGTTCGGTATCCCGTTGCAAGGTATTCTGTGCGGTGCTATCGCTCACGAATTGGGTCATGTGTTCAGCGGCTGTATGATGATGTCCACAGTGGTATCTGACAACTTGACCGCCAAGGCTGCCCTGCGTTTCTATCGCACTTCGAATACCGAAGAAGATCGGGTCGTGGTGCTCAAGGATATCGGTGCTCTGCTGGATGTCCCTGCTGCCAAGCAAGCCGAACTGCAACGTCTGGCTCAAGACCCTGACGATAAAGCAGTGTTCGTGTACTTCGACAAAATGGTGTCGCAACGTAATATGCGTCGCAGTCTTTCTGTCGGCGTAGAACGTATGTCGTCTGAAGTAGTGGCCGACATGTACGCCATTCGCATGGGCTGTGACAAGGGTATCATTGCGGCTATCTCCATCCTGACTGACCACGGCTGCATCCAGACCGTAGTCAACAGCCTGCTGACCGCAACCATGTTCACCCTGCTGCTGTTCCCATCTGCCCTGATGATGAGCCTCGGTGCTGGTGGTATCGCTGTGGCATTGATGTTCAGCTTCTTCACGTTCACGTTCGTCTTCGTGATGGACTATTTCAGCAAGGGCTACTCTGGTGTGTACAACGCCGACCACCGTCGTTTCGATGACGCTGCTCGTCAGTTGATCCAGAAGCTGAAAGAAGACAAATCTGCTCCTGCTAGCCAGAAGGCGCAGATGGTTAAAGAAATCGATCAACTGATGGTGCACGCTAAAACCCTGCGCCCTTGGTACGAGTCGACTGTTATCCATCGCTTCATGGGTTGGGTGTTCAGTCAGAGCGATTTTAAATTGCAAGAGATCGAGCATTATACTGGGGTTGTGGCAAACCATGAGGTCAACACCTTCTCGCATAAACTCCAAGCTCTTAAAGCACGCCGTGACCCTGATAACCGGGGTGAACCGGAAACCGACAAGACTTACGAATTCTAACCACTATCCCCAGGAGTACTACCCATGTCTCATTTGATCCACGTCCTCGACTACAAGAAGTACCTGACCGAACAAGGCATCACCTGCCCTGTAGAACAAAGCGCCATCCTGGTGGAACCATTCGCCCGTGCGCTGATCCGTCACGCCTACCGCACCGGCGGCCAGTGGACTTCTGCTGTCGACGCCAAGGCTTGGACCATGCTGGAGAAGTGGAACAGCGTGTCGCCGATCAATGCCCCTCTGGTTCACCAGAAGGCCCTGTGGCGCATCAACAACCTGAACGGCGCCATGGCCCAGACCGGTACCCTGCCAAAGGCTGAGGAATACACCTGCGTCATCAACGACAAAGATGTAACTCAGAACGAGCAGTTCAACACTCTGGTGGCTTACCTGTTGAAAGAGCTGGAGGCCGGCCGTGAGTGAATCGCAACTCGACTCCTACTTCCAGCTGGGTAACAGTGCGCCTACCGACGCCTACCAGCCAGGTGAAGACAAGCAACGTATTGACCTGACCGAGTTCTATCGGGACAGTGATCAAGACAACGCAACTGTTATGGTCATGGGTGCGGAAGAGCTGGCGCTGGGTAAGTTGTCCAAGCGTACCGCTATCCTGCTCAGCCTGTCGGGTACTGAGAGCTACGATCCGTTCCCATCTGAGCGTAACGCACGCATGGGCACCGAAGGCTTCTTCAGCACCATTGCAGAGGGTTTCAAGAAGTTCATTGAAACCATCATCAAGTACATCCGCATGGCCATCGACTGGGTTATCGACCTGATCCAAGGCATCTTCGGTTTCCGTAAGAGCGCCCGCATCAACGAAGAGATCAACAAGTCTCTCGACGAGATGAAGATCGAGTTCGCCAAGACCCTGAACGGTTTGGGCTTCCCTGGCAACGTGTACAACGTGGAAACCTTCTTGGGTGACCTGCCACCGAACCAAGACCGCCAAGCGCAACTGCACCTGCTGCGTAGCAAGTTCGACAAGGACAGTGATCAAGTCAAGAAATTGTCTGACACCGTTCCCCTGTTGCAACAGGCCATGGGCAAGATCAAGCAGATCGGCGAGCGGGCTGAGCGTACGTTCAAGACCTTCAAGAAGACCTTGGGCGAAGAGTTCAACCGTAGCAAGGTTCGTCACCACACCGCCAACAACACCGCGCCGCTGACCGAAGTCAACCGCGTGATGAAGGCTATCGAGGAAGCTACTCTCGCGCTGGATTCGACTGAGCTGGTGGGTCTGGTGTCGAAGACCTACAGCACCCTGTTCGGTATCACCTTCACCAACGAAGAGCTGACCAACGGCTTCACTGAAGTGCAGAAGAAGCTTCAGGAAAACGTCAAGCTGGAAGTGGTTAAGCTGGACAAGGTCAATGTGGGCGAGACCCTGAGCAACATCCAGGATCTGAACACCCGCTACATGGGCATGGTCAGCGACGAGATCGATATCTCCAAGGTCAACTGGAAGGCGATGGGTACCATGATCGACCGTTCGGATGCCGAGAAGGTTGAGCTCATGTCGAAGATGTACAACGCTCCGACCATGTTGGCCAACTATCAGAAGCTGTCGTTGAACATCCGCAACTTCACTCAGTTCTGCTTCTTCGTAACGAACGAGCTGCGCCGGGTAGAGAAGCAGATCACCGACCTGATCGAATGGCACCAGCGGACCCATGCGTACTACTACGCCGGTTTCGTTAACGACCTGGATAAGCTCAAGGAGATCGTTCTTGATGCTCAAAGCAAGGGTCACGCGCCTTTGATCGGCAACGATCACATGGTCTTCATCAAGGCGGCCGACGCACAGACCTTCATGGAGAAGCTCTCGGCTAACATTAACTTCGGTCTGGAGAACGATATCGGTGGTCTGAAGACTATCGTTAACAACTTCTCCAAACAGACTGGTTGGGGTAAACTGATATGAGTCGTGAATCCCTGTGGGCGGAAATCAGCCAGCTTAAAGCGGTTGCTACTACCGTATCCCAGCAAATGGCCGACGAGACCGTTCAGCTGACCAAGAGCATGGAGGATGGGATTACCCTTCCTGTGGCTCTGCGCATCGTCAACACGATCTGGGGTACTCATACTCAGTCGTCGCAGAAGCTCAAAGTTCAGTTGTCGGACACGTTCCCGAAGACCAACCGTGACGTTATTCGTTACACTGCGTTGCCTGCGGATGAGCTGCGCAAGCTCACTGGTGAAATGGAAGAGGTAGTGTCTTACTTCGGCCTGATCCACGAGTACATCGAGAAACTGGTGTGCGCTATCACCGCGGCGTTGGTTAAGGGCGAGCCTACCCCTGAAGGCCAAGAAACTGTTGACGAGTTCCGTCGTAACGTGTTGCAGTACTGCTGCTACATCAACGGCTACTTCTACGAAGTCAAAGATATGGTAAACGACGAGGCCTGTACGGCTTGGGACCATATCCGCATCGTACCAACTGGCGTACTGGATGGTGACTACCTGTTCATCCAGTCTTTCAAGGATCAGTTGGCGACAGACCACGCAGAATTCCTCAAGCGTACGTTCTTCCGTCAAGAACGTGATTACTGGTCGCTGGAAGATATCAAGTGGTCCTCGGATCGTCTGGTGCCTTTCATCAAGTTGCCGTTCCTCTTCGCAGAGTGGCTGAATGCTACCTACGCAGACGTTGTACTCGCAGAACCTGCTGGCGAATAAGCTGTACCGGCCATATCCCCTCCTATCCCTTTGCGGGGATAGGAGGGGTAGGCTTATAGCTGCTTTACACCGGACCCAGGCTTACCATGGATACGTCGTGTGGCAAGAAGACGATGTCAATGTCTTCAACGATGGACAACAGCCCATCAGAACTTTCCTGCAACAGTTTACGCACACAGAAGCCAGTCAGACTGTCGGCGTTACTGATAACGTCAACCGAACTGTCACCAGCCAATGCACTCATCTTCACCGATACCACTTCACTCGAAGTACCGTCCTTCAGCAACTTGGTTAACCCACTCACGTCGATGGTAGTAGCACCGAACAACGCTTCGTTGATGACCTGAGGGGTGCTGGCGGTAAGCGCGTCTTTGAGGCTGACGTTCTTGTAGCCAGTTGCAGTAAGGTAGAAGGTTACAACAAAGCCCAGGTCCTGTTTGACGTAGGACTGATAGTTGCTGTTGACCACCACCTTCTGGTAACCCATCTTGTTGCGTGGCTGGTACATCAGTGTGGTCATGTCGAGCAAGGACGAGTTGAACGAGTCCATGTCCTGACCGATGTGGTTGACGAAGTAATCTTTGGTCTGCTGAGCAAACTCCAGATCATAATCGTCTTTGGTGAAGTAGTACGCACCGTCGAATGCGATGAAGTCCCAGTGGTACTGCAAGTCACGAGGAGCGACTTCCACATATTGACCTTCGTCATCCAACACGAAGTCACCAATGCTGTACTTCAGGATAACCTGAGGTGGCACGGTGTTGGTATACATGACGTCACCTGCTTTATGCAGGATAACCGGCTTACCGTCGACCAGATCCAGTTCGCCGTTCTCTTTACGCTTGAGTACAGTGGCGGGATAGGTTTCAGGAACCGGGGTGGTGTGACGTTTGTACTGCGCTTCACCGATGAGAGGCCGTATACGGCTGTACAGGTTGCCCAGCTTCTGACCCAGTGTAACCGCGTACTGGGTTTCGATGATCGCCACCATCGGCACTGTGAACAGCGTAGGATCGATCTTCTGATCCGACAAGGTACCAGTGTTGGCGCTATCGCCTTGCATGGTGAAGATAAACGTCATGCCCAGATTCAGCGGAGTGCCCGTGTTAGGCTGCACACTGCCGAACTGCGAGAAGTTGGTGAAGTAGATAACGTCGTTGACATCCACATCGAAGTTGGTATCCAACGCAAACTGCCAGATCCGCTCACCGCCTTCCGTTTGCCCGTAGTACGTAGCCCCTATGCTAGCCAGGCTGTTCGAGTCCTCGGGTTGGATAGACAATTGTACGCCCACCTGAGAGTCATCCAGGTCTTTGTAGCTTTTGCCAGACTCAGTAACCAAGGTAACAAGATAGCCACCCTCGCGTTGTTCAATGTTGATTTGCCCAACGCCTACTTCGATGCCCAGTGTGCTGTTTTCAGTCACAAAGGTCTGGTTGTTAACAACCGGCTCATCGAGATGGTAGGTACGCAACACCGCTTGGGTGTTTGTCAGGTCCATGACGTAGTAGAAAGGCGTGTAGACCAACGTCTGGTCCGATACCAAGTCTACCAGCGCAGCGTTGCTCTTAGCCGCGTAGGAGGCCTTGATGACCGCGTTAACCAAGACAGTGCTTGGCTTACTGATGTCGAACAACACGTTGTGAGGAATGGTGATACGCTGACCGTTGTCAATCACCACACCGCTGTCGATCAGGTTATTCACCGAGCACAGGTAACTGCCCACGAAGCACGCCATTGGAGCGAAGAACTTGGAGTTGTCAGGAATCGGCAGCTCTTTGGTCAGGGAGTACTTACGGCCGGTCGTGTAGTCGATGGTCTTGACAGAGTCGTAACCATAGTTCTCAACAGTACCGGTCAGGTTGTTCTGTGTGATTGGCAACACACGCTGACGACGACCCTGAATGAAGGAAGCCTTCAACTGAGCAAAGGACTTGGCATTGCTACCGCCTGTGGTACCGTTGATAGCACGCCATGCCACACCACCCGTGTTCTTCAGGGCAGAGGAGTAAGGACCCAGAGTACCCGCACCAAAACGATAGTCTTGGTAGTTGATGCCCACCTCATCCAGCTTGACCTCGGTAAAGTCCTTGGTCAACTCACCCTTGGTCGTGTAGGTATAGATGTCAATCACACCGATACCCGAACCGTTGGCGATATAAACGTCAGGGATCTCGTAGTCGAAAGACCCATTGCTAACGTTTAGGTTAATCGACAGAGTTACAGTCGACGGGTTGAACACGTCTTGGTCGTAGGTCACCAAGATCTCGCGTTTAACCCCGTTGGTGGTCATGAACGCACGAACGCCGTACAGGTCGTCTTTGAAGTTGATGGTACCGTTGCAACCAGAACTCAAGTTGGACGTCAAGTTCTCGGTAGGCTTGCAAGCGATCTGACGCGCGGGGATAACGATCGTCAGGTAGACGTTGTCATTGATCTCACGCAGCGCTTTCTTCAGCAGGTTGGTAGAGATCGGCGCAATCGGGTTGTTGGTAGTGTCGTCGTATACCACTTGATAGCTGGTCTGTTCGCTGTAACGGATTTCAATACCGTTCTCAATAGCGAAGGTGTAACCATTGAACTCGACTTCGGTGTCCTTCGGCAGCAACAGCATTTTGTACGTGAAGGACGTCTTACCCGACTGTACCGTTACGTCTTTAGCCAGCGACAGAAACACCGACTCCAGAATAGCGAACTGCAACTGCACGATCGACGGGTTACCGAACATACCGTACTGTTCTTCTTCCGACATGTGGCGGCTGAGATCAGAGGTAGACCGTGCGTGCGCTGGGAACAACTTGGCAATGGCGTCGTCTACCCGGTTAAGGATACCATAGCCAGTACCGAGGATGAGGTCGGTTGCGTAGATGAAAGGGTGAGACTTGCTGTTCTGCGAGATGGCTCTGTCGAACCAAGCGGTCTCGAGATCGTTAACGACAGTGTTAACCCCACGGATAGGGTTGTTGGCCAGACTGACCAGTTGGTCTTGAGTTAATGCCATTACAGAGGACTCCAGTATTCCATTTCCATGCTGTTCACGTTGATCCATGGATAAGCAGCATAACCACCTTCGAAGTATTCGCTTACCTTCAACTGGCGGAAGTTCTGTTCACGGACCTGAGCACTCATGTTTGGGTTGAAGAAGAGAGTAGTGCGGTTGAACATATCCGCAATACGAATGTTGTTGTAACGGAAGGCGATACTTGGGAAGGTGATCTCTACTTCATCCTGCCCTTGGCCCCGCAGACTGTTCTGTGTGCGGTCGATAGCGCTGAACGCACCCGATGGGTAGGTGTTAGGCCAAGAGTAGCCGTTACAGAACAGACCTTCGATACTGCGCATGTTCTTGTTCATGATGACATGGTAGATGCGCATGTCATAATCGCGGTAATTCTGTAGCAACGCTTCTGGATAAGGTTCCAGCCCTTCATCGCCCAGCGTTACCCCTTCGATGTAGTGGTTGATCACGTCGAAGATAAAGGGAACGAAGTTAGGCTTAGGGTTGTGGAAGCTCAAACGCATGTCGTAGTCATAGTTGACTTTGAGGATGCCGCTCACGTACTGGTAGACTTCCTTACGGATACCAGGTTGCGACTTCTCTACGTTCAACGACACGTCTGGGAAACCAGAACTGACTTTAAGACAGTTGGTCAATCCAGCCATCCACGGGTACATCGGGTCATGCAGCGCATCGTTACCACTGTTTGCTCGACCCCATACAGGGTCCAACAATCCCTTGACGTAATGCTGTAACGAGTTGCGAGTCGGTTCATAAAGCGGCAACAGTTGAGGGTGTTTTATCACGTTTTCATCGGATAAGTTCAACAGCGGCCGGTTAATGAAGACTAATCCTATGGTGTCGTCGGGGATGGGAGCCATCTGGTTCCCGGGACCTAAAATACGGACGCCCTTGAGCATGTTGACCAAAGCACTGTTGTACCCCGGACCACCGTTTTCTCTGAAGACGTATTCTCGCCATTCTTCAACAGTGTTCGAGTCGAGTGCAATAGTAGGTTGTTCATTTCCCGGGGTCTTATCGTACCATCCATCGTAAAGATTCGGATCATCAGCCATGTCGTTGGCTCCCGTTATTAAGAGGTGAAGTATTCATGATTAACCAAATTGTAGGTCTGGGGTCTTTCCTGCTGGACATTGCGGCAAAACTGTATCCCGACAGTAAAGACATAAACTCCGCTGCCAACGTGGCAGGTCAAGTACGACGTTCATACAATGTGGTTTCTACCACCTCGGTCCATGAGAGCGCCAACCGCGCAATCATTGCTCCAATGGTGGCCGTAGAAGCCTCGCTGTTGCACCAAGAATTCATGTCGGACTTGATGCAAATCGTTATGCTGCGAGATATCGTCGCTACCCTGACGCACATCGCACTGCAAGGCTCTGTGGGCCTCGGCGTGAAGGTTGAGAACATCATCGGCGGTATCAACCCTAACCGGGCTGGCATGATGTCTCTGGCTGGCTGTGAATCGCTGGATGACAACATCCGCGCTGTTACTGGTAACGAGGAAGACGACAAGGCCAAGCTGCCTGAAGTTGACACCGTTCGTATCGACGGCAAGAACGTTCCTGATATGGCTGAGTACACCCCACTCGCCGTCGGTAAAGTGGTTATGGCCACTCTGTACAACGACAACGGCACCAAGATCGACTTCCCGTTGACCTTCCGCCAGATCCCAGTTCCGTTGCCGGCCAAAGACCTGAAGCGTATCTTCAGTGCGGCCAAGATCGAAGAAGGTTTCTTCGCTCGCCTGCTGATGGCCAAGACCAAGGAAATCACTTATCCTGAATTCCTCTCCGGTCGTGACATCATCAAAGACCGCTTCAACATCCGCAACGAAGAGATGTCCGGCTATTACAAGGAAGCGCAGAAGCGCGAGAACGGTAACAAGCTGGCTGCTGTTCGTACTGGTCTGGTTAGCTTCAACAGCATGGCCAACACCTTCATCATGTCGAAAGATGCGGCTACTCAGCTGGAACTCGACATCGGTAAGCGTTTCAACAACGCCTCTTCCCGTGAAGGCATCTTCAAGGCCGTTGTAGCCAACACCATTGTTGTCTGCGACGAAGACCGTGGTATCTACACGTTCTACACGCACGGTAGCGATATGCACGAGACTTACACTCGTAAAGACATCGCCATCAAATCCAAAAAAGATTCGGGTTCCAACACTTTGGCGGACCTGGTCAAGTTGCTCAACGGAGGCATGTGATGGATATCACTCAATACGTCGGTGGCGTCAAGACGGTCAAGCAGAACGAAATCCTTTCCACTATCCTCAACGTGGAAGTCGCTGCGGCTGATCTGGATGCTGGTCTGGAAAGCATCATCAACAACAGCATCGACCTGTCGACCCAGATCGAGAAGTGGGTTCTGACCAAGGGCGTGAACAAGGCGATCCATCAGGCCGGCTTTAAAGCTGATACCCTGATCGAGTTCACTCGTCACGGGCTGGGTGTTATCAAGGCGCTGAGCCCTGAGATCACCAAGATGGTCAAGAGCTACAAGGAAACCCTGTGGGACGGTAAGCTGATGTCCGTCAAACAGGCTAACGTCCTGAACGTCATCGAGTACATGAACTTCTGGGTCAAGTACTCCCGCATGATGTACGAAGTTCTGCTGACCATGAACAACGAAGGTGTTGAGCCTTCCAAGTACCTGACCGGCATGGACCTCAAGTGGATGAACGGTAGCGAGATGTTCTACCGCATGTTCACCATCGACCTGATGAAGGGCGGCCGCTACATCCTCGACAACATGGCCAAGCTGCCAGACATCGAAGTGTCGCCGACCTCTCTGGACGTGCTGAAGGCCTCCGAAGGTAGCGGTCATATCGACGTCCTGAACAAAGGCTTCGGTATCCACAACGTCAACCCGCTGTTCTGGCTGGGCCTGGGTATCAGCAAGATCCAGGGCATGTGGATCGACAAGCTGCGTCGCGACAACGAATACTTCGCTATGAAGATCTCGCAAGCGATCAACAAGCGTAACGGTTCGCCTGATCCTGATCTGGATCGTCGCATCGAGATCTACCAGGACAAGATCATCAAGAACGATCACTCCATCTCTGAAATCGAGGCCCAATATGCCTGAGTATCGGATTACCCCAAATGGTTACGCGAATGCTGCCCTGGGTGACTCCGATCTTGGGGTGATCTTCAAGAACCTTCAGTGTCTGCGGAACGACGCTTACGTCGACTTCGATCTGATCATGAAGGGCGCAGTAACCATCGAAACCCTGCGTGAAGCTAACCTCCTCACCGGTCGTTCCTTTGCTCAGTTTCTGGAAGTCAACTTTGATTCCGGCAAAGGACCCTTGGCCAGTCTGGTACGCGACATCGTTCATTATCTGAATGGTCGTTGCGGTCACCAGACTATCATCACCTCGCTTAACATCGAGGAGAATAAACTCCGCAGTCTGACTAAGGCTCGCCATGGCACTTACACGCCAGCGATCCGTAGCGGCGGCGGGGAGGCTTTCCTGAAAGATCAGGACAAGGTTTACGACAACGATCTGTACCGTTTGATGTCTGGCGTTGGTGCCGGCGTGGTCGGGCGGATCCTTTTGCTCCTAGGAGGAGACAGCTACTATGGGTCAAATTAATCAGGACCTGCAGTTGGCTGCTGAAATGGCGGCGGTCTCTGTAGTCAAGTCTGAAGAAATCGTTAGCTTGGCTCGCGACACTGGTCAACTGGACCGCTTCCAGCAACGACTGGACGATTCGAAAGACCGTGTTGCTATGGTCAGGTCTGTGTTGCGTGATACCGAGCCGCATCAGGTCACTCCTGAGCTCGCTTCGGCCATGGACAATGCACTGGTACGTTCTGAGGTGGACATTCCGCCTGTAGACGGTCTGGAGCACGTTCAGGGCGCCGAAAGCCTTGGACGCACTCTGATGCCTAGCCAATTCATTTTCACGCGTCTGGTGGGCTGTGAGAACTTCCTGGGGGATTTCATCAAGAAGTCCCGTGAAGTAATCCTGCGTTCCAACATCGCGTTCAAGGAAGCTTACATCGTTTTCACTCAGAACCAAGAGTCTCTGACTGAAGCGGTAGATGCACTGGAACGTGGGCTGGAAGCGTCGGGTTCCTTCGACAATAAGGAAACCCTGCTGCTGGGTAGTCGTCTGTTCAACCTGTTCAAGATCAACGGTAAGGTCTCCGAAGACTGGACTGGTGACGTGAGCAAGCTGAGCCGCACCATCGCTGCGTTGTCGGGTAACTACTACCTGAACAGCAAGAACGCCATGAACGCAACCATGAGCTACTTCGGTGGGTTCGCTGGTAACACTCAGGAAGAAGCATTGTCTCGCTTCCTGCTGCTGCCTGTGTCGATCCCTTCGGAACGCTTCAAGGAATGCACCTACCCTAACAAGGAACACACTACTGCGCGCATCACCGCCCGTCAGTCTGTGGAACTCATGGGTGGCGCTTACTTCATCGATGCCCGTCAGACCAAGCCTGCTTATAAGGCTGATACGACGGATGACGTGGATAACTATCTGCGCCTGTATCTGGAAGAAGAATACACCGGCTTCCAGAACAGCTCCGAAATCATCTTCCCTAAACTGGGCAATGAAGTGAAGAGTCTGTCGTCCGGTCAGTGCAAAGCGATCGGCAAGCACCTGCATGAGCTGTTGAAAGAATGGCGCAAGGCCTTCGACAACGGCGACAAGTACAAGTTGGCTGACAGTGACTACAACGATATCACCAAAGGTATCTACGAGTCAGAGATGTCCGACGAGTTGAAGGATCAAGTGCTTACAGCGTTCTCTGCTGTTGTGCGCAAGAACCAGATGGAACTGTTGACACTTCGTGCTTCGGTTACCAACTACCTCACGCTGATCATCAATGGGTTGATCGAACTGAGCAACCTGTCGGTCAAGGCAAACACCCAGTAAGGGTCGGGGGTCAGGATGAGTAGCACGAAACGTCTGTATCGTGAAGGGCTGGAGTCACACACAGTCCTGCGTGAAGATCAGCGTGAAGTCGAAATCCTGGGCAAGCTGCTACTGGAGGCCCCACACCGGCTAACAGTAGCAGTGGCTGGTAACGAGGACTTTAAAGAGACCTTGGTTACTGGCATGAAGGATTTGGGATCCGGTCTGTTCTCTGTGAGCAAATGGGTTGGCGGTACTACTGTCAGTTTGTTTGGTAAGGCACTGGGCGCTGCTGGTAATGGGCTCTACAAGGCTTTCAGCGAGAACGACGTACTGATCAAGAAGCTGTTACAGAACTTTAGCAAGGTAGAGGATCACGAGCTTAACCTCTCGAAAGAAACCATTGCCTTGTTGACGTCTGAAGGGGACATAGACCGTATCGGGCATGATATGGATCTATTGCTGCGTGCGTTGGATATCCTGGATCAACACAGCAAGGGCTTGTTGAGCTTCCTGGATAAGCAGTTGATCGTAGCACGCAAGTTGAAAGGTGTTAGCACAGCTGAAGGCATCTTCGCCGTGGTAGAGGAGTTCCAAGGGCTGAAGTACCCAATGTTTAATCTGCCCCACTCCAAAGGTGATACCCATAGCTCAGACGTACTGCCAGGTGGCAAGACGTGGGAGTTCGTGTACAACGAAGGTAAGTCACCTAAATATCTTATAGGCGGAGACGCACCTGCAGAGGCAGGATCTGGTGTCACCTTCTCGCGCTCCGAAGTCAGCTCATTGCTGAACAAGCTCGATAAGGTTAACTCTATGCACAAACGCTTGAAGACGTCGTATGACAGTTACCTGTCTTTTATCAAGTCGTGGTCAGAAATGGTCAAGGCTGTCGACACTAACCTTAGTAAGTTGGATAAGGTTAGCTCAAGCGCAATGGCTGAGGGTGAAAAGATCCTGGCTGGAGAACCGAACGCTCTGGCATTTTATAGCGGATTCACTCCACGAGTGGTTAGCTACACTGACAGGTACATTCATGGTGTGCTTGGTGTTTTCGCCTAAACTGTTTAATTAAACACTCAATTTTCCTTCGTTAACGAAAAAGGATGTAAAGATGAATCTTCTCGATATGTACGCTGGTGTTGAAGACCTGGAACTGGGCGCTGGTGCTGCCGACGTGGTTGAAGCTGTTGAAGAAGCAGTGAAGACCGAAGTGGCCGAAGTTGCCGTCGTCATCGAAGAGCAGTCCAACCAGATCGAACAACTGGTTGAACAAGTCACCGACCTCGAAGAAGCCGTTGAAGAAGCGGTCGAAGTTGTTGACGGCCTGGAATCCCTGCTGGGCTCCGGCAACTTCAACAGCGTTGCGTTCTCGCAGCTCTACAACCGCGGCGTGAAGCTGGCGAACAAACTGGGCGGCAACATCCAGGGCGATCGCATGGGTGCTGAATCCATCTCCGACGCAGCCACTGCTCAGCTGATGGCGCGCACCGGCATGGAGTCCATCATGGACACCATCAAAGAATACGGTCGCAAAGCGATCGAATTCATCAAGCACATCTTCAACACCGTGATCAACTTCTTCGTGTCGATCTTCAACCAGGCCGATGGCGTGGTACGTCGCACCGAGCAGCTGCGCAAGCGTCTGAACGACGGCGCCAAGATCAAGGAACAAGTCAAGCTGGGCGGCTGGAACGTCTACTTCGACTACGCCAAGAACGGCCTGAGCGGTTCGAGCAAAGCCAAGCCATGGGACGCTACCCAAGACGCCGTTGCTGCACTGGCTACCCTGGGCAACAACGTTTCGGGCATCACCCTGGAAGGCTTCAAGTCGGCTTACGCCAGCGTGATCTCGGCCATCAAGTCCGACGCCAAAGCTGCCGGCAAGTACAACGAGAAGAAGTCGGGCAACACTGACGTCCTCATCTCGATCGACGCTGGTATCCGCGTTCAGGCGTCCTTCGCCGACAACGAGATCAAAGATCTGGGCGACGCAGCTACCCACGCTCGCAGCCTGAAGATCGTGATCATGAAAGACCCAGAAGCCAAGAAATTGTCTTCCGGCGAAACCAAGGCCAAGCTGGACAAGTCGGCTCTGCTGGGCATCCTGGACCACAACAAAGCAGCTGCCAACGGCACCCGCGGCGACAAAGTGGCCAAGAAGTTCACCAACGCAGAGCGTGACCGCGTTGTTGGCAGCCTGAACGCCATCAAGGCTTCGGACAGCGACAAGACTGCCGAGATCAACAAGCAAGTGACCCTGGTTAAAGCGATCTTCGCTTCGGCTGCTTCGGTTACTCAAGCGGTCTCCAAGCACACCATGTCGACTCTGAAAGCCAGCTGCGACGGCGTTGCTGCTCACCTGTCGTTCTAATCCGGCCGGTGCTGCTGTAAAGACGTAAAGTAACTACTATCGGGGAGCAATCCCCGATAGTAGTCTTTATGGCTGCAATTTGTTTTTTCGAAGGATGCTATAGGTTCAGCCTATATTTATAACCCAAAGGTATTCTCACATGACTACGTCGGTACTTGCTCGTCGTTTTGTTAATACCCCTACAGTGATGGAGCTTTACGAGAGCGAAGCCGGTGGGGATCAATTGCCAGTTGCAGAGAAGGTCGAAGACAAACTGTCTGATGAATACGACCAAGTTGATGGTAGCGAAGGTTACTACCGTTATACCTTGCAACACCTGCCACGTGCTCACGCCGATCTGGACGGTGTTGTTGGTAACGAAGGTTTGATCCAATGGGTCAAAGACACCGTGGGTACTCTTATCCAAGCGGTGAAGAACTTCTTCAAGTGGTTGTTCAGCTTCTTTACCAGCAAGAGCAAGATCGCTGAGACGAAGATGAAGAAGCTGGAAGCCGCTCTGGACAAGAACGGTGTTAAGGGAGGCTACCATGCTTACCCTCCGGTTTACATCAGCCTGTGGGCCAGTAAGGCCAAGGTACCCGATCATCTGGACTGGATGGCAAAGTCGCTTGATAGTCTCGAAGCAGCCATCGTTAAAGGCCAGGAATACGTCAAGGCTATCGAGTGGTTCTCTAATGACACTAAGCAGACTGTTCTGGCTCACGGTCAGCTCAGCAAAGCTTGGGAGCACTACCAAGACGGTGAGAAGCAGTTCCACGGCAAGCTGGAGAAGATCTTCGGTAAGGAGAACTCCCTGTTCATCGGCGGTACTCACGTTACCGTTATGGCCGGTGGCAAAGTTCAGATCGATCCGGATCCTGAATTGCTCGAAGCAGATAAGGAAGGGAAGTGGACCACCAACGATACCACGGTCCGTACCCTGTTCAAGAAACTCGATCGCTGCAACACCGCGTTCGACAAGTTGCTGACAGACATTACCAAACTGGAGTCTGAGTTCATCAAGACTCTGGAGAAGACTGTTACTGCCGCCAACGAAATGGAACAACTGGATCTGCTGAATGCGGACAAGGTTGTCTCCGGGGTTAAGAAACAAGTCTCTCAAGCGATGGCCAGTATCAAGGTATTGGAAACGCTGTTCCTTAAGGTCATCAGCGCTGGCATTACCGTAGTGACCGCCACTGTTAACCAAGGGTAACCACCATGCGTCTTAATTGCTTGAATCGCACCATCATTGTCGGGGGCAGTCTTGAACGTCTGCGCATTACCGACCTGAACCCACGTTTCGGTTTGGCTCTCGAACTGGATGCCAATACGTTCAAGTATTCGGTACTGGGTAACGAGGGCACCAAGGGTGTCATTATCGATAAGGTTAGTTTGAATGACCTGTTCGATGGTATTCCTCAGGACATCACCGGTATCAACTTTGATTTTGTAACGGGGTCTGTGGCTCCGGGGTTTGATATCGACCTTGCTGTAGAAGAGCCGATCATCGACGATGTCCCTCTTGAAGAACCGGGGGCACACGACGATGCGCTGTCTGTGCACTTCTGCAACTGGAAACGGTTGGTGGGGTTGAATGACCTGAGTCGCGCTGAAGTCGACTTGGGAACCGCGGATGACTACCTGTATGTAGAAGCCCGCAAGTCTACTATCTATCGCGGCTCGGTTGCGATCAAGATTAAGTAAGGAGTATCGCGATGAGCCTTTATTTTGAATTAGGGTTAATCGGTATCTTGCTGTCGGGTAAAGAGAAAGCCCTGACAGAAGAAAGCAACCCGGTGATGGTCAATACCCTGCGTTCCCTGGGTTACGGTTACGTTGTAGACGGCGGTGGTGATATCGCTGCTGTTAAAGAGCGTCTCTACGCTATCACTGCCGCGCTGGAAAGTCGACTGGCTTACTACGATTCGTCGGAGATGCTGGTTAACACTCCACTGAATCAGTACCTCGGTGAATTGCTGGCTAATGCAGCCAACGGTTCTTTCGATCCTTCCAAGAACGTCGCTATGATGATCTGTGCGCTGGGTAACAAGACCAGCGAAGGCATGAGTGGCGGTGCGGTTGAAGAATGGCTGGAACACGCTTACAAACGCATCCAGTACTTCGTTGAAGTGTACGAAGGCCACGAGCCTGCACTGATCGAAGGTTTCAGCGTAAACATCCGTCAACTGGAATACGCTGACAAGATCCTCCAGCTGTTGGACGTGTTCGTTACCACTCGTCTCGGCATGCTGGCTGGCGTAGAAGAGTTCTCTCCTGCGTCGGTAGAAGACCGTACTGAAACAGATGATCCCGATTTCGAGATCGCTGAACAGTGCGCCCAGTCTGATGACTGTGGTTGTGGCTGCAAGCTGGATCACGCGTTGACTCTGCTGCAAGGTATGGAAGACTTGCTCAATGGTCGTATTACCTACGAAGCCCATTACGCACACGGCGTGGCTATGGCCAACAACGTGCGTCCCTTCGACGCTGTAACAGGCACTGAAGGTGCAGTCCTTGACGCACTCAAGGATCTGGGTGAAAAGGCCTGGGAAGCGATCAAGGAGTCTTTCAGCGCTATCAAAGAACTCATCAGTCCTGAAGAGGATAAAGAGAAGGGTTCTGACGCCAAGGACAAGGCCGACAACAACAAGAAGTCGTTGCAGGCTATGGAAGACAAGTCGGCACAGATCAACGATGCGGCGAAAGCTGGTATCTTGGCTCTGTGTGACAAGGCTGACCCAAGCGGCGAAATGAAGAAAGCCATCAGCGGCTTGAACACTGCTGGTGACGGTCCTCGTACCCTCGATGCTCTGTTGGGTGTTCTCAACAAAGAGATCAGTAGCGGTAGTGCTTTGCAGGAAGCGTTCAAGAAAGGCGAGAAAGCTCTTGCTGATCTGAAGTCGGCGAACGGCAAGGTCTCCGGTGCAGACGAAAAGAACAAGGATGTCGTGGCCGCCACCAAGGCGCAGGTCAACGACAAAATTGCTCAGGCTAAAGAAGCGCTGAAGACTGCCCGTAAAGAAGTGGGTGATCACAACAAGCGTGTCAATGCCATCGTCAAGGCCATCAGCGGTATCAACGAGAAGATCTTCTCCAAGAAGAGCTATCCTGCCGATAAGAAACCGAAAGAAGCTGCTGCAGCTAAGGAGTAAGGGCAATGGGTTTGGAAAAAGTTCATCCACAAGTGCTTACCCGGGTTAAGGATCAACTGCCCGAGGGCTACACCTTGGTGGATGCAGTAGCCACTTCGGAATCGGTAGCGGTCTTCACAGTAGAGAAGGACGGTGTCTTGGGCAAAGCAACAATGCCTAAGGTCAACCTGCTGGACCTGCTGAAAGGCCGGGTTATTGACATCACCGCTACTCAGGGTGAGTCACTGGACAAGGTTGTGTTGGAACTCGCTGACAAATACCGGATTCATTTGGTGTCTGGCACTGACTACGATGTGGGTGACCAAGTCGTGGACTTCCAAGGCGGTTGCTCTTATCAGGTCTCTGTCCCAACACTCGCTTCTAGCGTCAGTGTGATGGGTGTGTTGATCTTCGTCGTTCGTGATGAAGTTCAGCCTTGCTCTGCGCTTGAGCATACGTCGTTCGATGTAGAAGGTGCTCGCGTTCGTTTGGCACTGGCTGGCAAGATCTTCAAGGTCGAAGCACCAGAAGTGGCCGAAGACGGTCTGTCGATGACGCTCTGTGAAGACGCAGCTGCATTCATTGGCGGGCTTGGTTTCGACTACAAGCCAACGGTTGAAGACTTCTTCGACGCCAAGGTGCAGGTTATCACCAAAGACACGGTCAGTGACTTGGCCATTGTCCAGTTGCCTTCTGGCTTGATTGTACCCGTTCGTTTCGCTGTTTAATCCACAGTTGGTAATGGGGGTTCTGCCCCCATTGCTGACTTCACTATTTTTCTTGTGGGTTTACGCTCATGCTTAAATCAACCGTTATGTCGGAAGATGACTACAAGTCATTCCTTCGGCCTGCTATTTACGATTCGCTCAAAGCTGTACTGAAGTACTACGGCCTAGAGAACGCTTCTCAGATTTACTATAACGGTGAGAATGAGATCGCTAAACTCGTAGGGAGCAACGCCAACGATGGTCTCCGTGGTGACATGTACACCGACGGGGTGTTCCGTAACAAGATTTACATTGTACCCGAGATTCAGCAAACCGATTTCAACAACGGCAATGCTAACCAGCGTCGCCAGCCTACCGAACGTCCTGTATGGATGAACGATGACGATCACACCCCTGCCATGGCACTGTATCCTGGCTTCAGCGGTGTAAAGATCGAAGTCACGGTAGCCGCTACATTCAACAGCAGTAAGTTGGCAGAACACTATGTTCGTCGTATCAATCGGTTGCAATCAAACCAAGTGACCGACATGGCGTTTGATGCCACCGTACACATGGGTCTCAATCCATGTCTGCTGGAACTGTTCTCTGATGTCCACGGGCTGTTGAAGAAGAACGATCCAACCACTCTCGATTTCGGTGATTGGTTCAGTAAGTTCTGCAAGGTGCCGTTTACCACCATTATGAACGTGGCGGGTAAGCACAAGCGGTTGGTGGTACCGATCTGTTTGACCAACATCGGGATTCAGTTTACTGAGCCGTTGATTGCCCGTGCTCGTAAGGGTGACACATCGGGAACGTTTACTGCGGAGTTCAAGTATTCCTTCTATTTCAATGAGTTCACTCACTGGGAGATTGAGTACCCGTTAAACGTCTGGCAGGACCAGATCCCTGCGAAGTGGATCAGTGCCCCTAATGCGGCGTTTAAACGTCCCTACGCGATCCGTGTGGCCCCTGAGACGGCTTGGATCAACCAAGGCGTTGAGACACGTGCTGCTCAGGCTCCGTATTACCTTAAACTGCCGGATCATGATCCTTGGACCATGCCGAAGCAGTCGTGGGTACAGCCTATTGTTCAGGCTCGGTTGGCGCTACAGGATTTGCCTACCCAACAGCTGGGTAACATCTTCGAGATTCCCGGCTTCAAATGGAACGAACAGGTTAAGAACTATATCCTGCGTCGTCGTGAGTGGGCATTCACTCAGTTCTTCACGCCGTTTGTGATCTGGGTGTACAGCGACAACATTCGTGTGCTGCCTACTCAGCTGAGTATGGATGAGACTGGCATGATCACTCTCAACCGTGCACCGACCATGCAGAACACGTACCGTATCGTGGTGACTCTGGATTACGCCATCCGAGATTACACCAACACGTTCTGGGATGACCTCGTTAAGAACAAGGACGACATTAACTTGTTGCCTGCTATCTTCACGTGGTACGACTGGGCTTCGCTCCCTCAACCTTGGCTGGAAGACATTCCTCGTATTCGTCGTGAGATCGATAAGGGCCGTGGCTTGCCATTTGACGGCACTGGCATTAATCGATACATGATGGACTTGGGTCTCCAAGCGCATCGACTTCTTTTGGTAGAGGACCTCCGCCATGTCATTCGCAATTAACCCGTTGGGGCAAGACGTTCCTCCAGAACCAGAACGCCCCAAGATTTACAGCAACACGTACAAGCACACCATCGTTGATTCTTCTTATCAGCCTGAGACGTCGCTGCTGACGATGGTTACTGGTATTCCACGTCTGCTGGAGTACTACCGTCAGTTCCTCGGCCCTGATGAAGAACCCGCTTCGTTCGCTCCTGATAATGCTCCGACGTACCAGAGCTATCAACGCATCAAGCAAATGATCGGCAAGATGGATGGGAGTGGTTCCTTTAACTTCGATCCCCTCACTGGTCAGAGTTCCAATACGTTCGAGATGTGGTTGGCTTTCGACCTCACTCCTGTGCGTTGGGACGTGTTCATTGTTGATATCGGTGAAGGTCGTGCTGGTCTCGGTCACATCAAGGAACAGCCAGAGATCCGTAACAACACGTCGAACAAGGTTTACCTGTGCACGTGCGAAATCCTGTGCATCCTGACGGAGGATATCTTCGCCAAGCTGAACAGTCGTGTTGTTGATGAGTTCGTGTACGCTAAGGACTCTGCACTGCACGGTGGTATCTCCGTAGTGACTCCTGCCGAGTTCGATACGGCAGAGAAACTGTTCAACTGGCGGTTGACGATTGCCAACTCGATCATGAACACCTTCTACTGGAATGCCGAGCGAACCATCGCTTGGGAAGATGACGTGGGTCGCAAGATCTACGACCAGTATCTGGTGAAGTTCCTGTCGGCGGTAATCGAACCGGATCTACGTAACAGCTATCCTCCGATCGCTACGTTCTCCACGCAGTACGGCGGTCGTGAGTATGGTTCGTATGGCACCATCAACATCTGGGAAGTATTGATGCGGGGTGATTTCAACCTCCTACCTCAATGCAAGAACAACGACGCGGTGATCATCGCTACCAACCGTCTGATCAACACCCGGACGTACGGTAACCTGCGTTCCAGCAAGTTCGATTGGTTTGTAGCAACCGATCCCGATAACTACCAGCAACTCAACATGTACTTCAACTACGACGGCTTCCCTATCTTGCACACCTCTCCGGAGCACAAGGTAGCCTATCTGTTCTCTCCTGAGTTCTACACAGGGGTTCCACAGACAGAGTTCGAGCGTATCGTGGTGGACGTCCTGAAGAACAAGTTGGTGGATCGCCAGCGGCTCCTGACATATTGTGAAACCTATTTCTCTTTGGAGAAGTGGCAACAACTTTACTACGGTGCGATCTTGATCCTCTTGATTCAGATCAGCCGTAAACTCGGATCCCCACTATGAGCCAAATGCTGCCCACCCGTTATACAACAGTGCGGGAGAAGATCCTCACACTGTTTAACATTTTGAACAACCGTCAGTTCCCGGTGTGGATTGCCCCGAAGACCCTGATGTCGACCGAACAACTCCGTGAACGTTACGAGCTGTCTCAACCCGGCTTCGCTAACGACCACGGTTACTACGGCGACCCACAGCTGCGCAAGATGAAGATCCCGCAACTGTTGGACATCATGGACAACATCACGTCCCATGAAGACTTGGGGTTCAACAAGGCTGTAGACGTCGTCACTGAGATCTACGAGTCAATCCAGGAATACATCGCCCTGTGGTGTGAGCTCATGCGTGCTCAAGCGGTAAGGGATTACCCACCACGGGAGGAGCTACGTAAACTGGAGAGCTTGGCTTTCCTGATCTTCCCGTTGTACAAGAGGATCAAACCGTTCAAGGTTAACGAAGCGATTCGTCAAGCGGGTAAACAGGACAGCAAACTAATGGGTCAGGGCTTGGCCACCATGGGGATGCTGTTTCAGATCGCCCGTATGGGGTCTGGCCCGGGAGAGACCGAGATCAGCTTCATCAGTCACATCGATACCCTCGAAGGGGCTGAGATCAACGATTACAACATCGAGCACGGTCCAGTCAACATGGGTAACTTCTACCCTTCCGCCATTTCCCCAATGTCGGACAGTCTCATGAGTGTTGACACTCTGCCAGACAACAACGACTGGATCTTCAAGGCGGATTAACCCATGGAACTTCCAAAGCCCATAGCCAACATCATTGCGCACGCCAATGCCATTGATGCAACGGGTACGGAGCGTTTGTTCAATGTGGATGCCAACATCATCACTCCTACCCAGCAGATCCCGTTGTTAGTTCCTAACGGGTTTGCTCGGTTGAGTAACTTTGCTGGCGCTAACAGTGACGATGCTCGGCTCAAGGCGCAGATCCAACCCGGTGTTTACATGCGGGACGTATTGCCACACAAAGACAACCTCTACATTGAGGTGATCGAACGTGTGGGCTTCAAACAGGTTATGAAACGTTATCGTTGTGTACCCCTGGGGGATGGCAACCCTGAACAACAAGGTGGTAACTCCTCGTTAGCGGATCTGGGCACCAAAGATGACATCAACATGGTGACGGTGACTTTCCAGTTGCTGGAGACCGGCTTCGCTTTGTTGAAGAACGAAATGGTGGCTGACGTCATGCTCATGCCTACTCTCTACGACGTAATGCACGGGCAGTTAACCGAATACGGGGTTAAGGTTACCGTAACGGGTGCGGATGCGTTTAAGGGAGTGGACATCGAACGACCGGTTGATAATGAACGGTCATTCAGCCATGTGGCTATTGGTCCTGCTGTGCCTCTGGTTAAACTGGGGAGCTGGTTGCAGGAGCATGACGAGTTCGGGGTGTACTCGACAGGTCTTGGGCAGTACTACCGTAAAGGTATGTGGTGGATTTACCCACTGTACCGTCTAGGACGCTATGAGACGGCGCCTAAGGTGCTTAACATCTATCGGGTGCCCGAGAACGTCATCCCTACCTTGAAACGTTCCTACTTCGAAGATGGGAAGGCTATAACCGTTCTGTCGACAGGTGGGGGTAGCCAGAAAGACGGTTCTGACATCAAACGTCAGAACGTTGGTACTGGTAAACGAGTTATTAGTTCTGATGCTGTTATGGGTGAAACCGGTCGGTACTACAACAAGGGTCAGGCAGTTACTACACGTCAAGACTCTTTGTCGGAATATCAAACGGCTAAGCGAGCCAGTGGGGAAGAGATGGTTCCTTTCCACGGGACGCCTACCAACAACATCTGCAAGATGCTAACGCAGAATGCTAAGAACGACGGTAACTCGATTCAGGTTGCTTGGCATAACTCTGACAGTTCTTTGATTGTTCCTGCTATGCCTGTTCGTTACTACTACATGAGTGGGAGTGACAAGCTGGTGTATCGGGAGGGAACGACTCAGTACATTCGTTGTGAGTGGCAGATGGATACTGAGAACGTAGGGCAACCTGTGTTCAGGGAACACTCGGCCATTGGCATCTTCCTAAGCGATGAAGAACTGGCTGGCGAGTAATTCGTCAGTCATGTCCCTATGCCTATGTTCAGAAATGAATACTCTTCTGTGAAAGCAGGGGGGGGGATGTGTGGGAGATATTTTCAATATAAACTAGCCCTACCTTCCGTTAGGGAGGTAGGTTCCTTCTATGCTCTAGCCTTACAGGAAACTAGATATGTTAAATAGCTTAGCAATCAAAGTACTCAAAGTAGTTATTCCCAAACCAGTCAAGAAAGAAAAAGACGCGGAGCGCATGGCTTTACAGAAGGCTGACCACGATCGCTTGATTGAACAGACACTCGCAGTGATCTAAGGATGTTCTAATGTTGTCGTTCATTAAGAAGATCCTGCTGCTGTGTTTGGGGGAGCCTACTAGCCATTGGCGAGAGGTAAAGGTATTACGCCCACTCGATCCACCTCCTGCTCCGCCTCCAGCGCCTGCTAAACGCACAACAGTCGTAAAGAAGTGTGCTGGTCAGGGGTTACACCGTAAAACGCTTTAAAACGCTTTACACGCGGTTGCAGCATGTACCGGCTATAATTAATACCCTCCTAGCCCTACAAAGGCTAGGAGGGTATTAACACTATTCACGTTTAACTACACTTTTAGAGATGATCCCAGTCAGCTACCATTTGTCCATTGTCGTCGAGGCGTTGTGTCAAACTACGGCGGTAAGCAGGTTTCTTGCCGATATCGTGTACCAAGCCTTTGTCAGGATCGAGGTCGTAGATACCAAAACGTTTCTCAGGTGCACAGCCTTCCCCACGCTGTTTACCTACGCAATAGGTGAAGTAGTTCTTGTAAGAAGTCTTGGCAACGTGAATGGTAATCTCCACATCCACTTCGTTAGTAATCTTGGTAGAGGTCTCCGTCAAGGACTTACCAGCAACTTCACGAGCAAAGTAAACTTCTGACTCTTCATCAGACTCTTGCAACTTCATCTTCGCAGCTGGGGACAGCTGATGAGGCGTAACAAAGCAAATACCGCGAGCAATAATGAAAGCCCTGATCTTCCGGAAGTGCAATTGCAGCTTATCGGATTTTGTTTCTCCAGGAATCTTGTCAATGTTTTGCAGACCACAGTAGTCGTATGCGTACCAAATGATTTCGTGGCCTTTCATTTCCAGACGACGAACACGAGCGAACATTGCCGCAGCAGTATCCTTACTCGATTCGATCTGGTTAATGATCAAGTACCAGCCATTGTCTTTAAAGCAACGAACAATGGTCTCAACAATGTTTTCTTTATCAGCAGTCTGGAAGTCACCCGCCATGTCATGCTTGGCCATTACCGCCAGCTTGTACATCCGCATGATGATCAGATCCATCGTGTCTTCTGCAGACTCCATCAGGATCGTTGCAATCTTCGCCTTGTTACGCAGCAGAGGCTTGTTGTACAAACCTACACCAGCAGTAAGGTGGCCCATGGTGAGAGACTTACCACGGTTGGTCAGGGCGTTAACCAGATAGAACTTGCTACGACGGAAACCACCATCAGGTTCCAGTGCTTCGTTCAAACCTTGCAGCGGAGACTTGATGATACCTTCAACGCTGTTTTCCTTCTGAGCCATCTCAATGACTTCATGGAAGGACTCAGGTGTCTCGGAAGTAACAGTGTGAACAATCTCACTCTGGCGTTCTTCCGAAACAGTAGCCATCTGTTCGTTGATCAAGTCGGCGAGGTTAGACCAGTCGGCCATCTCCATTTCGCCAATGTCCTTGAAGTAGAAATCCTTCAATGACTTCTTGAACCGCTTGGCAAAGTCTTCACCCTCAGAGTTCAGGCGGATCTCTGTGATGTGTTGATAGACAATCTTGCGGGTCATCTCTTCCGATTCGAGGTCTTCCAAACCGGCAGAGATAGTGTCACGTAAACCCTCGTCACTCTTCGCAAACATGTTGACACGTTGCATCAACAATGATTTTATGACAGGTTCGTCTTCCGGCTGCTTCAGCAGCCAATGGATAGTCGCTTTGATGCTATCGCGAATACCCTTATCTTGCGTGAACACATCTGCGTTCGGAGCTGGCAACTCGTTAAGGGTGTCTACCAATTCCGTGATGAGATTCGTGTCCTTAAGTTTCTTGGCCTGATAAAGGGCAGACAAAATCTTAACCAGTACCAATAAATCGTTCATTAGGATACTCCTAGGAGCTGAAAATGATTCTTAAGACCCCGCAAGGGAAGTCCTTTCGTGTTTTGTTCTTGACCAGCTCCATGCGCGACGTGCTGGTCAGTCAAGCTATTCCGTTCAGCGATGTTTCCAAACTCGCATCATATCATCAGAAAGTAACATTCTCTGAGATAGCGCACATCCTGAAGTTCCAGTATGTCGTTGCTCAACAGATGGGCGTTCCGCTTCTCGACCCGAAACATTTGTTCGGGGAAGGTTACAACGGCGGAATGGTTGAGCGTTCATTCAATGACATTGACAGTGAAACGTTAACCCAGATTTACAAGTCCACGAAGAGCTTTGCTTGTCTCGACGCGGGCATGAATACCCTCATTGTTCTATTTAATGGGGAAGACGCTTCTAAAGTACCCGGCTGGGACTCACTGGAAGCACAAACATTCTCTGGCGCATTGCTAGAAACAGTTTTTGCCAAGGTGGGATACATGGAATCTCACAACGGCAAAATCCCAAAACCTAACCTGGGTGAATTCACTCTGGCAGAGGTTTACAAACTGGTTAGTATTGAAAACCCTTAATCCACTATATTTTATGTGTAGCGCTACTTACACAAACAAATATATTTGTTAACATCCTCAGTAAAGGATTTGAGTCATGGCCTTTAAAACAGTCAATGCGGCGCTGAAGAATACCGGTAACCTCTTCCACGCCGTCAAGCAAGCCCTGGGTTCCCAAAAGCTCAACTCCGTCGTTGGGGCTGAGTCGTTCGAATCGTTCCAACAAGGTCTCGGCGGTGTTGCCGGGATGGAAAGCCAGCAACTGACCACCCTGATGGGCAAGGTCACCGGCAAGACCTACGACGCGTTCGCCGCATCGCTGGGTCGTGAAGGCATCCCTTCCGCCGAAATGCAGGTTTTCGAAGAAGCCGGTAAAGCCCTCGCCAGCGTTGCTGGTAACGAAGGCTTCTCCATGCAGAACTTCAAGGGCAGCGAGACCGACATCAAAGCGGCCAACCTGACTCTGAACGCTCAGTCTCACCTGCAGACCGAAGCGGCCGAAGCTCTGTTCTCCACCATCACCGTGCGTTACGAAGACGAAGGTGCAAACCTGGTTGTTCGTGCCGCTGGTATCGGTAGCTACGCCTACGGCAACAGCGCCTGGCAGTCGGCTTCCGAACTGCGCCCGATCTTCGGCCTGCTGCGTACCGGCGAAATGTTCAAGGACGAAGTCCTGGACCTGTTCCCGGTTTACCCGGACGACGCTCAGGACGACACCCGTCTGTTCTTCGTCGACGACACCCTGATCGCGCCGACCACCGCTACCTACCCTGAGGCTGACGCCTACGGCCGTAGCTCGCACGCCACTCAGTACCTGAAGGTTCCTGGCACCGTGCCAAACCTGCTGGGTCTGTGCCAAGCTCCTGGCCAGCGCGCCTGGACTTCGACTGACGAGATCGAAAGCAACTCGATCACCATCAAGTCGGTAGCTGTCACCCTGAAACTCGGCGCCACCGCCGGCAAGTTCTTCGTCAACACCAAGTCGATGTCGAACAACACCTTCGGTCCGACCTCCCAAGGTCAGTCGTCCGACGACCGTGCAATCAACATGCACATGCGCGACCTGCCAGGCTTCTCGGTTCAGAACAAAGACGGCGCTGCTATCGGCGAAACTCTGTTCGCATCGTTCAAGACTGCCGGTTACGAGCCTCTGCTGAACATCAGCCTGAGCGGTAACTACCAGCGTCAAACCAACGAGCTGCGTCTTGCTTCCGGCCAAGCGACCGTGCATTCCCTGCGCGAAATCGCTACCGGCAACACCATCTCCGTTGCTCGCGCTGACAGCACTCAGAAAGCTCTGATCCGCAGCATGACTGAAGGCGCTGTAGTTGGTCTGGACGCTGGCTTCAACGTGTCCAACACCAGCCGTGGCAACTTCGGCTACCGCATCGAAGTCTTCGACGCCAACAAGCGTCTGAGCGTTCGTCGCAACAGCCCGGTGTCGGTGAAGTACCCAATCTCTGCTGACGACGTTAACCAGGGTTCCCTGGACTTCGCCATCCAGCAGATGTCGATCGCGATCAACAACCAGTGCTCCAAGAAGGCGTTCGACGTCGCTCAGGAACACTTGAAGTACATCACTTCGATCGACGGCGCTCCAGTTGTCGGCAACAACCAAGGTTCCAACGTGCTGCCAGGTCAGCACTACGTTACCGCGGCTGCTGTCAACCGCAGCATCAAGCTGGCCGACCGCGTGTCGTCCATGGACTCGATGGACGTGTTCGACAACGTCTCTGCTGTGTTCCTGAACGAAATCAGCGACATCACCTCCGCGCTGAACACCAAGTCCGGCCTGGCGGCTATCGCTGAATACGGCGGTACTGACAAGATCGAATGGACCGTCGTGGTTCACCAGAACTTGAGCCGCTTCCTGATGCGTTCGGGCGATGCTCGTAGCCTCGGCCCTACCGTGCCGATGAAAGTGGTTGAGACCAACTTCGACAGCCAGATCGGGCAAATCCTGATCGTGCCGAAGAACAACTCCACCAACGAGTTCATCAACCCGCTGGGCGGCATCGGCGTGAATGTCTCGAAAGAGAACATCCTCGTTCAAGGTAACGTGACTCGTGACCAACAGGACTTCGGTGTCGTAATGACCCTGCCGACCTTCCGTCACTGGCCGCTGAACCCGATCATCGGCTCGCTGATCATCGAAGATGCGCGTGAGTTCCTGGGCGACAACGGTCTGCTGACCAAGCTGGCTGTTCAGCGTGTTAGCGTTCAAGGCGTTGTTGATACCAACGACACCACTCCCCCAAACCCGTAAGCCTGCCGTCCACCTATTACGGTGAGTTATCACCAGGTGGGTGAGTCAGGCTAACGAGTGAAAGGAAGCGCCGTAGATTCCTCCTCCTACCATGCCTTAGGGTGTGGTAGGAGGTAGGGTCTATTTTGCATTTTGTTATTTCAGTAAAGATTTTCAAACCTACATTATCAGTCGGACTATGTATTTACTATGACTTCTTAAAGTCAAGTGGAGGATCCGATGGACGGCGTTGATATGAATTGTTTCCGGTTAGATTATCGGATCACCAATATTTCAGCTAAAGAGATTATCGTTAAGGTAAAGGGAGGACTGAGCTACATCGTTAAGCGCAGTAACCAACCGACCTACCGTACCGAGCATCAAGTACACATCTGCATCCAAGGGGTCTATCTGGAAAACCTTCAGGTGGACGAACGTGCGGCACTGACTAAACTGGATAAGACAATTCTGGTGGAGGTTAGTAAAGAACGTGCTAGGCTGCTGAAAGTAAATGAACAGTATCACACCTCGATGCCTACTGATTTGATGGTCACCATTAACTTGGGTCCAAGCATGGTAGAGCGCAACGATGCGATCCACAGTGAGTTGCTGGGCGTGACAATGTACATCGGGATGGAAAACCTCGATAAGCCTTGTCTGAACACTCCTGGCTACACACTGCAAGAACTGTTCGACAACTACGACCGCGAAGCAGAGCACTCCAGCGGGATGCATTGCTTTATTTACATGAACGATCCACAGCGGGTCTCCAATACCTACTACACGAATGTCATGGGTAAGTCGACTGAGGTCCCGATCGACTATGACAAGACCAAACAACCCGGATTGTATGTTGGTATTTCTCGCGGTATTGAACCACGGGAGACCCAATATTACACCTTTGCCAGCTTGGATAATGCAAAACTAGAACAGCTAGGGCTGTTCAAAACCAAAGCTGAGTGTGATAAAGGAGGCAATACAGAACGCTTCTTGGCGGCAGAGGCCAAGATAAAGGATCTGCAAAAAGACAACGGCACCTTCAAAGTACAGCTTGACACCCTGTCAGAAGCCTTAGTCAAAGCAGAAACCAATAACGTAAGGCTCAGCGGCGAACTCACGAAAGTGAATGATTCGCACAAGACTGAAATCAATCAGCTAAAGCTCGAGCACCGAATGGAAGCCAATCAACTTAAGAACAGCGGCAAGATGACTGCTGACATGTTCAAGTTCGAATCCAAGATAAAGGACACGGTTACTAAAGCCAATTTAGATATTGTTAAACAGAAGGGAGCCCATAACTCCTGGGGGGACTTCGCAAAAGCAATTGGCACTCTGGCAGGTGTTGCTTTTACGGGGTACAAATTGCTAACGTCAGCTTAAGGGAGCGTACATGTCACTGAAATTGGCACAGGCAATTGACGCGTCAATGCCACGGTTTAACCAAACCATCGTGGAGGGATTCCACCAGAAAGAGTTTGAAGGCGGATTCCACTACTACAACAACGCCCTCAAGATGATCTTCAAGAGCATCGAGAAACGAGGGGTCTACTATCGGGATCTCGTAAAGGTTTCGCCACGCGAGTACATTGACAACCTCGTCAATAGCAGTGGTAAACTCTTCGACATCCACAAGGAGACGTTGTACCCGGTACGATTGTTGTTTGAATACCGTAACAAAGCTGGCGAGCTCATTCCGATGAGTACGATCGTCATGCTGCCGTATTGTGACATCTATGGCGATATCTTCCTGCGGGATACTCACTACAGTCTGCAGCTTGTACTGGCAGAACGTGGGTTGCCCGTTACGAAAGAAAACGCCTTGTTCGTTAAGGTCTTGGGCTTCAAGTTCAAGATTGGGGTTGAGCACTTTAAGTTCGATCAGGTATTTACCGAGACAGGACACGTGCTGTCCAAGACGGTGGATATCAACCTGGCGGCGAACCGGTTCTACAGCCCAACGGAATCTCGGAAGATCACCGACAACAAAACACCTATGCCCTTGCTTGGATGGTACATCTTTGCAAACATGGGCTTCAGTAAAGCCATGGACATCTACGGGGAGTGCGATTACGAGATCGGCCCAGTAGACGTACTGGTCGCTGAATGTCAGCCGAAAGACCGCTGGGAAATCTTCACCCGTAGCAGTTCTCCCAATAGCCGGCACCTTGGGGAGTTCCTGCCGCACGATCTGGGTATTGCTGTACGCAACAAATCCAGCAAGCGTAAAGAACTCAGTTCCATGGGTTTGCAATACGCCTGCTCGTTGTTGTTCATTATCGACTGCTTGTCGTCGTACTTCGACATTGACTGCATCGATAACCCGGATTACTGGAAACTCATTATTGGACGCTGCTCGGTTAAGTCCGGTGACAGCAACGATTACATCATGCGCTTGATGCATGAACACTTCGATTCCATCAACGAGTATCTGGATGAAGATTCCATCAAGAAGTTCGCCAGTCAATCGATCGTAGTAGCGAACATGTTTGATCTGTTCAACTACATCATTGCCAACCGGAGTGAAATCGTACAAACGACTGATCGCGCGTCCATGTTCTATAAAGAGCTGGCGAGTTTGGAGTTTACGTTGGACAAGCTGATTACAGCCGCCAACAAGTTCAAACACGAGATCAAGAATAACAGTGAACTATCACAGAAGAAAGTCGCCCGTTTCTTGACTAACAACTTTCACATCAAGGAGATTGACAATGCTCGCACGACCAATCTCATTCAAGAAGCGACACCGACTGACAACCCTTATGTAGATTACATGCTTGGCTGTATGCCTCAGCACCGTGTCTACACCAACTCGACCAAAGCTAAGAAGCGCGGAGAGTTCGATACCAGCGACAGCGCCGGTTTCGCACACGCATCACTTCCCTTCGTTTGTAGCTATCTCAGGGTAACTGGACCCTATCCTGATGGTCGTGGTTATTTAACCCCATGCGTTTACCTGATCGGTGGCAAGATCACTGGACTGGATCCTCAGTTCAAAGAGCTTTACGAGAAATCAGAGAAACGTTTGCGCTATCGTGACCCCAAAGCTTGGTAAAAGATAAGGGTCATTAGGAGTTATTTGTTCATGAACGACGGTATCCTTCGCCCTCGAAACCCAGCCGCTGTACAACTGCCCGATAACAATATGGGTACCGCACCAGGGATGGGTGCGCGCCCAGGTATGGGGGGAATGATGAACCCAAGTATGGGTGGCATGACTCCTCAGATGTCTGGCGCGGACATGGTTCGCAACATGTTGCAATCTGGCCTCAACACTACCAATACACAATCTGGTGGTGGCTTCAACTGGGGTCAGTACGGGACTACCTTGTACGAAGACGAAGCACTTCGTGCTCTCAAGGTTACGCCTGAGAACGACCCTCAATCGATGGCTTATTACATCGAGCGTGTTGCTGCCGCTATGCAACAGTTCATTTATCAGATCTACCATCGTGCAGGGCCGTTACACGAAGAGTACAAGAAGTCCCGTGAAAGCTTTCGCATGAACGAAGCGGGACAGGTGGATGAAGTTTGTAACGCATTCATCGACGATGTAAACAAGCAAGCCGACTTTACCCGGATTGTGGCAATCAACGGCGCGCCATTCTTCGGTAAGGGACTGATCGAATTACTCCGGCAGGGGAACCGCGATCAGTTGACCCAGCAGGAATACTTGAACTGTACGTTTATTGCAACGCGCAATATCCTGTTCTTCGAACTGATTAACTGGCTGATGAAGGCACCGACCGGTAAGCAGTATTGCTTGCGGCTGCCACAACGCCTGCAAATGCGCATCGCTAACTTGGAGAACTTCAAGGAAGCTACTAGCGCAGTGTTCGAAGTGTTCAACCAGACTTCGCCGTACGCGAACCTGGAGTTCAAGCGTCCTCAATCGACCCGTCCAGATTTTGCTATGCTGTACGGTCCTGCGTCCGAGTATGTACACCAGCCGTTTGAGCAGAACAACCAAACTAACCTGCCTCCTGCTACTGATTCGTTTCACGATATCATGGACATGGTTAACCGTAACGCTGCTCAGAAAAATAAACCTGCTTATCAACAACCACGCAAAGAGTTTTCGATGGGAGGTGAGCCTATGAGCAACTGGGATGAAGTACGTAAGGACTTTAACAACCTCACTCCGCTAAACCGGAAAGAGTTCCAACTCAACCGTTTCTTCCGCAACATCGGTAAACAAGACCACTACGTTATTCCTGAAAGCGATTGGACTAAGATCAAGCACGCGTACACCAAGCATTCCGAAATGGGCTTGGAAGAAACGGTTATGCCTGGTTGCTTCCGTATCGTGATCATGGACCTCGAAGTGGACAATGGCTGGTTCAGCACCATCGTTCGAGCAGAAGGGCTCAATATGCAAACTGTTCTGACAGATCCAAAGAAACTCCTGCCACTGCTGGAAGATCCGTCCCTGGAAGATACCTGGGTCGTGAAGCCAGTTGAGCTGGAAGAAGTAAACGGCGGCGCCGGTCTCGACATCGAAATCGAAACTGTTCGCAAGCTGGAACAAGCGCTGCCGGTAATCGTGGTTAAGGATCCAGTTGTTTCGCAAGCTTCGGCTGATCTGGAATCCACCATCAACAGTGTTAACCAGCGTCTGACTAGCCAGTTCACCAAAGAAAGCGCCGTGGGTTTCTGCGCAGTTCCTTGGGATGTGTACGTTTGTGCCACTCCTGAAGAAAAGCGCCGTCTGCATAACGATCTTCCGTTCCTGTTTAAAGACAACACGGAAACCGTTAGCTTCATGAATGCCTGCGCTGCAATCACCCGCTACAACGATCAAGGCCTGATCAGCTCCGAACTGATCAATTTCATCGACGCCCGCTACACCACTCTGGTCAATGACTGGCTGGTGAACTGTGCTGGCTACGAAGGCCGTAAGAACGCCAAGCGTCATTTGTCTGTTACCAGTGCGTTCAACGATTTCCGTGCACTGCTCGAATTCCTCAAGGAACGTGATCCAGAAACTGGTGCGTACCTGGTAGAGTCCGAGAAGGTTAACTACCTGAACGAGCAAGTCAAGATCTTCGACTTCGAAAACCCGTACCGTAAAGGTCAGGCTGAAGAATCCGAAATCGACAAGCTCAAGCACGAACTCGAGTTGGTTGTAGCACGTCCGATGTACATCAACGTCATGAACAAACGTGGCGGTCCTTCTCACTTGGAAAACGATGTTCCTATCGTTATCAAGCGCAGCAAGTTCCCGGAATACTTCAAGATGATTGAAGACGGGTTTGATGTAACCATGGGCGATAACTATATGTCGGAATCGACTGACAAACTGCTGAAGTTTGACGAGTCCGGTAACATGTGGTTGTTCAGCTATTCCATTGTGGACCGTAACGTAGCTACTCTGCGTTTCGTAACCCGCAGTAAACATCTGTGCCTTCTGGCACTGAGTTGATTTAACTGGCCAGTTAAATTAGCGTGGCCTAGGAGGGGGAAACCCTTCCTAGGTTACTATGTTTATTTTTTTTGTTTTTTAAGTTACATTCTTTTTCAAGTCTATATTACTTGTGGGATAAAGATAATCAATATCTTTCACTTATATCTCTGGAGTAATACATTATGAACGCACGTCTCTCTGCTGCTGACCTCGCTGCCATCAACTCGATGAACATCGAAGGTTCCCGCGATAGTGGTATTAACGTTGGTCAAGTTTGTGGCGTTGTTGGCGGTGTCCTCGGTGGCCTCGCTGCTGTATCTCGTGGTGGTTCTGTCGGTGGTGCAATCGCCGGTGCCGCTGCTGGCGCGGCTGTAGGTTACGCTGCTGGTACCGTATTCGGTCCTGCTGAATGGTTCGGTACTACTGGCAAGATCCTGTCTGGCGCTGCTGCTGGTCTGGTAGGCGTGGGCGTAAGCTCGAACGTTGCCGCACTGGTTGACTGCTTTGTAAACCCAGACGTAGCTATCTAAAGAACATAAAGAGTAAAAGGAGGCTAACGCTTCCTTTTATTTTTTGTCTAATAATAGGTGATGCCATGCTGCTCAAATTACACACCGCTACTGCAATGGGTGCAAGTGTTATTGATCAGATCGTCGATTATTTCAAAGGCTTGATCTTGACTGATAACTGGCCTGAGTTAATCCGCAAGCCAGATGAATTGATCACTGAGTTAGATGCTGTAGTCACGGCAGACGACTTTGAAGCTGTATTAGAGAACCACCATGCCTTCTTGTACGTCGGTACTAAGGAAGCGCTCCCACGAGCCTTTGCGACCTTCTACAAGGATCAACCGTTTAAAGATTGGATCATTCTGTTCAAACGGAAGGATGACAAGCAAGCCGACCCAATCTACGTGTTCTCTACACAACCGCTACAGCAAAGAACATTACATTAAGTAATAGACCCTGGGTATCCGGGGTCTACCTTTTAGTTTATTTTTTTCTGCATCTAGCCTTTTATAGGAAACACGAGTTCCTATCTCCTCAATCGAATAGAGAGAAGTATCCATGTCCCTCAGCGAAAAATATGCACACCTTACCAACAGCGAAGTTGCCCAACTGCTGGCCAACCAACGCTTCGTGGCTGTCGGTCAACGCGAACGTCGTTTCGAAAACATCCTGATCCCTTTCGGTGATCAACTGAACGAGCTGGCGCGTTTCCGCCTGACCGCTCAAGCTACCCCGACCGTACCGACCCCGATCGAAGTTCCACTGATGACCGTCGAAGCTGTGCTGTCGCAGATCGCCGGCCTGGAAACTCTGGACGATCTGGCCAAAGCCTACATGACTCTGCTGATCGAACAGTCCCCTCAGTCTGCCGACAACACCGACGTTGTCAGCGCCATCAGCGACATGAAGAGCCGTGCGCTCAGCGTGATCGAACTGGACTTCAAACCAGAGCCGGTAACTCCTGCTCCGACTGAAGAAGAACTGGTTGCTCGTTATGAAGCAATCACCGATCTGAACACCCTGGAAAGTGTGCTGTCGATCGGCGAGTCTGATCTGGTGCAATCCAGCGTTACCGAGATGGCACTGCGTGTACACGACGCTGTAGTGGCTTCCATCCCTGCTCCAGAAGCACCAGTTGAAGAACCAACTGGCGGTGAGGAAGAGCCGGCTCAGTAATCCGGTCAACCGGCCATAAGGCTACCCCTACTCCTTTGCGGGAGTAGGGGTAGCTTCAGGTCTTTTCTTTTTTGCTTTATGCACCTTTCCAAGGGTTGTAGTTAGGATCGGTTGGATCGTCACTACCCGCTTTGGAACCATCGACAGGAGGCTCTTCTTCTCCTTCTGCCTTCTCTTCACCCTCTACAGGTTCAGCAGGTGGCTCTTCACCGTCTGCTGGAGGAGTCTCACCATCAGGCATCGGTGGCGGCTCATCTACATTGACAGTGCTGTCATCAGGCTCACCAGTGCCAGCGAGGTCGTCGTCACCCGTAGGCTCCACGTCATCCGGTTCACCAGTACCGCCTAGGCCGCCTTCGTCACCCAAAGGTTCTTCAGGTGGAGCGTTGGCTGCCAGCTTCTTGTCGATCTTGCCTTTGTATTCCTTGAGCAGCTTGCCGTCAGCATCGGAACGCTCAATGATAAGCTTGGCCACAAAGTCAGCAACGTTGTTACGCTGGTGAACGATATGGTGTACCAAGGAAGCAATACCACCGCCTTTACCTTCGTTGACAATCTCATCGAACGGCATTGGCAGGTTGAATCGCTTGAAGGCCTCAGTCTTCAGTACAGACTTGATCATGGCCTTGATCTCATCCGCAGAGAAGTCTTCTGCCTCAATACCCAGCAACTTGATCATCTGAGCCATGACCACCCCAGTACCCGACAGCTCTTCCCACGACGCCACCAGCTTATCTACCGCTTCCAGACTCTCAATGAGTTTGTTGGTGGTTTCAGTGCTGGTAGGTACAGGCAGCGTGCAGTAGATGGAGTTGAAGAAGTCAGCCAGAATAATCTTGACCTTAGCTTCATCCTCACCTTCAATCACTTCCTTACTGTCAGGAACCCACATCTTCTTGTTGTCGAGAACACACTGTACCAGCGCTTGCATCAACGGACCGTTTACACGAGCATGCTTACGCTGGAAGTCGATCACGAAGTTAGCGATCTCGGTCTGCCAGTTCACCGCTTGGTTGAAAACCATTTGGTGTTCGGTAA